ATTACTATTATTATTACTATTATTATTACTATTATTATTACTATTATTATTACTATTATTATTACTATTATTATTACTATTATTATTACTATTATTATTACTATTATTATTACTATTATTATTACTATTATTATTACTATTATTATTACTATTATTATTACTATTATTATTACTATTATTATTACTAGAATCTGGATCTATTATTTCTTCTGGAAACTTTTGAGATAACCAAGGATGTTCAAATAATTTTTCCCAATTTATTCTATATGAACATTCTTTAACAAGCATAGATTTTAAAATATCTATACAATTTTCAGATAGTTTTATTTTTTTTGGTTTTTTTGTATCATGTATAGAAAATATAGTATATGTATTGATATATTGTATTAATTCATGTATATTTTGTATATGATACAAGGGATGGTACCCAAATAATAGACGAAACATTATTAGACCAATAGACCATATATCTGATTTTTTATTATAGGTATTATGTAATAATATTTCAGGTGCCATATATAGTGGGCTTCCACATAATTTATAAAATATACCATTTGTATTTATTGTTGATAAACCAAAATCTGTAATTTTAATATTATAGTTCGACGAAACCAGGATATTGTCACATTTTATATCACGATGATATATACCTTTCTTGTACAAGTACTGAAGGGCGTTTATGAACTGTAACATGAATCTATGTGCATCTTTTTCTTCAATATATCCTCCTTTCCCAAGAAAGTTTTTTATAGTTCCTTTCTCGCAATATTCTAAAAAAATGTAAATATTACTATGTTCTTTATCAATATAGTAGTCATACATTTTTATAATATTAGGATGTTTCACTTTTTGTAATATATGTATTTCTCGCATTGCTCTTCTTTTGCTTCTAGAACTAGAATGTATAAGTTCAAACTTTTTTACTGCTACTTTTTTATTTGTTTCAATATTGTATCCAATATATACAGTTGCTGAAGAACCTCTTCCTAATGTAGTAGATGTTATTCTATAATTATGAACTACAGTCCCGGATAATATAGAATTATCCATATTACCATATTAAAGGTATATATTTTTTTTTTACTATAGCGATGAATACTTACTTATTGTTTTAGGTAGCTCATTTTCAATTTGCAAAAGAGCTATAGTTCCACGAATATACCCTACTTGGATTCCATTATACATTTTATCTAGGAGCTCCTTTGTTTTAACACACAATATCTTTAGGTCCTCATTTGTTAAAGTAGGATTTTTCACTAATTTTTCTGAAACTTTATACAGTTCTTTTAATGTAGAAGAATATAATAATTTCATTTGTTTTATATTTTCCAAATACTTACTTGTTAGTACAGTATCACCCTTCTTGATTTCTTCTATTTTATCTTTATTAAATATCTTATACAATCCCTTGTTATTCTCACAGTCATTTTGAGAAAAATGGTATATATGATACTGTATTAAGTTTGATGCTGTAATATCACTATTTGCTTCTAAAATCTTATTTGAATTTTTGGGATAACAAACTCTTCCATTTTGCAAAGCTTGTATTCTCTGTAAGCAAAAGTTTTCTTTAAAATTACCAGAAGTAACACTTAGTATTGCAGCTACAAGATTTGCTCGGACCATGTAGTGATGTAAAATTAGCTTACATAAATCTTTTTTTGTAACTTTTTCCATATTAATTTCTATTTTTGTTTCTTTTGTTTCATTAGGTGTACTATCTTCTTCTTTTTTTACAGGTGTACTATCTTCTTCTTTTGTTTCATTAGGTGTACTATTTTCTTTTTTTACAGGTGTACTATTTTCTTTTTTTGTAGGTGTACTATTTTCTTTTTTTGTAGGTGTACTATTTTCTTTTTTTACAGGTGTACTATTTTCTTCTTTTGTTTCATTAGGTGTATTGTTTCCTTTTTTTACAGGTGTATTTATAAAATATTCCTGAAGTTTATCAAATCCACCTATATATTTCCCATTAATATATATTTGTGGATATGTCTTACCTTCTTCTTTTTTATTTTGATCTATAACAATTTTTCTAATAGTAATATTGTATTCTTCTTTTTTTTCTTCTAATAACTTTATAGCATTTATACAATAAGGACATCCTTCTAATACAAATATTTTTACATACATTCCTTTTTTTCTAATTTCTCTAGGTTCCTTACGTGAATTATCTGGTCTTATATTCTCTTTATTTTTTCTATTTGGAATAACTTCTTTTTTTTCTTGTTTGGAATTTATATCTTTTTCTTGTCTAGGTTTCATAACTTCTCGTTCGGAATTAACTTCTTGTTTGGAATTAACTTCTCGTTCGGAACTAACTTCTCGTTCGGAACTAACTTCTTGTTTGGAACTAACTTCTCGTTCGGGTTTCACTTCTCGTTCGGGTTTGGAATTAACTTCTCGTTCGGAACTAACTTCTCGTTCGGGTTTCACTTCTCGTTCGGGTTTGGAATTAACTTCTCGTTCGGGTTTCACTTCTTGTTTGGAATTTATAACTTCTTTTTGTTTGGAATTTATAACTTCTTTTTGTTTGGAATTTATAACTTCTTGATCAGAACTAACTTCTTTTTGTTTGGAATTTATAACTTCTTGTTCGAGACTAACTTCTTGTTCGAGACTAACTTCTTGATCGGAACTAACTTCTTTTTCTTGTTTGGAATTAACGTCTTTTTCTTGTTTGGATTTAACTTCTTCTTGTCCGGGTTTCATTTCTTCTTGTCCGGGTTTCATTTCTTCTTGTTCGGAATTAACTTCCTTTTGAATCGGTTTAACTTCTTCTTGTTCGGAATTTATAACTTTTTGAGATGATTTAACTTCTTCAAAAACGGGATTCTTTTTTTTTTCGTATGTATTAATGCTAAGAGGACTATTAACAGGTAATTTTTGTTTTAATTTTTCCATTTGTTTTCTTATTTCTTCCATACCATTAGACACTTTGATACTATTATCTCCACCGAATTGTTCATTACGACGAATAAAAAAATCTTTAATAATATAATCAACTTCTGTAAACTTGTTTTTTTCTAATGATGTTGGTATTTTACATTTTTTTGTAAAATATTCAGGTAAAGTTGGAAATTTCTTTATTTCAAATTTTTCATCAGGGTAATTTTTTTTTGGTAAAAAAACAGGTTGTAATGTTATTTTCTTAGAATTTTGTGTATTTGTAAGTTTCTGTAATGTAAATGTTTTAAGTTTTTGTAAGTCTTCTGTAACTTGTAATGAAATACTATTACAAAAATCAGGATTCTGTAATATACCCTTGTATTCTGTAAAAAGAGGTGAAGCGGTTTCTAAAATATTTTTCTGTAATTTTTTTACTATATCATTTTCTTGTTTTACTCCATTTTCTACAGGTTTTCCTTGTGTTGCTCCCATATTATATCTTATTACTATTTTATATAGTATCTATATATTTATTTTTTATAATTATTATATACATATATACACATATACATATATTACTTTTGCAAATAATGCTGTACTTTTTCTTGTAGTTCAGGTGTTATGAAACATTGTAAAGGCTGATGATACGAAGGTATTGTATTGTACATTTCTTTTTTTTGAACATATATATTTTTTTTTATAATAATGGCAAAGTACATGTTTGACTCCTGCGCAACATGATTTTTACAAACATACTGATTATACTTTTTTTTTTTACAAGGTGTATATGCTCTTTGTGTTTTTCTTGAACTTTCTAAAATATCTTCTATAATACAAAATTCCCCCTTATAATCACCTGACAATACCTTTTTAATAGATACTGGAACAGATGCTTTACAGCTCATTTTGTTTGTATATAAAATTGGAAATACCTATCTTATAGAATATACCAGATATACTACATGAATTACTATAATAATATTTTCAATTTTTCTCAACACATCATACCCATTTTTCTTTAATTTTTTTCAACACACCATACCCATTTTTCTTCAATTTTTCGCAATAATGCGTATTTTTCAGTATGTATATACGATTCTATCAAAAAGATTTTTTGTAAGAGCATTTTTGATAATGTTGTATATGGTATTCGTATAATAGGGCATCGTAATTGTCCTTTTTTTACAATAGCTACTACGTCTACATATTCTGTATTTTTTGGAGTACTATACAGAAAATCTATAGAATATATAGACAATGGGGGTGTATGATTTGTATATTTCATAGATTTCATATATTCTATTTGTTGTGTAGCATATTCTAACTTTTTTGAAAGAATTGTATTCTTGTTTTTTAACATAAGTATATGTTCTTCTAGTTCTTCTAAACGTGTAGCCATGTATTTTTTATCAAATCAAGTATACATGTATTTTTTATAAACTTTTTACAAATATATAGTATATATGCTTCAACAAGGAGGAATAGAACCACAAACGAAAAAAGCAATTTTTTCTAATAATAATGATTTAGTCTGGAACTTCATGAGAGGAAAAGAAAAAAAGAGAGCTGTATTCTCTAGATTGAATGGTAGTGAACCGGATTATGAACCTAGTAAGTGGAACAATTCACAAAAAATTAAAGAGACACATAATTGTTATGCATACGCGTTAGATATTATTCAATATCATTTTCGAAAAAAGCCACAACCTGGTTATTCTTCTGGATATTCGTATTTAACAGATAAAGATATACGTTCTTGTGATAGGATGTTTGAAAGAATTAAGGCTGATAATAATTCTGTAATACGAGTTTCTTATAGAGATAAATGTCCCAAAGGATATAAGAAAGCATATTTAGCAGTAGATGATGGAGATGATACAGATTACCATTTTTATAGAATGGATTCTTCTGGATTTTGGTCTCATAAACCTGGGGCAACAGAAGCACGTGAAAGGAATTCCGATGGTAAAAAAATAATACAACCTCATAATGCAAAACGTGTAAGTTCCGCGCATAATTATAAAAAATCTTGTGGATATTTTTGTTATGACCCGAAAAAAACCAAAATAAGTAATAAGCCAAAATAAAGTACTAAGTCAAAAATAAAAAATAATATAAAAAACAGAAATAAGCAAAAATAAGAATTTTTTATACTTTTATATTATATATTGTATATAACATATAAAGATGGCAAACTTTAGTTTAAAAAATAGTTCTGGTAAAATAAAGACATCTAATCTTTTATTGGGACTTATAGCATTTATCATGTTTTCTATGATTATGTATTTTATTGTGACTACGGTTGTAAAAGGATATACTACTACAAATGATGGAGAACCTATTCTGGTAGAATATACAAAAGATGCGTCAGACCCTGTTGTAAAACCATCAAAAATGATTATGCCGTCTATAGATGGTCAATATGGTATTGAATATACCTATTCCGGATGGTTGTATGTAGATTATACAGAATCCAAGTCTCGGTATAAATTATACCCTGATGAAAATAGTATATGTATTGATGGTGTTAATGATAAACCTTGTACTGATGAGTATAAAAGAGATTGTAAGCATATTTTCCACAAAGGAGATATGAATGCTTTACCAAATCAATGTCCTGGATTATGGTTAGAAGAATATGATAATCAATTACATCTTGTTGTACGAATAAATACATTTAAAGAACATGATGATTCTTGTACAGGAGAAGAATGTTATTTGGAAAAATATGATATTAATAATATTCCTTACAAAAAATGGTTTCATTTTACATTAGTTGTAATTAATAATAAATTAGACTTGTATATTAATGGTTTTCTTAAAAATAGATTTGTATTAAAAGGGTTGCCAAGACAAAATGTTGGTGATTTATATATTAATCAATTTGGTGGGTTTAAAGGGTTTGTATCAAGATTACGATATTTCAATTATTCATTACCTATTTGGAAGATAGAACAGCTTGTAAAACGAGGACCTAGTAAAAACTTTGGACCTCGTATTGAAAAAGCTATTCCTCCATATCTATCATTTAATTGGTGGACACGGAAATTTGGATTACCAACAACAAATATATAGGGTTATATTATACATGAACCAGAATATATGGGGAAAATGCGCATGGGTATTTATACATAGTATTGCTATAAATTACCCAAAAGATCCAACACCAACAGAAAAAGAAAATACAATTGCCTTTTTTCATTCACTAGGAGACATACTTCCCTGTAGGCATTGTAGAAAACATTATAAAGATAATCTTAAAAAAGTTCCAATACAAGCAGGAAGTAAAATGGAATTGTTATATTGGACGATTGATATACACAATGAAGTAAATAAAAAAACAAGAAAACCTGTTTTATCAAGAGAGGAAGCTTTACAAAGAATTTTATCTATGTATAAAAAATATCCTAATAATCCAGAGGGATATCAATTATTATATATCGGAATATTGTGTATTCTTGCATATGTTGTATATAAGTATATTAGATTTCACAAAATACAATTATATGCATAATATAGAATTTGTATTCGTTGTATATTTTTTTTTTCAAGTTTTTGTATAGACTCATCAAAAGAACACCATTGAATATTTCCAATTTCTTCTTTCTGAAAAAGGTATAATGGTTTATATGTTTTATCAAGGGATGCTATATAATAAATATGTTTATAACAAACTCCATTAGAAGAAGTAAATGTTTCTTCTAATGGTTTATAATGTAATATAGAAACTTTTGTATTTTCTATACATGTCTCTTCAGAGAATTCTCGTATAGCACATTGTTTATCAGATTCATACTCCAATTTTCTTCCTTTTGGAAATCCCCATTCAGGAGTTTGTCTATATTTCTTACAATCTTTAATAACATCATGTATTGTAAAATTGTTTCTATTTTTATCATTAACACCGATCCATAATTTTTGTAATATTTTTCTTTTCTTATAACTGCTATACTTTTTGTATTTCTTTCCCCATATTTTTTTATACATATCAGATATATCTTTTATATTTTGTAAAAAAAGTTGTTCTTCTCTTGTCATATTCTCTATCATATATAGAATATACTCTCGGTCATGAATATTGTATCGAACCTTGGAGAATTCGCAAAAAGAATAACTGTCTTTTCTTTGGACTAATAAAAAATACGGTGAAGACATAATTTTTCTATAACATATTATACCATAGCTTGTTACGGGTTTATTACACTGCTTATAGATATGGCCATAAATACCACAATTACTACATTGTTTTACTTGTTTATTATATTTCATACACTTTATAGTAAAAAAATAATAATTTCTTTATATATCATTTGTAAATATCATTTGTAAATATCATTTGTAAATATCATTTGTAAATATCATTTGTAAATATCATTTGTAAATATCATTTGTAAATATCATTTGTAAATATATGTAGGAAAAAAATGATATAGTATATAGAACACAATATATAGTTCGAATTATGGTTGAATCCTATATACCCTATCCAGAACTCAGTGATAAGAATTTTTATAAAAAAATTTATTCCAAAAAAGAATTTTTTGAAACAAAACCCCCTCCTTTACCAGACCCCGACGACCAATCGTATAAAACTATGAAAAAAATGTTTCCAACCTCTGGTAATTTTGTATTGAACTCTCAACAAATCTTTCTAAAAAATTATATATCCGGAACTACTCCATACAAAGGAATTCTTGTATTTCATGGAACAGGTACAGGAAAAACATGTGCTTCTATTTCTATAGCAGAAAGGTTTCGTGAATTAGTTCAAAAAAAAGGGCAAAAAATATTAATTATAGCTTCTAATATTATTCAAAATGAATTCCGTAGAACTATTTTTGATAAAGATAAAGAGATGAAAGCAATTTCTAAACAAGTTGTTCAATGTACGGGTAAAACATATTCTTTACAATCATCCAAATTATCTTATGAGAAACAAGAAAAACAAATTCAACAAATGATACATGATATATATGAATTTTATGGAAGAGTTAAGTTAGTTAATAAACTGTCAAATGAAATACATTGGGATGGTAAAAAAGAACTCACAGATATACAACGTAATGAAATTAAGAAAATATATTCCAATAAAGTTATTATTATTGATGAAGTTCATAGAGCATTAAATGAAAAAGAAGGCTCTTTTCGTGAGGCGATACAAATTATAATAGGAAATGCTGAAAATGTTAGACTTGTTCTAATGAGCGCTACTCCTATGATAAATAGACCAGAAGATATACTTTTCTCTATTAATTTATTGCGATTAAATGATAGAAGACCTATTATTACATTTAAAAACATATTCACATCTGATGAAAGTTCAAATAGTATCTTTGTAAAAAATGGAGAAAAACTTTTTAGAGAATCTATAAAAGGATATATTTCATACGTTCGCGGTGGAGAAACACCAAGATTCCCTTATAAAATGATTCCTAAAGAAGCATCTATTCCTACAAGTAAATATATATTTAATGGTTCGGAAATCAACGAAAAAAATAGAATTCAATATACAAAACTTATAGTATGTCCTATGGATATGTTTCAATATAAAATATATAAGTCTATTATTCAAAAATTAATTAAAAATTCGGAAAGTATATCTGCAACAGGTGCACCCGCACCAATTCAAGCAGGTAATATTGTTTTTCCTTTACAAAATAAAAATGAGGGTACTTATGGAATAAGTGGATATAGTAAAATACCAAATGAATCAACTTTTGTAACAAAAAAAAACTCATCTGGTAATGAGATATATAGCTATTCTTCTTTTTGTAAAGGATTCTTACTTCAAAAAAATATAGGAAAATATTCATCAAAAATGAAAAAAATTATTGATTCTATACTTATGTCTAAAGGAATATCCTTTGTATATTCTAAATATATTCCTGCTTCGTTACGAGTAATGGCATTTATTCTAGAAGAAAATGGGTTTACACCTGCAAATATAACAGGGGGAGAATATTCTTTATTTTATTCGGATACAAAGAAAAAACCAATATGTTATAAATGTTTTAAAGAGAAACATGATTCTAGAGATCATGAATGGTCTCCGGCAAAATATATGCTTTTAACAGGAAGTCAAGAGTTCACATCTTCCGATGTAGCAAAAATTACAGGTCATGTAAATAGAGAAGATAATAAGTATGGAAAACTTGTAAAAGTATTACTTGGTTCCGAAGTTTCAGCGGAAGGTGTAGATTTTAAGAGAATTCGTCAAGTCCATATTATGGATGGGTGGTATAATAAAGCAAAGAACGACCAAATTGAAGGGAGAGCTGTTCGTAACGGATCTCATAAAGATTTATTACCAAGTGAAAGAAATGTAGATATATATACATATTGTATAACAAATCCTATATCTCTAAAAGGAAAAGATAGATACATAGAAACATATGACGAGTACCTTTACAGATTATCAGAGAATAAAGATAAGAAAATAAAAAAAATAGAATATGTATTAAAAGAATCTGCTGTGGATTGTTTATTTCAAAAATATAACAATATACGAAATGTTCGAAGAAATATAGAACAAGAAAATTCTATTGGGAAAAAAATACTTTTTACAACAGGAGATACACCATTTAGCAGAGAATGTGGTTATATGAAATCGTGTTCTTATAAATGTGCATGGGAACCTACAGGTGATGTAAAAATAAATAAAAGTACATATACAGAAGATTTTGTAAATATAGATATATTAAAAGTCCAAAACATATTAAAGAAATTATTTCATAAAAATCCTGTATATCATATTAGTGAGATATTTTCTATTATACAAGAGAAACATAAAGACATGGAACCTATATACATTTATCTTGGACTTGAAAGTGTTATGAACAAGGACTCTGAATATAGTATTCAGGACCAATATAAAAGAGAAGGGTACATTATAGAAAAAGATCAGTTATATATATTTCAACCAAATGAACTGTTTGATGAAAAGTCTCCTTTATTATATAAAAAAATACCAATATCCTCAAAACCAAAAGAAGTTCCTTTTATTTTTGAAAAAGTTCTAGAAATAGAGAAAGAAGAAAATAAAAAAAACAAGAAAAATATATATGAAATTGTACATAACAGGTATAATAGTATAAAACAATATATAGAAACATATACAAATCATACAGGTTACAGGAATCAACTTTTAGAAACTGTGTTTTCTATATTATCGGAAAAAGAGACTATTTCATTTTGTAAAAAAATATTGTATAGTAGCAAAGAATTGGATAAAGAATTTGTAGATTTTTTTACAAAAAAAGGAAATATCTATAATAATACAACCTTAATTACTACAAATTTATGTTTCCAAGCAGATAAGAGGAAAGGAACTATAAAATGGAAATCTTGTAATCCGAATGATGAAACTATTTCTAGAAATATGTTAAAATCTATACAATATACAAAATTATGGAAAAAAATACCATCACAAAAAGTATTTTCATCCTCTGAAAATATTACACGAAGAGAGTATATTAATTTACTTAGAGAACAGTCTTTATCTCCCTTATATATAGGACATTTGGATACAAAAGATAAAAATAAGCAAAAGTATCTTAAAATATTTGACTTTACAACTATAAAAAACAAAAATACTTCCTCTAAACGTAATGAGTTGCGTGGTAAAGTATGTTCAAGTTTTGGTTCCATAAAAATACTTATAGATATTAAAAAGTACCTTGAAAATGAAATTCACAAACTTTCTATACCCAATTTTAAAATAGAAGAAAATACAAAAAGTTCAAAAAGATCTATATGCATACAAATAGAATTTCTACTTAGAATACTTGATACATATAGCAAAAAAATATGGATAATAGATTACTCTTTTGGGGATACGGTATAGAAAAATTGATTTTATATATAAAGATATAGTAAAATCATATATAATACATATATACTGTCTGTATAATATATACAGTAAAAATGGATTCTTTTAAAAATATAGAAAGTCCGATACATATAGAGAAAGAAATACACATTCCAGCTTCATTCTTGCATAAAAACTATACAGAAAATGTTTCAAAATATATTGTAGATACGTTTGAGGGAAAATACAACAAAGAAGGGTTTATAAAAAAAGACTCTATTTCCAATGTTTCAATTGGAAATATTTACACAAGTGTCAATAATACAACTGGTAATGTAAGAACAAATGTTTTTTTTGATGCGACAATTATTCACCCTACAATAAAAGGATTAATGAATTGTAAAATTACAAGTATAAACAACTTTGGTGTCCGATCAATTTCTGGACCCTTTGATATACTTGTTCCTTATGATGAAAATAAACCTATATATAAAATAGGAGATGTTATTGATGTAATAAATATAAATATACAGTATAAACTAGGTAGTCCTGTAATACAAATTATTGCTAAAATTGCGTCTGAAAAAGAAAAGAAAATGATACTTGAAAATATAAAAAAAAATCCAAGTAATGGTGAAAAAATTAATATAGGTGATATGAAGAGAAATACAACCGATAACGACTCTGAAGATATTAGTAGTGACAGTTCTGGTTCTGAATCTGGTTCTGAATCCGGTTCTGAATCTGGTTCTGAATCTGGTGCTGAATCTGGTGCTGAATCTGGTGCTGAATCTGGTGCTGAATCCGGTGCTGAATCTGGTGCTGAATCTGGTGCTGAATCTGGTGCTGAATCCGATGCTGAATCTGGTGCTGTATCCGATGCTGAATCCGGTGCTGAATCCGATATAAATTCTGTAAAAGAGTAGATATACTTAAAGAAAAAAATAGTGTTTTATTAAAATTATGAATATAAGTGATACAAAATATACAAATGAATATAAGAAAAAATTTGTAAAAAAAATAGAAAATATGTCAAAGGAGTTTCAATTAGAATTATATTATTATCTTTATAACACAGTCGATTCGAGTAAGTATACACATAATAGTAATGGTATATTTATAAATATCAATACTCTTGATACAAGTATATTGGATGAAATTCAGAATAGGATAGATTTCTATATAGATAACGAAAAGAAGCTTATTAATAATAATTATTAGTTTTCACAATTTTTACTTAAAAGATACTACGTTATAAGGTATAGAAAAAAAATTTATTGATACTATGTTTCCTGTTATAAGCTCCTTAAAATATTCTCGTTTGTCTTCTTATGGAAAAAACTTATTACATTCACCATGTAGAATTATTTCACCCTATTCCAATACAATTATTGAGGATAACTGTATAGATCATAGTATATCCTATACTCAACCAAATGGAAATTGTAGTAATATAATTTGTAAAACAAGTATATTAGTTCCAGAACCATATTGTTATTTACAAGGAAATAACACTTTTTTACAATCTTTCTTGTGTCTTGTTCATAAAACATATATAGACAGTATTCATTTACCTAAAAAAGCATCTTATATGATGAAAGAATACTGTAAAACAATGTGTTCTTCTTTTACAACAAATAAAAAATACCAAAAATGTATACAAAAAATTATGTACGATAAGGAACTTATAACAGACCCTTATAATAATATATACTTTTCCCAATTATGTAAAATGTTATTCTCGTATAACAATTGTGAGTGTATTATTGTTCGTTCTGACGAAGATGGGAACTTTTTATACACTATTCCTGCACGTATCCCAAGAAATAATACACTTTGTATAATATTACATCAAAACTATACAGGTAAATTTTCTCCATATGGTATATTAAAAAATGATTAATACTTAAAGTATTTTGTATATTATATATAATACAAAAATACTTACAATGTTTGATATTCTTGATGCTGAAAAAAAACGAATTACATCTTTTTTAGTCAAAGGAATGAGTAAAAAAGAATATGAAGTAGAAGCAAGGTTATTTCCTTCTATATCAGATCAATATGAGTATATTAGTTCCAGTATTTTTTTTGATATTATAAAAAGACTACAATTTTCTATAGAAAATGGTGGTCTAGGGTTACGAAACGAAACTAGCACACAATTACATACAACAAGTGAAAAGAATAAGAATATTCGTGAAACAATTGTTGGAATAGATGCTATAAAAACATACTTGTTGTATAATGATATTCAAAAAACACAAAAAAGCTTTCCTGATAAAGTATATAGGATTGAGAAGAAAAGAGAGGATTACTTAAACTTGTCTAATTACCCGATTCGTGTATGTATTAGCAAGGAGACAGAAATGGATAATAAGAAATTCGCACTCCTGGATGATTCCTCTTTTTCAAAAGATTTTAGGTTCCAAAATAGAACTTCTTTTTTTACAGATGATAACTTGTTTCGTATCGATATGACAGCTGTAAAATATGGTAAAGGTAATACATTAGCTTCATCTAATACTATAAAAAATACACCCTGTTATGAAATTGAAGTAGAATATATTGGTGAAAATACAGATATTGATGTATTTACTCCTTTTATACAATATATATCACAATTAATGTGTTTTTATTATAAGACACCGTATCTTCTTCCTGTTTCTATAAAAAAAAAGATTACTTACACATACAAGTCATTTATCCAAACAAAAAAAAATACAAAGAATACAAAGAACCATTTTACACACTACGACTTTATCACAGCAAAACCTGTAACTCTTCATATTGAAAATATCAATAAGAAGGCTGGTACAATAAATATATTACAGAACTACGGTGTTACTGTGAAGGCGGATGGTGTAAATATGCTTTTATATATATTACCAAAGGGAACAATTGATAAAAAATATGGAAATATGTTTCTTATTGATTCAAATGGTACTATACAATCTATGAATATTTATATGGAGGAATGGGATAATTCATTACTAGAAGGAGAATATATCGAGCATAAAAATATGTTTTGCGTATATGATATTCTATATGCAAAAAATCTTGATATTAGAAACAAACCATTTGAAAGTTTTTCAAAAACAACCTCAAGATTATCTTATATAAAAGAGTTTATAGATGACGTTTCTACAAAAGAATTCACTATTTCAATTTATGAAAAACCATATTTATTTGGAAATCAACAAGAAATATTTGAAAAATCTAAAATGTTATGGGACAAAAGAAACTTGTTACCATATCATGTAGATGGTCTAATTTTTATACCTGCTGTAGACCCCTATCCAACAAGACCTGGGTCATGGAAACATTTATTTAAATGGAAACCACCTTCCCTAAATTCTATTGATTTTCTAGTAGAATTTGGAAAAAATGAAAATAACCAGTATATATTATTACCCTATACAGACGAATCTGGTGTTGTTAAACAATATACATATATAACAATATATACAACAAGTTCGAACGACTCTTATAATAAACGTACAGGAAAAGTATCCAATAAAACAATTAAAAAGATTTTTAAAAAGATAGAAGTTCCTGTAAATGATAATGAAGATATATTTACAAATGACCCTTTAAGTAAAAAGGTAGAAAAAATAGAAGATAATACTATTGTTGAATTTTCTTACAAAGAAGGTGAGCGTTTTCCTTGGGTTCCTATTCGAAATAGACCAGAAAAAACAGAAAGATACAAGAAACATAATGATTATTTTGGAAACTACGAAAAAGTTGCTGAAAATATTTGGAAAAGTATTACACAACCAATCACAGAAGAAATGATTACATCTGGTATTATTCCAATAATACAAAAAAAATCAGTTCCTTTACAAACTTCCTTACAAACTTCTGTGTCAGATAATACTACATATACTACTTCACAAAATACAAAAAAGAATCGTTTAGGATATCAAAATTTCCATACAGCATATGTTAAAAAAACGTTATTGCAAAAAGTTCAATTAGATCCAGAGGATTCGGAAAGAGGAAAAGGACATATTCTAGATTTTGGTTCTTGTAGAGGTGGTGATATTAATCGATGGAAAGAAATTGGATTTACAAAAATGGTTGGAGTTGATTTGGACCCATTATGTGTTCAAGAAGCAGGTAAAAGAGCAAAGAATATTGATCCGAGTATTGTATTCTTATGTGGTGATTTATCGAAACCAATATTTCCAAATCAAGATTCAGCATGTGAAACAGAAGAGAAAAAAGACAATATAGATTGGAAAGAAAAAATGAAAACTACATTAGTAGAAAAATACCAATTTGATATTGTAAGTTCTCAATTTGTGATTCATTACTTTTTTAAAGATGAACTATCTCTTAGAACATATTTACAAAATGTTTCTGATAATTTACGTATCGGAGGAAAGTTTGTATGTTCTACATTTGATGGAATGAAAATATATGATTCGTTAAAACGAAAAAAGATGATTGAAGGAAAACAAAATAAAGAAACTATTTGGAAAATAACAAAAATGTATGATAGACGTAAGTTTATGAATGGAAAACCAAATTGGAGTATGACTATTGATGTATTTGTAAAATCTATTGGATTATCTCATAAAGAATATCTTGTAAGTTATACATATCTTGAAAAAATAGCACTTGAATATGGATTAGAGTTAGAAGAAACTATTCCATTTTCAGACTTATGGGATAAAGTTGTTCAAGAAAAGAATATAAATACAAGATTACTGGACGATATAGAAGGTATGAGTAAAGATGAAAAGACATTTAGTTTCTTTTCTAGTGGTCTTATTTTCAAAAAAACAAAACATCCAACGGATGCTGTATACAAAAAAATGTTAAAATTACAAAAAAAAGCAAATAAATAAATATAAATTGTATTTTTATTATTATTCTTAATATATTATAGTTTTAGTATTATCCGGGCATTCGGACCAATTATTCCAATTTTTATAAGAACATTCATTTTCTTGATAACCGTTAATTTTACAAGATATTTCTATACAACCTTGTGGTGCACAGTCTATATAACTTTCTTCACTATTTTGCACATATTGTTCTGGAGAGGCAAAATCTAGTTCATTATCTTCTGTAATTCCATTATATCTATATACATAAATATCTCTACCTCTTTTAAGTGTTTTTTCTCCATATAACATTTCTGAAATACGTTCCAAGCTATCATTTTCACTAACTACTAAAATAGATCCTGTACTATTTTTAATTGAATTTTTTATATCTTTATAAGAATTGTCATCTTTTATAAAACTAGTAATTTCAATATTACTATCATTATCTACTAATTTTTGTAATAAAGGATATGCTACCAAATAAGAATTAGCATTATCTGTTGGGTTAAATATATATACTTTTTTTATTTTCGCAAGATTATTGTCTTCTATTATCTTTGGTATATTGTTAGAATATGCTATTCCTTGTGAATATCCTGTTAAAGATATATTTGCATAATATATCTTTTTTTCATTTACAAACTCAGATTCACTTGTAAATTTTATTTCACCTAAATATTTATTTGCGTCACTATAATATGTATTATTTTTTAAATAATCTAAATTATTTGTTGTGGCTAACTCAGAACATATATCTCCATATATATAATCCTTATCGGTTCCTTTTTGCCCGTGACGAAACATAATAATTGCTTTTTGTTTTTCTGTATTTGTAGATGTAAGTGGAGGTGTAGGTGTAGTTGTAAGTGGAGGTGTGGGTGTAGGTGTGGGTGTGGGTGTGGGTGTAGGTGTAGGTGTGGGTGTAGTTGTAAGTGTAGGTGTAGGTATAAGTGTAGGTGTAGTTGTAAGTGTAGGTGTAGATGTAAGTGGAGGTGTAGGTGGAGGTGGAGATGTAGATGTAAGTGGAGATGTAGATGTAAGTGGAGATGTAAGTGGAGGTATACGTGTACTTATACCTCCTACTTTTTGAAAACCATCTATATAATCACTTACAGTTGATTGAGAAGGGTCGCTGGGTACACAAATATATTTACCATCTATTTTTTTTTCTTCGAAATTATCACAACATTTTAGTTTATTTGGTAATTTTAGTCCTTTTTTATTTTCATTATATCTATAATAATACATATCTTCATTTTTGTTAGTGCAAGCATCTACACATTTATAACTATATTTTCCTGTATTATCCCAATTATATAATATTTTTTCACCATGAAGACAATCACCGACTTTTGCTTCTTTTCCATTTTTTAATTTTATAGAAGAATTACTAGTCTTATCTACTATATATGTTTCGCCTTCAAATTCTATTGTATTATAATTTTCATAATATTGTTTATTATACGGGTCATATTTTGAAAGTTCGGTTATATTTATATTATCTGAAGACTCTTTATTAATATCTACAAATGGTATATCATTATAATGTATATTACCATCACTTATATCTTCCATATTTTCGATAACAGGATTAGTAATATATAATACTACAATACATAGAATACAAACTATAAGAATACATACAATATTTTTCATACCTTTTGTATATATTCTTATATAAGAAAAATATAATAATACATACTATTAATGGGAAAATGTCTTCAAAAATTACTAAGGATTTACCAAGATTAATTCAAGAATTACCAGAGTGTATTGGGATAATACCATTAACTTTACATATTATACCATTAGATAAGGTTTCATATGAGTTCCCTTTAATGAATAAAAAAATGTGTTCTCTAAAATCAGAAATAGACAAAAAAGAATACCAAAAATATTGGGATAAAGCAAAACGAACTACAAATCCATATGAACTTGTTCCCTTATATGGGACAAACTCATTACACGGTGAAAATATGTCTAAAAACATTTCACCTCTAAGTAGAGCATTTTTCAAGTGTACAGAAATATATACATCTATAGATGTTATTCCAGAAAAATACAAAAAAAATTCAGGAAATGTAGCGAATATTGCTGAAGGACCTGGTGGATTTATAGAAGCTTTGTATAAACAACGAACATTTGAAAATATATATGACCAATTTTATGGTTTAACATTATATTCTAAAAATAAAAATATTCCTGGGTGGAATCAGATATTTAGAAGAAAAAGTCATTTTTTATACAAAAATCCTTTTGTTTCGCTAAAAACTGGAAACTTATACAATATTTCACATATTAAAGAATATGCATCATTATGTAAAAAATGTTGGTTGGTTACAGCAGATGGTGGATTTGATTACAGTTGCGATTTTAATAATCAAGAAATAAGCTCTCGTAAAATTATATTTGCAGAAATTACTACAGCATTTCTTATTCAAGAAAAGGGGGGAAGCTTTATTTGTAAAATGTTTGATTTGCATACAACTTTTTCTATCCAACTTTTATACATACTTCGTTTGGTATATGATCATGTGTATATTACTAAACCACTAACAAGTAGGCCAGCTAACTCTGAAAAATATATTGTTGCAACAGGATACAAAGGAATACCTACATCTTTACAAGATTCTATGTTACAAATATTACATAATTGGGACGAATTGACAATGTACTATAAAGATATAATAATACAGCATAGCAATGTACCTAATACTTTTCTCCAATCTATAAAGAGAAGTAATTTTATATATACCTATATCCAAAAAACATTTATTTGTAGAACATTATCATATATTCGTTATAAGAAAAATAAATATTCCTATGAAGAAGAACAAGAGGAATACGCAAAAAAATGGTTCATTAATCATAATATTCAAAAATATAATAGATATAATGGATATAATAGACATGATTCACATAATGGGTATGATAGATATGGTACACATAATAGATATAGTAGATACTTAAAGAAGTAAATGTTTTTTTACATAAAAGAAATGTCTTGTTTGTCTTATGTAAAAGAACCAAAAAGTGAATTATCAAAGAAATGTAAAACATTTACAGATTTACAGACACGTGATCATGTATTAATGAATAAGATAATACAATATTATGAAAAAGATAAAAACTTACAAACTTTACAATCTGTTATACAGGGAAAATCTACATTATCTTTACGGATTATAGACTATTTTGTAACAAATTACGCAAAAGAAAATGAAGTTATTTATGATATTGGTAATGAAAAATTTATGGTATACCATAGTTACAAGTCGCAATTAAAAGCATATTCCAAAAAACAATTTGACCCATTTTGTAGAAGAGATAGAATTTTATTGTATATAGACAAAGATAATTTTATACGAACTACTGTAGGACAACTTAACTTTTTTCGTTGGGCAATTACAAGTAATATTTTAACTTATATTGAATCGTATTACAAAGAAATAGAATACGAAATGAACTTTTTTTCAAAAAAGAATACGAAAAAATCTTCAAAAAAGAATACGAAAGAATATTCAAAAAAGAATACGAAAAAATCTTCAAAAAAGAATACGAAAGAATATTCAAAAAAGAATACGAAAAAATCTTCAAAAAAAATAGTAGAAGACACTAAGGAAAAGATTGTTAAAAACAAGGTAGAAAGTATTATTATTCCTGATAATCATTTAGAAATTACTGCAACAAAGAAAATAAATCGTCATAATGTAACTATTACAGTAAAATTTAATTAAATTTTATATATATACTATATAATACTTTTATCCTATGCCTTCAAATTATAATTGTAGAAAAATGTATAAGAAAGGAGGAGGTCTTGGGCTTTCTTCTTTACTTATGCCTTCAGGACTAAATCCTACTCTTGCTACTGCAAGTTTAGCAGGATTGTCTAGTGTTGTTCGTAGAAAACCCTCTACCAAAAAGAAATCTGTTAAAAAGAAGGTAGTCAAGAAGAAATCTGTAAAAAAGGTTGTTCGTAGAAAACCCTCTACCAAAAAGAAATCTGTCAAAAAGAAATCTGTCAAAAAGGTTGTTCGTAGAAAACCCTCTACCAAAAAGAAATCTGTCAAAAAGAAATCTGTCAAAAAGGTTGTTCGTAGAAAAAATAGTAGGAAAGGAAAATCGATTGTTATTGATTATAAGACTGGTAAAATTATCAAAAATCCTAAAAAGAAATCTGTCAAAAAGGTTGTTCGTAGAAAACCCTCAACCAAAAAGAAATCTGTAAAAAAGAAATCTGTAAAAAAGAAATCTGTCAAAAAGGTTGTTCGTAGAAATCCCTCTACCAAAAAGAAATCTGTAAAAAAAGTTGTAAAAAGAGTGAAAAGAGGTAAAAAGGTAAGAGGTGGTTCGAATAAAGATACTAGTTCTATGAATCAGACTTTAAATGATGCACAATTAAATGCCCTTAGTGCACAATTAAATGCCCAAGTATTGGACTCTAATAATGGGGACCTCCCTAATGGACAACCTACACTATTCAGACAACGTGGTTATAGAATACCACAAGAACAACAAGGACAACAACAACAAGAACAACAAGGACAACAACAACAAGAACAACAAGAGCAACAACAAAAAGGAGGAGATGTATTAAGCTTACTTGCTCCAGAAGGTATTAATGCTGCTATTTCTGCTTTAGGTTTATCCGGGCTTGCTGGTTTAAGCAAAATGCCTTTTTCAAAGAATAAAAAAAAATATTCTACCAAAAAGAAATCTGTGAAAAAAGTTGTAAAAAGAGTGAAAAGAGGTAAAAAGGTAAGAGGTGGTGGAAATGGTGAAAGTGATAATGAATATTTATCAAACTTCAATACTCCTTTCAGTTCTGATAATTTCTCATCAAATGAAGAAAATAATTGGATACCGGATGGAGATAATGAAGAGACTCCTACTGATTCGGAATTAAAGATGTTTGTAATTAAAAAGATAGTTGAGAAATGGAAAAAATCAATAAAAAATATAGTAGAAACTAACAAAATAAAAAAATATAATCAAGAAGAAGACAATAAAGAATTTTATAAAGTATTTAATAATGATGATACTAAAAAAATATTAAATGAGTTACTAGAAAAATTAAATAAAAATGAAAATAATAGTAATATAAATATAGATAAGACCTACGAAATTTTAAAAAATAAAATTATTAATAATCTTTATTATTTTGATTTGATTTCATATTTAGATCTCGGCAAATGGGAAAATTACAATATAAATAATAATTTAGATAAAAAAATGGATAAATTCCATGATGAATGGTTCGCAAGTGACTCACTTAAAAAATTAACTAAAGAATATATGAATTTAATTCAGGAAACTTCGCCTGTAAAAAATAAAACAGTTGTAAATGATTCTACTGATTTGAAATTAAAAATTTTTATACTTAAAAGAATACTTAAGAGATGGAAAGAATCAATAAAAAAAATAGTAGAAAATAAAAAAATAAAAAACTATAATCAAGATAATAAAAAATTTTATAAAAAATTTAATAATAATGATACTAAAAAAATATTAAATGAGTTACTAGAAAAATTAAATATAAATGAAAATAATAATAATAATAATAATAATAATAATAATATAAAAATAAATGGAATCTACGAAAATGTAAAAAAGAATTTTATTAATAAACTTGATTATTATGATTTATTTACATATTTTAATCTCTACCCATCAATTGTAACTACCCCATTCTCTCATGATAAATGGTTTAAAAGTATAGAACTTCTAAATTTATACAAGGATGACATAAAAAAAAAGACAAATAACAGAGAAAGAAAAAATAGATTACATGAACAACAAAAGGAAGATATGAAAACAAGAAGAAACGATGAAATAAAGAGAATACAATCAGAACCTGAAAGAACTATTGAACGGGAAACAGAATACGGTATATTAAGATATAAAGCAATGCTAGAAAATATAAATAATAAATAAACAATGAAGAAAAAAGACTAAAAGAGGAATTAGGAACAGTAAAACAACAAAACAAATCGCAAAGACACCCACACCCCTCTTCCAGAGTTATCTTCATTTAAAAAAATAAAAAATAAAATATTACAAAAAAATAAATATAAATTTCTTATATCTAATAACAATTACACTTTTTTCATAAAAAATATAATTTTATATAATATTACAAAAAAAAAAATAATATATAAAATGTATATCAGTGTATATATAGTGTATATATAGTATATATACAGTATATATAGTTATAGTATGGATTCTGAGAAATCTAAAAAGGTAGTTCGAAAAGTTATACAAAATAAACCAATAACACAAAAGACTTTTCGAAAAGGAGAAGTTGTATATGTTCCTACGCCAAGTCATGGTTTTGTAGAAGCGTTGGTTATAGATAGTACAAAAAACAAAGTTGAACTTACATATACAGAAGATTTTATTAAAGAATCCTATGGAGAAGAACCAATTGTATATGAAGAAGAACATATACAAAAAATCTTAAAGCAGTCTGAACAAAGACCTTTTTTTTGGATGTTTCAAAATCATAAAGATTTTCCAGAATGGGTATCTAGAACCTTTATACAATACAGTAGTTGTAATCCTACAACATCTCTACATTCTTATAAATCAGAATTTACACTAATGCCTAGACAAAAATTTATACGAGATTATTTAGGACACGAAAGTCCATACAGAGGACTATTGTTATATCACGGTTTAGGTTCTGGAAAAACATGTGCTTCTATCGCAGTTAGTGAAAATCTAAAAGATACTAGGGATGTTGTAGTTCTTGTACCGTATAAAGGTATTCGTGATAATTTTATATCACAAGGATTACAATATTGTGGCGATCCAGAATACAAGAAAAATAACAAAATTATAAAAGATAAATATACTATTTTAACCTTTAAAAATGCATATATCATAAAACAAATTGAAAAAATAGGAAACTTACATAATAAAGTTATTATTGTGGATGAAGCACATAATTTAGCAACTATGATGGTAAATGGTCTTAAAAAACCAAATTCACATGGTGAAGTATTATACAGGATGTTATTGGAAGCAAAAAATAGCAAAATTGTTTTTTTAACAGGAACACCTCTTGTAAATACACCATTTGAAATTGGAATTCTTTGTAATATACTACGAGGGCAATTAGAATTATTATTATTTGATGTAAAAAACTTTCGTGAAGAAACGATTGATAGTTTTCAAAAAAAAATATTAGAAGATTCAAGAATCGGATGGGTTCAATTTGAACGATTGAACAAAACATTATCTATTATTCCAAAAGTTCATAGTTGGGATATGGAATTTGAACATACTATTTATTTTATACAAGAAATAGCAAATACACATTTTATGAACATAGAATACAAAAAAGTATATCAATTTCCATTGTTTCCTGAAAAACAAGAAGACTTTGAAGAATTGTTTATACAAGATAATTCTATTCATAACAAAGATATGTTTCAGAGAAGAATTATAGGATTAATATCCTATTTTGAAGCAACCAAAGAAGCAAAAAAAGAATTTCCAGTACAATTACCTACTATTCTACAAAATGTAGAAATGAGTAATCACCAATTTTCTATGTACAAGCAAGCAAGAGATTTTGAAAGACCTATTGAAAGAAGAGCTGCGCAAAAAAGAAAATTAGGAGTCACATCTGTATCCACCACAGCACGTGTTTTTTCAAGAGAATTTTGTAATTTTGTGTATCCAAATGAAATAGAAAGACCTTTTAAAAAAATGCAATTTATTACAGAACTTACAGAACAAAAAAAGAAAGAGATAGATAAAAATAATATGAATAATATAGAAGAAATAGAAAATACACTAGAAAAAAATTACAAAACTTTGCAAAAAGAAATACAAGAATCTTTAGAAGAACTAAGTAGTCATCCTAATAATTTTTTAGAAAAAAAAAATCTACCTACCTATTCTCCAAAAATGAAAATGATATTAGATGAAATTGAAAAAAAAGATAAAGGAATTGTATTAGTATATTCTTCATTTCGTAATGTAGAAGGTTTAGAAATATTTGGTAGAGTTTTGATGCAGAACGGATACTCTCATTTTTCGGATCCAAATTCCAAATATGACTATAAAAGATTTGCTTTTTATTCCGGTGTAGAAGATAAAAAAACAAAAAAAAGTATTTTATCAAAAATTACACATAAAAATAATATGTATGGAAAAGATATTCGTATATTATTATTATCTTCTGCTGGAGCAGAAGGTTTAGATTTAAAAAATATACAAAAAGTTCTTATTATGGATGTCTTTTGGCATCATGTTCGAACAGAACAAATTATTGGAAGGGCAGTTCGTAAAAAATCACATATTGATTTACCTGAAAAAGAAAGAAAAGTTCAAACTATTATATATACTTCTGTATTTTCAGAATCACAAAAAGAAGAATATAATGAAAAAGAAACAACGGATGAATATATTTATAGAATATCACAAGAAAAATTAGTATTAAATAATACATTCTTACAAGCAATTAAAGAATCTGCTGTTGATTGTATGTTAAATCAATGTGATAAAAAGTGTTATACTTTTGTAAAAGGGAAAAAAGCAAATGAACTAGCATACTTACCACAAATAGAAGATGATATTATTTATAATTTAAAAAAAGAAAAAGAAGTTGTTACAAAAATGGTTGTTGCAGGTTTAACAAAAAAGAATATTCTTGTGTATAAGAAAAATAAAGAATGGTATACAATTATTGATACACCTATAAAAGATATACAATTACAAAAAGTAAAATTTGCTGTAGATACTTCTTTACAAGTAGTATATGACTATAATGATATGAAAAATAATATAAAAACAATTGTTGGTACATATAATATACAAACTGGCAAAATCCAAAAAAATATAAAAAAAGATTGATACTTAGTATAATATAGGTGTTTTGTATATATATATACATATATAATGTCAAATCCTACAACATCAAATTCCATAATCTCAAATCCTCATCTTGATAAATGGAAACAAGAATTACAAGAAGTTCTTGATAAATCTATTCAAGAAAAATTGTGTATGACTAATGAAATAAAACATTTTGAAGAAATACAAGAAAAAAAGAATACAAAAATACAAGAACTTGATACTATTTATACAGATACTACAAATTATGTAAAAAAAAGAATTAAGAAATATATTACAAGCACAAATAATATTATAGAAGAATTACATACTATAGAAGAAAAGAATCATACAAGACTTTTTGCCTTATATAAAAAAATGTATAAAGACGCTGTATCTTTTTTTTCCCAAAAAGATTTCACATATCATGAATCAAAATTAGATAATACAAATACAAATTCTATATTTTCTTTTTTTGATGAAGAACAAGTATGGACGAATGTTCAATTATCTATTTGGTCTCAAGAAATATTATGTAAAGACATTGAAAAACAAAAAAAAATATTAGAAAAAAAATATAATACTTTATTAGAAAATTATACTATACAAAAAGAATTATACGATAATCTTGAAAAAAATATTCAGTCACTAGAAAAAAAAATACAAGATATTCATGTTTTTTCTACAAAAATTACTAAAGATGATGAACTCGAAATTACTAAAGATGATGAACTCGAAATTACTAAAGATGATGAACTCGAAAATAATAATGAATCTGTTGTTTCTTAGATAATACAAAATAGGTGTTCCAATCTTTCCAAGATTGCTCTTTATCTATAGTAATAATATTATCTTGTATATCTTGAACTTTTACTGTATCTATAGTATATCCTTCATTAGACATAGAATAAAATCCTATTTTGGTAATATTGGTTGGAGTATACTTAGTTGTTTGGGGAAATTGTATAGTAATAATACCATTTTGTATTTTTTGGATTGTATAAGAAGAAGAAATTGTTTTGTTTCTCTTCTTATATTCTATAAAAAATAAGTCGTTTGTAGAAATATATGTTTCAATAGGTATAGAAATATCATCTTTAGAAAAAGTACATACTTTATTATGTATATCTTCTGTATTTGTATGGATACATAGACGGAAAGATAGTGTATTTTTCTGATGTATTTTTATATCATACATGTATATTTCTGGATAAAAAGGAATAGGGTTTGTAGGGTAATAGGAATATACGTACAATATATCACTATTTTCCATATTGTTTTTCAAAGTAGATATTTTAAAAGATGTAGGACTTAGTATTTTTTCAATTTCAATTGTGTCAGAACAAGAAATAGATGTATCATTCAATGTTCGTAATTCTAATGATAAGGAATTTTGTAATTGAGTTGGTTTTTTTCTATCAAAAATATGAGATTTTAGTGAAATATATGGAGAACAACCACTATTATATACTTCTTTTAATCTTGTAAATGCATGTTTTGGAATATTTATTCCTGTATTTATTCCTGTAGATGTCCCTAAGTTTGTAGAACTCCATTCCTTGATACACAACCATATAAAAGGTTCTTTTTGAAAAGTATCTATTTTTGGAACAATTACATCTAAACATTCCACAGAAAGAATAGTATCAATAGGTGTAATAGAACATATAGTGTTATTTTTTACTGTATTTGTATATAATATTGTATTATGAAATTGTATATCCTTTTCTTCTTTTTTCCAAGAAAATACACTATTTGTAGAAGATTGATTTCTGTTTTTTCTATATAAGGATGATATAGATATATACGTTATTTTTTCTTCTCTTGGTTCTACTTGAGACATATATTGTTGTTGGTTTTGCGGATGGTTTTGCGGATGGTTTTGCGGATAGTTTTGCGGATGGTTTTGATTTTGTGGATGTTGTAAAGATCGAATATAGTTAGTGATATTTCTTTCTACGCTTTTTTCTACACTTTGTTCCAAACTTTGTTCCACACTTTGTTCCAAACTTTGTTCCACACTTTGTCCTACACTTTGTCCTACACTTTGTTCCACACTTTGTCCTACACTTTGTCCTACACTTTGTCCCGCATTATGTTCTCCATAATTATTTGGACTATTTTCTTTTTCACCTATAGTATCGATTATTCTATTTTTATACACTTGGATAGTTGTTGGTGGTTCAGATTGTTCTGAAATATGCTCTACGTTAGAAACTCCTTCTGTAAAAGAATTATAATTTGGTTCTTCTTTATTAGAATCTGTCAAATCCGGAGGTGTATAAGTATTTTTGTATATATTTTCAATTTTTTTTCTTTCTTGTAGAAGCTGGTCAACTGATGTATTTGTAGAAGAACCCGATGTATTTTCTGGTAAAGAAAAATCTATATTTTTTGGTTTATTAGAAAGATTTGTAGACCGACGCTGTTCCAGTTCCTTAAACATTGTATTAGTATCTGGGTATTTTTTTTGTTCTTGTTTTGGAAAGTTTTCTATATTTTCATTTGGTTGCAGTGTCCCATAATGTTTCGGTTGTGGTTGTGAATGTTGTTGTGGTTGTGAATGTTGTTGTGGTTGTGAATGTTGTTGTGGTTGTGAATGTTGTTGTGGTTGTAGATTGGATTTTGAATATGTTGAAGGTGTTGGGAATGTGGGATTGGATTGAAAAAAATTTGTATATAACCCACGATTATCTCTTGTCATATTTATTTCTTTATTGGTTACAGATTGCATTTTTGGGAGTTCTTGTACGGATTTCTGTTTTATGGATGTTTGATTTGAAGAACCATTTTTCTTAATATACGAAGCCATATTCGATAGAACTTCTTTATTAAGTAATGTAAGAGTTCTACTTCTCTCATCTCTTGATAAGTTATTAGAAAAAGACTTTGTGCTGAATACCTTTTCCATATAAGAAAATAATAATTTTTTATAATCCTTTGTAATAGTTTGTATGTTGTCTACAGATGAAACAATAATTTTATCAAGTAGTTCATAATTTTTTGTAGAATAGAAATTCTTTTCAATTCTTGTGTATGTTTTAGACATATGTGAATTTGTATGTATATTATTGTATGAATTTTTTATATCGTAATGGTATGTTAGAGCAAAAAATGTTTCCCAATAATCAAAGTCATTCCCAGTCATCGTATATACCAGAAGGTGGGAGAAGACCACCTCAACCTGTATTAACACAGTTTGTGAAAGAAAAAGATATTTTTACAAATAGTCCTTATCCAGAAGCATTTGGAAAAAGACCTATGAATATTGTATCTCCTTTGTACGAACAACATATTATGAAACCACCTAAAGCAAATGTAACCCACGGATCTATACATGATACAGAAGTTATTTGTAGTGAAGATAGAAATATGGAATCGTATGAAAAACCAAATCAATATGTTGTAAAACTAAAAGATATATACAAAAATGTAACTTCAGTTAGTCTTATGAATGCATGTATTCCAAATAGTGCTTATTTGATAAATGAAAGAAATAATATATTGCCTATTTCTATTGATAATGATGAAATATTCTATATCAGAATAACATCAGGAGACTATTCACCAGACGGCCTTGTAAGTTCTATAAATGATGCTATAAATGAAGATATAAATCCATTAAGTATTTGTATAAGTTATAATCACTGTACAAAAAAATTTACATTTATGAATGAAACTCCTAATAAAACACTATATATTTATTTTGGGGATTGTGAAAATACAAGAAGTATTCGAAAAGTGTTAGGGTTTCCTCAAAAAGATATTATTATTCATTCTAGTAATAGTGGTGTAGAAAAAAGTATTGATAGATTTACTGTAGAAACTTCTTCTAAGTACGAAGCCCCTTACAAACATTGTTTGCAACCAGACTGTTTTTCTATTTTACGAATACGAGAACTTGAAAATATTCGTAGCAACTCCACACCGTTAGACAGGGCATTTGCTGTTATTCCTATGAATGTAGAACAAAATAAAAATGTTCATATTCATACAGATGGTTGCTGTTCTCCATTTGTAAAATATTTCAATCCACCATTAGCAAGATTAGATAGGTTTACTATTGAGTTTCTGGATAAACAGGGAAATCTTATTAATTTTGAAGGACTAGAACACTATATGGAATTCCATATCCATACACTAAATGCCCCTGGTAAATATAATCCTGGTAGTGTATAATTTTATAATACACTATTATTATATATATACATATAAATGTATTATAACTATATTTGTGTATTCTTAATATTCTGTTTTATTGTAGCAGGATCAAGAACATCTGTATCTGAAAACTTTTGGTTTCTAAGAAGAAGATATAATCCTTATCACCATTCTTACTATCCATCATGGTATAGAAGATACAATCCATATCATAGATATATACATAAGAGACAATTGAGAGGTTATTGTCCCTCAGGATGTGTTCCCAGTAGTTCTGGATACAAGTGTCTTGATCCATTAGCAAGTTGTCCTATAGGTGCTGTTGGTTGTTGTCAATACGATTATGATTGTACATATTGTTAAAGATATATAACTCATATATAATTTTTTATAGATTAACATTATATATAGTTATAATACATCCACTACCATTATGAATACTGTTTTGAATCAATTAAAAAATAGTATCAATGTCGCAACCTTAGAAAAAAAAAGAAATACAAAAAATAATACAAAAAATAATACAAAAAATAATACAAAAAGTAATATGAAAAATAATATAAAAAGTAATATGAAAAATAATACAAAAAGTAATATGAAAAATAATATAAAAAGTAATGTAAAAAACAATATAAAGAATAATATACGTAATAAAGTATCATTTCGCGAACCTTTAGTAAACCCATATCTTGAAAACAGGTCTTTACAAAATAATATTCTTACACCAAAAAATAATAATTTTAAAAAACCAAAATATACGAATACTAAAAAACCACAATATACGAATACTAAAAAACCACAATATACGAATACTAAAAAACCACAATATACGAATACTAAAAAACCACAATATATAAATACTAAAAAACCACAATATATAAATACTAAAAAACCACAATATACGAATACTAAAAAACCAAAATATACGAATACTAAAAAACCGTATATTCAAAGAAGTGTTGTAGTAACAGGTGTAGTTATGGAGAAAAAGAACAATGAATCGTTATTACAAAAGATTATGTATGTAGTGATTGGTTCTTTACTTGTATTCTGTATTCTTGTATTATGTAAGATGATATACGATTATTTTCAAAAATCTTCATACAAGAAAGTTGTTAGACGACGAATTATATCACTTCCTGCAAAATCTGTATCAAAAGATAGCTTACCGGAAGAAAAAGAAGGGTCTCATATAAATATAGAAAAAGGAGGCGATATGGCAGAAAATTCTTATATTTCTCCTAATCCAGAAGTATTTCCTAATGAAGAACAAGATTACGCTGTATTTGATGAAACAATGATACGCAAACAACAGGACCATAACACAAATACAGAAAAACAACGAGTAAACCAATATATTCAAGACCAGAACGCATATATTCGAAGAATTAATAATCGTGTTGCTCAAATTAATGAAAATCGTATGAATACTCCTACATACGATAGAGATAAAAGAACTTTACAAGAATTACGAAATTATGAAAGACGATTGGCAAATAAAGTTCATAATGAGGGTATATCTCAACCGTATTTGGTCGATCAACAAAGATATATGTAATATAAAAAAAAATTGACACGGAAAGGTGTGAAGGACATATATTACTATTTTCACTCGAGCGAAGAACTTTTCGGTTGCTTTTGAAGATGATGTCAGACATTGATAATGCACTAATGAATTCACTCAAAACTCTCTGGGGGACACAAGAAAAAATTAAAAAAAAAAAAAGAGAGTTGCAAGCAGAAATAAATAAACTACCCGATGGAGAAGGCTCGGGGTGGGTAGGAATCTACAAAGATGTCGAGAGATGGGAATTGGAAAATTCCCAATCAATCAAATTTGTTCAAAAAGCCTTAATAGCAGAGGGAGATGAAAAAAAATGGCGATTTGAACAAATTGTGGAGAATGCCATTCAGTCGCAAAAAAAGGCGACAGAAAAGGCAGAAAAAGCAAAAGAGGAGAAAATATCAGCTGATAGAAAATTTGAGGCTACCAAATCAAAGAGTGGAAAAGCTTAATATGAATTACAAACATTAAAAAATTCGTAATTCGTGAAAAGGGCTGAACTCGAAGAAGCAGTGGTAGAGGTATCACCCAGTCTCCCAAAAAAAAAAAAAATAGTATCATATTATAAAAAGATGCCAAAACAAGTAGCTGTATTTGCTGGTTCTTTCAAACCTCCTCATAAAAATCATCTATTTATTATTCTAAAAGCATTACGGTATATGAATAAGAACACTAGTGAAAAATATATAGAAAAACCACGATTGTATATATTTATATCTTCTAAGACACGTGAACCTTGTTCATCGATTACAAAAGAAGTAAGTAAAGAAATATGGAATATGTATATTTCTTTATTACCTGTAAAATATCATTCACAAATAACGATTGTGTTAAGTAATTTACCAAGCCCTACACAAACGGCATATGGTTTTGTGAAAAATCGTGTATCAAAAAAAGATATAGTGTATTTTGTATCGGATACTATAGATACAAGATATAATTCTATTATAACATTATGTAAAAAAAGAAACATACAGTATATACCTATATCACACACATTCAAAACACCAATATATTCTAGTGATATACAACAATATATTGTAGATAATAAAAAAACATTATTATATAAATTATTACCTCCAAAATTAAATAATGTTCAAAAAAATACTATTTATAAAAAATTATACAAATTGTGTATATAATAAAGTTGCTCTTGGACTAGAAGCTTTCTTAAAAGGATATTGTATCATATTTATTCGAGGTTTATTAATAGCATATAATAATTGTTTTTTATCACAACAATGAACACAAGAAAAATATTTATGAAATATTGTAGGAACATTCGCATAATAATTTGAACAATATGTACAAGATGTAATATATTTTTTAACTGAACTAGTTTCCTCTTTAATCCGTTTCCTGAGTTCCATATCAATAGAATTATATCGTGTATCTATAGTATCCGAATCTTTCCTTTTTCTTTTTTGTGATACAATAACACCTAATTTTTGTAACTTTTGTAATTTTTCTTTACTTGTTTTCTTGTAACAATATTTACATAAGATTTTTCCTCTAATACCATGTATAGTATATACTTGAATAAGCTCACATTTTTTTTTTCTACATATAGTTGTGTGTATTCTATTCTTAGAAGTGGTGCTTATATAACACTGGAGAGTATCCATATTTGAAAAGCCAATACGTATCCTGTATCACTTATACATTTTATATGTATATGCTTATATATATTAATCTATTTTTTTTTACTATTTTCAAGGTATTCCAGTATCTTTTTTCCAAAAACCGAAAATATAATAATACAAATCATAAGAATGATACCAATTATTTGAACAAATGACATTTTCTCTTTAAAGTACCAAGTAGATATAAAGAATGATAATATCATTGATATATTTATAAATATAGCAGACTCTATTTGTGGCATTAATGGTAATCCTTTAAGAATTGCATATCCTGTAACAAAATATATTAGTAATCCTATTCCAATAATTGTGAGTATAATACTCAATGGTGGAATAATAACCCTTTTACCAAGACTTATATATAATAAAGCATACAAGCATAAAAATGGAATACCTCCTTTTCCTAAATAAATCATAGTTTTTGATATATTTTTTTTTTCTATTTCATATCTTCTAGATATAGTAAATACATAAGAATATGTTATTACAGAAATACACATAGAAAGAACGCCATATAGATTAATAGATTTTTTATGTTTTCCAAAAAATGTATTACTATTAATAAGAACAATAGAAATCATAATTCCAAATATTTTAATATAGGAAATCCAATTATATTCTGTATTATTCATAAATTTGTCAAATAAAGAAATAAATACAATACGAAGTGCTATCATAGAAACCATCATATATGCAGGAACAATAGAAGCACCGTATACAAATAAAAATATATCTGCTAATTTTATAAATCCAACATGAAGTTCTTTGAATGATAGACTTCGAATATCTTTATCTTGAAAATTTCTATGTTTATAATAATGTAAAACCATTCCACCCACTACATATGATATAGTAAAAGAAAGCATACTTAAAAAAGTATATTTGCTATATTTTTTAACAAGTAATGGTCGTATAGAAACAATCGCACTAAATATGAATAAATACAAATACCCTATATTCATTATAATATACTATATTATTTGCTTTTTATTATTTTCAAGGTATTTCAGTATCTTTTTTTCAAAAACCGAAAATATAATAATACAAATCATAAGAATGATACCAATTATTTGAACAAATGACATTTTCTCTTTAAAATACCAAGTAGATATAAAGAATGATAAAACAATAGCTGTTTTTAAGAATATTGCTGCTTCAATTTGAGGTATTTTTGATATTCCTTCATTTTTTGTATACCCGGCAATAAAATGCATAAAAAATCCAACAAATGATAATACATATAGTATTTGTAAAGGGGGGAATTCTATGGTTTTTCTTCGAATAAGAATATAATATAATACATAACATAACAAAAATACAGACCCACCTTTTCCAATAAAAATCATAGTCTTGGATGTATCTTGTTTTTCAATTGTATAATTACGAAATCTTGTAAAAATATACCCACGAATAACTACCGATAAAAGTATTGCTATAACACCTATACTTTCAATAGGTGTATTACCTTTTTTACCGAATATAGATACAATATTAATAAGTAGTGTAGAAAAAATAATTCCAAATATTTCTATATATTTAATCCAATTATATGATGTATTATTTATGATTTTATCAAAAAAAGCTATAAAGACAACTCGTAATGTGCTCATAGAAACAAGCATATATGCTGGAACATGGATACTTCCATATATAAAAAGTAATATTTCTGTTAATTTTAGAAACCCTGGGTATAATTCTTGAAAAGAGAAATTCATAATATCTTTATCATATATAGTTTTATGTTTGTAGTAGTATAATGATAATCCTCCAAGTAAATGGTATAATGTATAAGAGACTAGACTTGTAAATAAAAAAGCGTTATACTTTTTTACAAAAACAGGTTTTAGAGAAGCAATAATGCTATATATAAACAAATATATGTATCCTATATTCATTATAGTATACATTTTACAATATATTTTTTAGTACCCAAAAGAAGATTGCTACACCTACAGAAACAACTGATGTAATACTTCCAAACTCTCCAATTTTTTGATGTATATTTGTTTTATTTGATTTTGTAAATAATGGGAATATGGTTTGAATACATAAGTTATGACTCATATGAAGTATAACAGATGGAAATAAACTTTTTGATTGTAATTGTAACCACACAAAAGCAAAACTAAAAAATACCATACTAATAGTAAAATACAATATCTTATAGGAAATAGAAATTTCTTTTGGACCATATATATTTCCTATAATAAGAGGGTAATGCCACGAAGACCAAATAATTCCTCTCAAAAAAGAAGTTATTGTATATGATTTAGTCATAGTGTATAATAAAGGTGTTAATAATCCAGACCAACCGATTTCTTCTCCCATTGCTGTTAAAGTTCCTGTAATAGACCCTTTTGCTATTTGGTAAATATGTTTTATACTATTTTCATAAAATGTACTTGTTGTAAAATGTATATATCTTTTTGTGTAAGCTATCGCATATATTATAGATGTATAAATCAAAGGAATTATAAACCCAATAATCCAATATTTTATAGAACCAATATTCCAGGAAATTGTATGTATGCTAATAATACCAAGAAAACTTAAAATAAGAATAGAAATAGTTGGTGACCACATTCCACCTAGTACACCATACAAACCATATTCCATAATATCTTTTTTATAAATAAGAATACCCATTGTGAAAAAACTAATAATATATGTTAGTAGTAAAAATAAACAAATTGTATAAATAGTTTTATTTTGAATAATCATAAGTTATATTATATATATAATAATAAAATGAAAAAAACTATACAATATATAGTTATACTATATTGTATACTGTCTATTTGGTATATTCGTAGAAATATTTCATTATTTCAATGGCATTGTAAAAATATATACCCATTTCATCAAAAACTTACAAAAATAGAACTAGAATATATATATCAATGTATGTATATATCTTTTCTAGAATTTCTTAGACCCTTTTTTATCATACAAGACCCTATTATAAAACGATATAGTTTTTATACATATAGTCATACAATACAACATACAAATATAAATTCTTCAAGAATCGCGTATGGTTCTGTTATATTTCCATCCTATATATACCCATATGCAAAAAAGGTTTTACAAGAAAGAAATATAGAATGTGAATTACAACCAGATACAAATCTGTCCTTTTATGGTCTAGGTTGGGATATAGAACAAAATCACTGTAAAGTATATTTTCGATATAAAAATAAATACAAATTACCAAAAGAATTTCAACCATATATCACAGAACATTCTTCTATAGAAGGTCTTGTTTCTATTACATATACAAAATCTACTATTACAGAAAGAAAAGTATATTCTTATCTAGAGAATAAGGAAACATTATTATCTAGTGAAAAAAGAAAAGTAATACAAAAAGATTGTAATTATACTACAAAACATAACTTGAATGAAGTTGGTATACAACTTTGTAAAAAGTACAAAGAAAAAAATATTGTTATTGATACCATTAATTATCAAGATAAAAACAATTATACAATCTATTTTCCATATGGATTTTAAGATAGTTTATAATATTTCTTTTTGTTTGTATATGTTTACTTTGGTTTGTAATACTTTTTACGCAATTCATTCATAGTTTCATCATTTGTATTTTTTTTACTTATATTTTTACCTTGAAGGTGGGATATAATAAAGTTCATACTAAATACACCACATTCTGAATTACCAAATTGAAACTGTGTTGTATTTATAAAAACTTCTACTTTTTTTTCTGATTGTATAAAAGTTGTATAATATTCTTGTAATTGTTTTTGTATTTTTAGTAAAAAATTATGTATTAAAATAGGAGGTTCAATACCATTCGAATCAAAATACATAATAACACCTTTTTTACAATCTATATATACAGACACCCAGTGAGAACCAGGTTGATTGTGTTTATCTAAATTATATACAATACCAAGTCTTGTTTTACCAAGTTTATTAATAATTGTTTCTATTTGTATATTTGTCAATTCACACTGTATTTCTTCAGGACAATCCACGGGAAACACTCCTAAAAATAAAAAATTTACAAATTTTTTTTCATATTGTTTCATAACAAGTTCAATATCTACATTAGATAACCATTCAAATGGATTTTTTTTCCATTCGTCTGGCATAGTAGGTTTAAAATTTTCTTGTAATTTTCTAGAATAGGAGGATGGTATAAAATCTTGTTCTAACCAACACCATTCGTTTTGACAATCTTTACTCATTTTTTCATGTAAATCTAACCATAATTGTTTTTTAGATTTCTTAGAGGTAGTAATATGAGAAGATGGATTTTTATTTTTATTGTATGCTTTAATCAATAATAACAAATCTTCTTTATTATAACAAGTAATACTATTACTATTTCTTACACCAGGAGCACAAAACATTTGTTTAGATATATACTATATTAATAACATTTTATTATACACCTTTAACTTGTATTTTTATTTTTTTTATAAAGTATAAAGTATAAAATATAAAATGACTAATACAGTTAGGACACAATATAAAAAATTATTTGAAAAATTATCTATTTTACATAAAGATAGAGATAAGGAAGCTGTTCATATTCTACAAGATAAATTATATAGAAAATTTATAAAAGATATTGTAAATAATAAAATTACATCAAAAGATATTAAAGAATTCGCAAAAGATATGAATAAATATGTTGTTAGATTTGATAAAGGAATGTGGTATTCATAAATGCATATTATATATACTATATTATAATATTTAACAAAATTTTTTATAAAATAATTGTATAAATTCATATGTTTGTAGATTATAAACTTTATCCCAATCTCCATTATTATTTATTAAAAATTTTTTCATTAAATTTTTATCAAAAATATATGCTTTTATGTATTTTTTATCTTGTAGAAATGCTTTAGACAAACGATGAACACCATCAATTATATGTTTTTCATCCATTATTATTGGATATTTTAGATTTGACTTTTTTATTCCATTTATCTCATTTTTATATTTTTTAGGATTTTTTATAACATCAATAGCAGAATAATATATATTTTTTGAAGGATTTCCCCACCCTTTATATTATAATGTATCCAATAATTTAGAAATTGGCACATTTATAATTGGATGTTTATGGATATTCAAATAAGCAAACATCATATCAACACTATATATTTTTTTATTATTAGAATATGTTTGAATCATTATATCTCAAGTATATACTATTTACAAAGATTAATATAAAAAAGATGCCCTTTTTGCGCATATCTATAAATCTAAATTAGTTAAAATACCATTATCTAGATGTAAAAATTTTGTTAATTTTAATCCAGATAGATTACAAAAATCAGCAGTAAAAGCATATCCTTTACATGATAGACCACGTGGTAAAAAAGATATATGCAGTGTCAAATTTTATCAGAAACGAATACACCTAAAAAAAGATATTACGCCAATTTGGATAATACAAAAAAATAAAAAATATACATTATTAGACGGAGCACATAGAATTGTAGCAAGTTATATAGAAGGAGTACAATATATATATGCTTATAAAATTAATATGTAATAAGCATTTTAAATGTTCAAAGGTGTAAAAAAAAAGGTTTTATTAATGATTGTATTACTATATTACAGAAAAATAATAATAATATAGAAATGACAGGACTTGTAAATAATAATCTAAATATTTCAAAAAAATATATAAAACTTATCCTAAATATAAACTTCTTATTTATACTATAAAATTATAAATATCGTTTTATCTGTAATATCGTTTTATGCTATAAACATATATACACGAATAATGAAAACATTAAGTTTAGTAATGATTGTAAAAAACGAATCAAAAGTCATCGAGAGGTGTTTTGATTCTGTAAAAGATTATATTGATTATTGGGTTATTTGTGATACAGGTTCTACAGATGGGACACAAGAACTTATTCAATCGTATTTTAAAAAACACAAGATTCCTGGTATTTTGTATAATCATACATGGGAAAATTTTGGACACAATAGAAGTTTGGCAGTTCAAGCGGCAAAAGGAACATCGGATTTTTTGTTACTAATGGATGCGGATTTTATATTTGTTCCAAAAGATATTGACTTTAAAAACACACTAGATACAAATGTAGAAGCATATCATGTAGGGTATGAGGGTCCTTTAGATTTTAAACAATTATTACTTGTTCGTGGAGATATAAATTGGTATTACAAAGGTGTAACTCATGAATATATTACAAATGAACTATTTGAAAAAAGAGAAAAACTTATTTCTTCAAAAACATGTACTTTTTTTACATTTGACCATAAAGCAGACGGAGGGTCTAGAAGTGATAAGTTTGAAAGAGATATTCGATTATTAAAAGAAGCTCTTGAGAAGGAACCGGATAATGTTCGTTATATGTTTTATTTAGCACAATCGTATCGTGATACACAACAATTTGAAGAAGCAATTCAATGGTATTCCAAACGAATTGAAAAAGGTGGATGGCCGGAAGAAGTATATTTTTCTATGTATCAAAGAGGATTGTGTAAAGTATTTTGTAAAAGAGATTTTGAAGAATATAGAAAAGATTTATGGGAAGCATACCAATACAGACCATCTCGTTTAGAGGCTCTATATGTATTATTGGTAGAGTGTAGAAAAAATAATAAATTTGATTTAGGGTATAAATATGGTATTGGGTCAATCAACACACCATACCCAGAAAAAGATTATTTATTTGTTCAATCTCCTATATACAAATACCATATATGGAATGAAATAGCATTCCATTGTTCGAAAATGAATAAACCACACATTTCCATTCAATTATATAACAGAATTCATGAACAAAAAAATGTTCCGGAGAAAGATACACAGCAATTTGCAAATAATTATACTTTGTTTGTAAAACAATATAGAGAATTGCAAGAAAAGGAAAAGAAAAAAGAACAAAAAGTTGGTATAATTATTGTAAATAGAAATGAAACAGAAGAAACTGATAGATTAATACAATATTTACAAAAAAATATACAAATTGCTTGTGATGTTATTTTGATTGACAATGGTTCTACTGTAAAAAGTTCTTTTACAACTATTTCTTTACAATCTAGTATTAATAAACGAAATGCTCTACTTATGGGTATAGAATATGTACAAACATTAGAAGTATTACATAATAGAAGATACACGACAATAGGATTTATGGAACCATCGTGTGTATTTCAAAACAGCAATACAGATTGTATCCAAGAAATACAAAATACATTATATAAAGATACTACTCTTGTAGGTGTTCATCCTTTTGTATTAGGAACTACAGAGTATCCGTTTATTCATACATCATATACAAAACACCAAGTTTCATATATTCCAAGTATATGTTGTTTTTATAAGGCAGAATGGTTGTATAATAATCTATTTTCAAAAGCAAATGTAGAAGAGGGATTTGAAATAGAGTTAGGGTATAAAGCAAGAGATAAAAAAATAATTGTAGATCATACACATCAAGTAGAATGCTCTTATGTTGTACACGAACCTACACATTATTTTATGAATACATATGGTAAAGATTATGTAGAAAAATTATATACAAATATTTCTAGCAATTATGAACAAGAAGAAAAAAGAAATGTAGAAATGGTTATTGAAAAGAAGAAAAAATTTGAAGAAAAAAGTAGAAAATTAAAATAAATCTTTCTTAAATTATATAAGTATATATATCGTTTTATTAGATATAATAATTACTTTTTATTGTAAATAATGAATAATAAAATAGAATTATTTTGGCAATACCCAGTTATAACAGAAAAAAAATTTTACGAGCAAGAAAAACATAATATAAATTATATAGGATTACCTTGGGCAACAATAATAGATAAAAAATATAATATACAAATTATTGATAGATATTTATATAATATTATTGTAAAAAAGAAAAATCATAATTATTATACATGTTGTCAGCATATATCTTTTAGAAAATTGATACCTTTATGGAAAAAACATAAAATTACAATTATATATACGCCTCATAAAATTATTGGAGAAAATACAATTGATGGTATTGAAATACGTTCATGTCCTTTATATGCTGTAAATATAGAAGATCCAACAAAAAATATTTCTTTACAAAATATAGATTTTTTAGAAAATAAAAGAAATATACTATATTCTTTTGTAGGTTCCTATTCAAAATATTATATATCGGATATTCGTAAAAAAATATTTCAATTACCAAAAAAAAAAGATGTATATATAGCAGATAGAGGAAATGAATGGCACTTTGATCCAATTGTATATAGTGTAAAACAAAATAAAGATAATGAATATAATGGTTCTACAAAACATATAGAAAATACATATGAATATAATATATTATTATTACAATCAAGGTATACATTATGTCCTAGTGGAACAGGTCCTAACTCCATACGTTTTTGGGAAGCTTTAGGGAGTGGTTCTATACCAATTTTATTAGCTGATACTCTTGATTTACCAAAACATCCTTTATGGGATAAAACTATTATACGAATACCAGAAAAGGATATTCATACAATAGATATTATTTTACAAAAAATATCAATAGAGGAAGAAAAAAAACGACGTAGCAATTGTCTCATAATATATGAACACTTTAAAAATAATTATACAAATAAAACAATACAAAAAGAAATAATACATTATTGTTGCGGAAGCTATGATTTAGGACAATATGGTGGTGTGGCAAGATATGACTATCATATAAAATTAGCTTTTCCAGAAAGAGTATTTTTTATAGGACCTCAACAAAAAGATAAAATGTTAGATTATGTAAAACAATGTAAAAATCCATTAGTAATAACTGATAATCATTTGTCATGTGATATTCCAAATAAATACAATATTTTGTTGGTACATCATGGTGTGGCAGAAACTCATGCTGAAAGAGAACCAACATGGAATAAGTATTGGAAAGATTTATGCTGTAATGGACAAAAAAAGATGCTTTATTACAGAGAACCTGAAACAACAAAAATTATTAGTATTTCTGAATTTTGTATAGATGAATTTACAAGAATTTATGGATCAGTATATACAAAATTTAATATACAAAAAATATTACATACTAGCGAATTAGATGAATTACTATTTAAAAAAAATTTTAATAATAAAGCTTATATATTAGGAAATTGGAAAGGTGTAAATAAAGGAGAAATTATAGTTAATAAACTTAAAAAAATATGCAAAGCTTATAATTTTAATAAATTAAGTATTTGTATTGATAATAGAGGGATTGATGATTTTAACAAAAGAAAACAAAATATTTATATAGAAAATGATATATTTTTGAACTTATCATTATGTGAAGGATTTTCATATTCTGCATTAGATGCTCTTTTATGTGGTTTATTAGTAATATCAACAGATGTAGGTGTTTTTTACAAAGATATACCGGATGATTGCTTTGTTAAAATAGAGTCGGATAAAATAAATGATATAAATTATGTAATATCAAAGATTGATTATGGTTGGAAAAATAAAGAAGAAATAAGTAAAAAGGGGAGAGAATGGTATATGAAGAATTGTCGTTTTGTTAACTGGAAAAGAAAAATGAATCATATTATAAATGATAAAGTTACAGATAATACATTAAACAATTAAAAAGTATCCTGAATAAAACCATTACATCGAACTCTTGAAAAATTAAATAAAACTTTATGACATTTTATTTTATGTATTTCAATAAGTATATACCCTATTAACGTTTCAGAGTGTAATGGTTGTTTTTTACTAAACTCCAATAATCTATCGAAGACTTCGCCATATTTTTTATATGTTTTTTTATTTGTAATAGCAAATCTATCATTTATTTTATATATACCAAACAAATGAAAATTTGGTATGACAATAGAATTGTCTGTAACAAGTTTAAGATACTCTATATTAAGAGGTTGTGTATACATACAATCTGGTCTCATAAAAAATATATAATCATATTCTTTACTATTTTTTTCAATCATATTTGTTACTTCTTTTTTGGAATAACTCCCTAATATAAAATTGTTTACTGAATCATAACCTGTATTCCATGGGTCTTTTTGTGTATAGTACAATGATAAATTTATTTTTTTTTTAATTTCTTCTTGAATATCTTGTTTATAATAGGTAGGTTTTAATAATTTATATTCTTCGTTATTTATTTCAGATAAGTTTTTTATTTCTTCTTTTGTTCTAATATTTTTATAGGATGATAAGAAATATGTATGTACATATATATCATATTCAATATTATTTGATATAAGAATATTAAAAATATTTTCTTCAATAGATTTTATTGTATATTTTAGACTTCTAGTTATCCCAAAAAAACCAATTGCTATTTTCATATTCTATACTATATCACTATACACATATTTTTTCTATAATATTTCTCATTTTTTCTTTATAATTTTCATTATTATATTCTTTTGAAATTTTAGGAGCATTAATATATGTATTATATAATGTCTCGTCGGTATATAATTTTTTTATAATATTTATACTTTTATCTATATTCTTATTTTCAATATGTACAAAAGAGTTTTTATTACAATAAGATTCAATAATAGGAGATCCAGAATATATTGGTATAGATTTTGAAAAAAATACATTACATATTTTTTCTGTAACATACCCATTACAATAAGAATTTTCCACACATAATATAAACTTATATTTATTAAAAACTTCTAGTAGTTCAATAGAATTAAAACAAGATTTTTTTAAAATTTTATTATTATATAATGCTATATTATCTACTTTATCAATTGTTTCTAGTTTTTTTACAAATTCATTAATAAGTGGATTAATATTACTTTTATTAATCATTAAACAGAATTTCTTATTGGAAAAAGATGTTTGTAATGTAGGATAATTATAATAATAAGAATATTTTTTTTGTAAATAATCCAAACGAAAATATACACAAGGGATTGCTATATACGAAGATGTTTCTTGTATTTTATCAATATGATTATATACATATATATGAACTCTATTATCACCATATTCACCAAATGTATTAAAATGTGTATAATGTCTAAATCTTGTATTTGAAAGATTTTCAATACATATCATAATATGTACTTTACTATTTTTATATAGAATATGGTCTATATTAGTAGAATATACACTTGTTACAAATATATCTGTTTCTTTTTTAATATTTGATACAATTTCTATATTATAATTATCAAAGAAATATTCTATAAATTGTTCTTTATTAATCATAGCATAATAATCTTTTCCAAATTTTGTAAAACATGTTGTTGGCAATAGTTGTAGTGTAATTTGTTTCATATTGTATGATATATATATTATATAATTATTTATATATAATATTATATTATCATAAAAATACCAATTTTTATTATTGTTCATAAAATAACAAGATAATATAAGGAACTTATTTCATAAAAAATGTATCAGAACATATATTTTTATCATCAATAAACAAATCATATACAGGTTTTCCCATTCGTAGTTCATGAAACTTACACCCCCATTCTTGTAATTGTTTGTATGTTGTATGAAACCAGGGTATACCTGTTTTCGTACCTCTTGCTGTCCAATATACAATTGTATCTCCTTTATCATATAAAGAATTAATTTTTTCAATTCTTTCTTTGTATGGAAATGCTTTTGAATAATCTAGTGTAGTATCTTTTCTATAACAAATAGTATCGTCTATATCTACAAAAATAATCATATTATATAAAAAATATAGTATTATTATTTTATATAATACTTTATGAAAATACTTTGTATAATACCAGCACGTTCTGGATCCAAGAGTTTGCCACATAAAAATATTAAAAATTTTCATGGAAAACCTTTATTAGCTTGGTCTATTGAACAAGCAAAAAAAAGTAAATATACAATAAGAATAATTGTATCAACTGATTGTGAAAAATATGCAAAAATAGCAAAAGAATATGGTGCAGAAACACCATTTTTGAGGCCTAAAAAAATATCCGAAGACAATTCGACAGATTATGAATGTATAAAACATTGTGTAGAATGGTTATATAAGAATGAAAATTATCAATCTGATATTATTATACATTTGCGACCTACACAACCTTGTAGAAAAGTAGAGGATATTGACAATTGTTTAGATATTTTTATAAAAAATATAGATAATTATGATAGTTTGCGGTCAGTTGTTGAATTTGAAAAATCACCTTATAAAATGTATTCTATTAATACAATACATAATCATTTAAAACCATTATTCCATAATATAAATACTATACAAGAACCTTATAATCAATGTAGACAAGTTTTGCCAAAAACATATTTACATAATGGTTATATAGATATACTTAAATCAAGTATTTTAGAAAATGGAACAATAAGTGGAAATACGATATACCCATATATAATGAATAAAGATGATATTATTGATATTGATACAAAAGAAGATTGGGTTAAAGCAAATAATAAAAATAATTAATGAATATATAATGAATAAATCAATATTTAAAGACAAGAAAATTCTATTTTATGGACCTGCTAATACATGTGATAAAAAATCATTAAATATCTTAAATTTTGACTATATAATTATTACTAATAATATGTTAGATATATTTTTTAATAAATATAATGGTAATTTATCTTGTAAAATAATTCATTTAGCGAATCAGTTATTTTGTTTAAACTATAGAGATACTATCAAAAGATATGCTGATAAGATTGATATTATATTAACCGTAGCAAAAAAGAGTTATGAACATTTAAAAAAAAATATTAACAACATTGATATTTTTTTAATGTCCGATATTCGTGAAATAAAAGGAACACCTTTGGGTTTATCAAGAATACTTAAACTATTAGAAAATCAGGAGTTTAAAGAGTTATATATTTCAGGTGTAACATTTTACAATGGAGATAAAATTACAGATTGCTATGAAGATAACTATATAACAAAAGAAGGTAAGATATATAATATTTTTAATAAGGATAAAGGAGTTCATAATATTCCCTCTAATAAAAGATACACAAGAATGGTATGCGATTCTAATAAAAATATAAAAATGTGTAAAGAATTACACGATATTTTGTATAGATAACAATATTTATATTTTTTGAAGAATAATAGGATACTGCTTAAATTGCTTTTTACCGGGATTTAAATCAAACTTTCCTATAATTTTAAAGTTGTTATTCCTAAGAAATTCATCTAATGCCTTTTTTGTTCCTCCATTTCCACCAGTAGGAAAATCATCCACTACTAATATTCCATTTTTTTTAAGGTATTTTGTATAGGTGTTCAAGTCATTTAATAAGGGTTTATAATTATGATCAGCATCAATAAATAATAAATCAATATCTATATCAGTCTTTTTTAATTTATCTTTATAAGATTCAATAAATTGTTGTAATGTATTATCACTATTTGTATTACCTTTAATTAACATAATTTCACTATTCTTATTATTTTTTTGAATATTGTTTAAACTTCTATTTAGAGATAAATGATCTCTATCATAATTTTTAATATAACTTTCATTAAATAGGTCAATTCCAAAACAATATTTCTGAGTATCAAAGTTTACAACATATGACATTGATGCTCCATTATGAACGCCTAATTCAAGATACGTATTTATAGGTATAAATTTTTGTATAATATGAAGACAAATTACTTTGTGATGACAAAAACGGTCACCAGAACTAGATTTAATATTATTTGTTAAATTAATATAATAATCCTTATTATTGTTATATTAATTAATTGTATAATTTGTGTTAATATATAATGTATACTAAAATATTTATTTTATACATTCAACGTATATAGAACAATTAGGTCTATTATTAAACATATTATTATTTTTGCATATAGGGCTAGAAGATTCTGTAAAATTAAGCTCCTTTATATTTTTAAACATACATTTATTTAATAATTGAATTAAATATTTTTTCTCAATGATATTAACATGTCCATAATAATCAGCGTTCTTTGGTATTTTGGTAAGCATTAATTTACGAATATTTTCAGGTTCACTATTCATTATTAGATTTATATCATTTTTATCTAATTTAGGCCCCATTGATACATTATTGATTCTATAGCTTATATTAAAACGTGAAAACCTATCTATTATATTATTACTTGTTCCTGTTCCCACTTCATGATTAATTTTTTTAAAAAAATCAAAATTATTATTTTTTAATTCATTTATTGATTTAAGAAAATCAGGGACAATAATTCTAAATAAACCACCCGGTTTAAGTATCCTATAAATATTTTGTATTATATTTTCTAGATATTCTTCCCTTATATGTTCTAAAGTATGTGAAGAATATACAATATCAAATGTTTCATCTTCGATAGGTAATTTATTCATCGTATTTAAATTAAACTCTATATCAGATTTATTATTAGATTTAGTTTTATCTACAGGATAATTAATTGTAGTAAGTTCAACATTATTAATATGTTTTTTCCAACTATTACTATCACATAAATTTAAAATTTTTGACATTTTATTATATATATATAACATATATTTTTTAAATTAAAAAATTAATAAACACCGAGTTATAAAACTGGGTCAAATGTCCCTACAAGGACTAATCTTTCTCTACCTTCTTTTTGTGGCATACCTCTATGAGCACCTGATACACAAGCAATTAACATATCATTTTGTTTTGGACTAAAAATAATATAATTTTTTTTATCTTCCTGATTTAAGGGTTCGTAAATATCATATTTTCTATGATAATTTTTCCCTATTTTTTTATGAGAACCTTTAATGAATGAAAATGGTCCATCGTGAACATCATTTATATCTGTTAAATAAAGAAAGTACTTAATTCTTGATGGATAATCTCCTGAATCAGCGTGAATTCCTCTAGTAGATGTAACTGATTTATTTAAATAAACATTATTGTTTATGAATTCATATTTAATTTTAAAAGAATCTTCTAATATCTGTTTAATATTTTTATTTATTTCATTAATTATTGCATTAGATTTATCATCAATAGATTTATCAATATGCCATATGTCTAATAGCCCTTCATCACCATCCCTTGACTTACAACGTCTATTAAATATTGTTTTATTAGAAACCCTAAGTGTATTAAAATTATTGTTTAAATTAACATTAATTTTTTCAATATCTGTTTTATTAATAACGTCTAAAATAGATGTTTTGAGATATTCGAAATCTTTAATATTCAGAAAATTTTTATATTCAGTAAATCCGTTATCTTCTAAAAATTCATTCATTATATATATATATATATATATATATATAAATTAATAAATAATATTACTTTTCTTATTAATTACTTCTTCCTTAAACTGTCACGCTTTGAACTCTCTCCAGCAAACAATCTTCGTGTACCAGGTTCATATTGTGTTGCTTTTTCAATATCACGAATTCCTTTTACTAATTTGATTAATCCACTTGGTTCTATACTACTGGATTGATCACTTCCCCACATATTTCTGTCTAATGTTACATGTCTTTCAACCCAAGTAGCACCCATTGCTACAGCAGCAAAACTTGTAACTAATCCATATTCATGACCACTATAACCAATTTCTGCTGATGCTCCCCATTTTTCTTTCATATGTTCAATATAACGAAGATTCAAATCTTCAACCGGACAAGGGTATGTAGAATTAGTATGCATAATAACATCTGGTTTTGATGCTTCTACAGCTTTTTCTATTTCTTTTTCTGTGCTCATACCTGTGCTAATAATGACATAGTCAAATAATTCTCTTGTTTTTTTACATAGTTCATAATCTGTGATAGATGCACTTCCCAATTTAGCAATTCTTGTATATTTAGACATCAATTTAGCACTATCAACATCCCATACACTTGCAAAGAATTCTATTCCAATTTTTCGAGAATAATCACATAATTCTTTAATTTGTTCTTCAGAAAATTCTAATTGATATTTGTATTCCAAGTAACTCATTTCACCCCAAGGTGTTTGTTTTCTTTTACTTTTTTGATGTTCTGGGACACATATATCAGGGTTTCTTTTTTGAATTTTTACATAATTTGCACCAGCAACCTTTGATAACATAATTAATTCTTTGCATTTTTCTATTGAACCATTATGATTAATACCAATTTCTGAAATTATATGAACCATTATTATATACTATTATTATATACTATTATGAATTATTATTTTATAGCAAATAATCCGAATAATAAAACTTTTATGGAAAAAACAATATTTACAAATAAAGATATTGTGGTAGTGTTTAATCATAATATGTATAAAAATTATAAGTCATTCAAAAATGCTACAGAAAAAATACATTTTTATAGGTCAGGAGGACCTAATGGTTATTGGGGGAAAGATATTATACAAAAATGCGAATGTACAAAATATCTTATTAATCATAATAAAAATGATTCTGATTTTAATAAAAAAAACATTATAGTAAAAGATACTAAAATGTTACAAGAACATAATTATAAAAAAGAAAAAAAGTCTCCACAATCTGGATCAATGGCGTTTCATTATTTAGAAAATAATACAGATATATGTAATCCTAAAAATAAAATATATTTAGTTGGATTTACAAGTGTATATAGAAGAGGTCTTTGGAGTGGTCATTCTAAAAAATTAGAAGATGCTTATTGGGATTATATAATAAAAAAATATAATAATATATATAGAATATAATGAAAATTATTACAAATAGTTTATTAGAATATGTTATAAAAGATTTTATTTCTTATAAAAAGTGTATTATATTTGGAAAAGGACCAACTTTTACAATTCTGGATAAAAAAAATTATACAGATACAGCATTTATATGTATTAATGAAACAATAAATTATATTGATAATTGTGATTTACTTGTATGTAATGATATTGAAAGTATTGAAAGAATTGATAAAAAAAGGTTACATAATTGTAAAAATATACTAATACCTTATTATATTCATAAAAACAGTATATCTCATAAAAATATAGATTATAAAAATGTTATTTCTATTATAGAAAAAGATTTTACAAATAATGTAATAATATATAATCTTCGAACAGGATATAAAAAGTATGAGGAGTATCCATATCTACAAACATCTCTTACTTCTACCCATACTGCTTTTGAATTTATTGTAAAATATATTAAAAATATACATATAGTTGATTTTTATGGTTTTGCAAAAGATGGAGATAATACAAAAGCAATATTTTATAATACAAAAAATAACATACATAATATTTCTCATAAATCAAGATATACTCAGTATAGGAATGTTATAAAAGATTTATCTAAAAATAATAATATTATTACAACATTTCACTAATAAAAAAATTATTTCTATTGAAAAATTATTATCTACCAGTCCATACCTTAATTACCGGTAAATGTGTAAATAAATGTATTTTATTAAACTTAATACCCCACGGGCAATAGTTATGTATATCACCAAATATTGTATTATTTGTTAATAATTTTTTTTTATCATGATTAGTTACACTATTTATTAGGGTATCATTTATACATTTTGTTTCATAATATTCTAATATGACAGCTATAACTCTTTCAAATGACATCCTATTATATCTATTTTTAATTACTTCTGTTAAATGAAAAAGATTATGATTATCATTAATCATTGTAAGTAAATCATAATTAATAATACTCATACCTCCAAAACACCCTCTCCATGTATTCTTATTATTATGTAATGTAATTAATTCAGAATTATTATCTAAAGAACTAAGAAGTCTATTTTCATCTTTTGGTTGATCCCAATTATGTCTGAAATCCCATAATTTAATACTTGTTTTTATATTTTCTTCTGTAAATTTTTTGTTTATAAAAACAGAATCATGAATAATACAAGCAATATCACAATGTTTATTTGTAATATAATATAAATATGGTAATAATTCACCTCTTCCTGGATATCCACTTTTAATAATTTTTGTGTTAATTAATGTATTTTCATAATTAGTATCAATATAATCATAGTTTGAATTATCATCAATTATTAAAATATTATTGGTTGGATAATATTTTCGAATTGATTTATATGAAAATTTCCAGTATTTATCTGTATCTTTTGAATTAACATGTCTTAATATTATAAATCCAAATGTAGTCATTATATATACTATTCTATAAATATAAAAAATAATAATATTATTACAATAATACAAATAAATTATTCGCTAAAAATAATATACTATTTTCTTATATACTTTTATATAGTATATATGAAAATATTAGTTTTTGGTTCTCGTGGGTGGATTGGTAAGCAATATATAGATTACTTGAAAAAGCATACTATAGAATACATAGAAGGTATATCACGTGTTGATAATATAGAAGATGTTGAAAAAGAAATAGATAAAGTTAATCCAACCCATATTATAAGTTTCATTGGTAGAACCCATGGTGTTATTGGTAATAAGGTATATTCTACAATAGATTATTTAGAAAAAGAAGGGAAATTGGTTGAAAATATTCGAGATAATTTATTTTCTCCTATATCATTAGCATTATTATGTAAAACAAAAAATATACATTTTACATATCTAGGAACAGGTTGTATTTTTGAATATGATACTACTCATACAAATGGATTTACAGAAAATGATACACCTAATTTTTTTGGTTCGTCTTACTCTATTGTGAAAGGTTATACAGATAGATTAATGCATAGTATTGATGTGTTAAATCTACGAATAAGAATGCCTATTAATTCTGAAAAGAATCCAAGAAACTTTATTACAAAAATTACCAATTATGAAAAAATATGTAGTATTGCTAATTCAATGTCTGTATTACCAGAACTAATACCAATTATAGTGGACTTAATGAAAAAAAAACATATTGGTACAATAAATCTAACAAATCCGGGTGTAATCACACATAATAAAATTTTAGAAATGTACAAGGAAATTGTAGACCCATCATTTACTTGGAAAAACTTTTCTATAGAAGAACAAGATACTATATTACTATCTAAAAGGTCTAATAATTATTTATCAACCCAAAAACTAGAATCATTATACCCAAATGTAAAAAATATACAAGAAGCAGTTAGAATTTGTTTAGAACAATATCCTATAAATTAATATCCTACAATATCTTAAAGTTTATTTTCACATAATAAATAATATAATTATATTATATGAGAATACTTGTAACAGGAGGTTGTGGATTTATCGGATCTAATTTTCTTAATTATGCTGTCAAAAAATACCCTTCTTATTTTTTTGTAAATGTAGATTGTATGTATTATTGTGCGAGTAAAGACAATATAGATAAAAAAGTAAACGATTCCGATAATTATACTTTTATAGAAGCAAATATCACAAATCTTTCTTTTATAAAATATATAATCCAAAAAGAAAATATTACACATATTATTCATTTTGCTGCACAATCGCATGTAGATAATTCTTTTGAAAATTCTTTACAATATACATTTGATAATGTAAAAGGAACACATACACTTTTAGAAGCGGTAAGACAAGTTGATACAAATATTGTTTTTTTTCACTTTAGCACAGATGAAGTATATGGTGAATCAAAAGAAAATGAACCAGCAAAAACAGAATTTTCCTTATTGTCTCCTACCAATCCATATGCAGCATCAAAAGCATCTGCAGAAATGTATGTAATGTCCTATAGACATTCTTATAATCTAAAAACTATTATTACAAGAGGAAATAATGTATATGGTCCAAATCAATATCCAGAAAAACTAATCCCAAAATTTATTCAATTATTACAAAATCAAAAACCTTGTACTATACACGGAGATGGTTCTTCACTACGTTCTTTTATTCATGTATATGATGTTTGTACCGCTGTAGATATTATACTTCATAAAGGAAATATTGGAGAAATATATAATATTGGTAGTCATGTTGATTTTGAAAAATCTGTTCTGACTATTGCAAAAATTCTTGTAGAAAAAATTAATAAGACCAAAGATTATAAGAAATATATTACTTTTATACAAGATAGACCTTTCAATGATAAAAGATATTTTATTACAAATACAAAACTTACAAAACTTGGGTGGAAACAAGAAAAAAAATTATTAGAATCTATCGATGAACTTATATATTCATAAAATTATATATAGATAAAAAAAGTGTAGTAAATATATAAAAACAATTGTATTTTACAATACTATATATATAAAAAATTATGTATAGAAAATTTACATTTTCTTGTTCTACATTTGGAGGATATTCTACAATTATAGATATTGAAGAATATAAGACTATAGAAGAAATATGTAAAAAAGCTGTAAAAGATTTATATAATACACTTTCTGTTCATACTTTGTATCAATTAAAAAATACACTTGTTTTACAAAAGTATCATATTCATAGTATAAGTGTAAAAGATATCAAAAATCAAGAAAAAGAGTTTTATATCTGTAATTGTAAAGAATGTTAAATAATATATGTATTATGTTTTTTGTATAACTCGAAATGTTATATTAATTAGAAGTATTTTTACTTTTTTATCCATTACAACAATAGAAGACATTTCATCTGATACAAATACAACTTCTTTTATAATACTCGAAAATATATTTTTACCTATTTATGTAGGAATACTATTCGGTACATACTGAACACCAGAAACTTCGGAAACACCCTTGTTTGTAGGCATTATTTTTTGTATTATATAATACAAAAAAAATTGACACGTGGGGGGTGAAGATCAATATAGTACTATTTTCACTAGAGCGAAGAACTTTTCGGTTGCTTTTGAAGATGTCGTCAATATTCCCCAATAATGAAGGCGACAAATTTGCTTCTTATGTCCTTTTTTTCTCGATAGAAGAAGAAAAAGAAGAAGAAGAAGAAAAATATGTATGGAACGCTCCTGCTGCTGCGTTTGCCGGTGACAAATTTGCTCAGTTTATTCTGGGGGATTGCTACAAGAATGGAGAAAGGGTCGCAAAGGACTTGAAGAAGGCGATGGAGTGGTTCAAGAAGTCGGCGGATCAAGGGCATGCAAGTGCTCAGAATAGTCTTGGGCTTTGCTACGAGAAGGGAGAGGGAGTAGAAATGAACTTGACGGTGGCGGTGGAGTGGTATTCGAAGTCGGCGAAGCAAGGGCGTGCAGATGCTGAAAGTAATCTCGTAAGATTACGAGGAGAACAACCAGGTTTGATTCCTTTTTTCAAAGAATCACAAATTTAGTTTTTCTTGGGGAAAGTCTTCCAAAAAAAATAGTATTATATAATAAAAAAAAAATTGACACGGAGGGGGGTGAAGATCAATATAGTACTATTTTCACTCGAGCGAAGAACTTTTCGGTTGCTTTTGAGAATCATGCCTTATTGCATAAAAGAAAGCGGTGAACTTTGCTACTGTTGTCAGTGTAACATCACTAAGTTTCCGAAAGATTTTGATTATCAAATAAATTACAAAAAAGCACCAGAAGAAAAAGCGGTTTCTCCGATCATAAAAGCCTTGGTGAACAACCTGAAAGCAACCTATAAAGCCGAGGCCAAAACAAAAAAAGAGAATACTTTGTTTGAACCAAGACTTGTGCCTTTACAAAGAAAACCGACCGAGGCCGAGCAAGAAGAAGCCGAGGAAATATACAATAAATGGCTACTCAAAAGAAAGCGTCCAAAGTAGTTAACCAAGCATATAATGGGAAGGTTCGCAAAAAATAGTTTTTATTTTATATTATTTTTTTAGTATATAATATTCAATCCAATATTTTTGTGTAATATCCAATTTTTTGTATTATATAAAAAAAAATTGATACGGGGGGGTGAAGATCAATATAGTACTATTTTCACTCGAGCGAAGAACTTTTCGGTTGCTTTTGAGATCGAATATGAGCACTTCCAATTCAAGTGATAAAACGATGGTGATCTATTTGCCCCGTGTACTCTCTAAAAATTGGACTTCATCATTTGAAGTTTTTTTTAATCAGTCTAGATTTAAACATGGTGATGTAGATAAAAATTGCGTAAAAGTGCTTATAGCAAAAATGAAAAAAAATAAAAACTTCAAACCCACTGACCATCATCCATCACCTACTGCAAATGAGCTAGAATGTGCCCATGAGTATATGAAAAATCACCAAAAAAAGTCTTGAGAACCTAACTCAGACTCGGTGGCATGTGCCGGGGTAGCTTACCAAAAATCGCTCAAAAGTGAGTGAACTACTTCCTCAAGTCTAATAATGGGAAGGTTCGCAAAAAATAGTTTTTATTTTTTACTCATTTTTATATATTATATGTATATATACTATAAAAATGAATATAGTTGTGATTGCGATTGGAATTTCCTTACTTTGTGGAACAATTGCTGTTTCTGTAAATCCAAAGATTTCTAAAGAAAATAAAGAATTCTTACATTCTTTGGATGATGGTCAGAAAACTATTTACGAACTAGTCAAAAAAGAAAGAATGAAAATATATGCCTGGGGAACTATGCTTGGTATAGTAGTAAGTATATTTGTATTATTTATGACAAAATTACGTAATGCTTTTTATCGTGGATTTGCTGTTATGACTATTTCTTTAGGAATACAATATTTTTTTTACACTCTATCTCCTAAAAAATACTCTATGGTAGAAATATTAGACAATGAGACTCAACGAAGAGAATGGAATGAGGTATATAGAGAGTATCAATGGTCCTATCATATGGGAATTGTAGTAGGACTTGTTGCTACATTTGCTCTTGGATATGGGTCATAATAAATTATTATTATGTAATATAAGTAGTAAATATATATTATGGGAAAATATCTAACAGACCAATATACTTTATTACATTTTGCGGTAGGTGTTATATTCTATTTTTTTGGTATTTCATTTATACATTTTGTAATAATACATACTATCTTTGAAATTGTAGAAAATACAAAAATAGGAATTCATATTATAAATACTTATTTTGTATTTTGGCCTGGTGGAAAACCACAAGCAAATCATATTATAAATCGTGTAGGAGATACATTTGGTGCTATTCTAGGTTGGGTATTCGCAAAATATCTTGATATATATTATAAAAAAAATGCCTGACTTTGAAAAATCTGGAAATTATTATTATGAAGTAAATAAACGTAATGGACACAAGACACGGATTTCAAAAGACAGATATAATTCTGAAAAAAGTAAAAAAGTAGTTAGAAATACTTCTACAAAAAGGTCTTCTAAAAATAATGTAAAAAAGAATACTTCTACAAAGAAATCTTCCAAAAAAAATAATAATACAGAAATTCCAAAACTTTTTGCACCTTGTATGAGAGATAAAGGAACAATTGGAAAGAAAAGACATCTTGAAATGATTACCTATGAAGTTCTTTTTTTTGAAGGAAGTAAAAGGTATCAAGCTCAAGGAAAAAATCCTTTATGCAAAGGAATACTAACAAGATTTGTTTCAAAAGATGTTGCTATGCAGTGGGAAAAAGCAACTGGTAAAAAAATAAAAATTATCAAAGAAACATTAGAACAAAAGAAAAAAAGAGAAGAAGAAGATAAAATATTCAAAGAAAGACAAAAAATGGAAAAAATATTAAATCAAAAGACTCCTTCAAGTTCTTATTATGGAGAGTATTTACACAACTATTCTAATACAAATCATAATACCAATAATAGTAATACCAATACAAAAAAGGTACTACGAAGAAAAGTAAAAAAAGAAAATGTAAATATAGATACAGTAATTAGAAAAAAATTACAAAAAGTACAAAAAGAAACATTATATAATTCTATTGTACAATTACATTTTCGAAAAAAACATAATAGTATGGTATATGAATACAAAGTTCGTGTAGGAAAATGTCCTCAAACCAATAATTATATATATGAAGTAATTATTGAAAATGTAACTGATACAAATATGTATCAACAAGTTATGAATAAAACATTGGTTTCCACGGAAAAAAGTTTGTTGGACAATTTGCTAAAATCATAAAAAGAAATTTTTTTTTATTATTCGAGAAATAAATGATTACATATAATATATAGTTTCTTGTATTTATGGATAAATACAAACAAGTAAGTATTATATTATTTTACAGTATATGGTTTGTATGTTCAATATTTTCAAATTATATACTATTTTTACTATTTCTATGTAATTTTTTATTTTATGTTATATTTAGAACACCAAAATTACATACTATAATTACATCAAATGAAGATAGTATTAAAATTTTATTTTATATTTTTGCAAATATTACATTTTGGGTTATGGATATAGGGTCTAAATTAATAAAAGCTTTTGATGAAAAAGGACATATATATAGAAAAATACAATTACTATTTTCTATATTTGTATTATATATAGGTTCGTTAATAATATTATATGAAAAATATGGTCCTTTATTAACTTTCATAAAAAGTTTATCTCGTAAAATTATTATTATCATACCAATTAGTATTTTTATTGGTATTGGTATGTATTTTTCTATAAAAAAGCTAGATTCTTATAAGGATTTACCTGATATAATTGTATGTATATTATTACTACTTTTACCTATATGTATATTTATTAATTATGGTTCTTATAAAAAAGACATTACAATATTTACGTCGAAACATTATTTATGGTTAATTATTTTAGTATATTGTATTATTGGATTTTATATATATACATTCTCTAATAATAAAGATGAAGATAAAAATAATAATAATATAAGTGATGAAGATGCTGATGTTAATAACAGTGATGATACTAGCGATGAAGGTGATGATATAGATGGTAATGATGTAGATGAAAATACAGAATGTGATATTGATATTACTATTGAATAATTACTATTGAATAATTACTATTGAATAATTACTATTGAATAATTACTATTGAATAATTACTATTGTATATATACATATGTATATTTTTGTAAAAAAATATTTATAAATACATTTTTGTAAAAAATATTTATAAATACGTTTTTTTTTTTGTATACAAGGAAAAATTAATAATAAGAAATGTTTTTTAGGTATAACCATACATAATACACTACACTTAGTTAGCATATCCGAGACCACCCATACCGGACATGATACGGAGGACGTTGTAGTTGATGGCATACACACGAATCTTGGAACCCTTAGATGCTTTGGTGGTCAACTGAAGCTGGAGAACAGCGGAGTCGATACGAGAGAAGTTGCAAGTTCCGGAAGGCTGGTGTTTCTCAGGCTCAAGAGCGAAAGAGTATACGTTAATACCAGTAGCAGGGACATTGGTGTGGTGCTGGTAAGGTTGGACAAGGTTGAAGTAAGAACCGAGGCGTTCCTGGAACCTATCGTGTCCGTTAAGCTGGAGTTTGGCACGAACAACAGGGTTGCGTCCAGCGTTGCGAGGAGCAAGACCGGCATGGTCAGCACCATCACCAGCGTCATCACCAGAGAAGTTCATAGGAGCCATAAAGGGTCCGGCGAAACCACCATTCTTATCCGGGAATCGCATAGCGCGAACACGAGCGGTAGTTCGGGAAACACCACCACAAGGCTTGCAGGTACCGTTACCTTCTTCAGGACAACCACTATCCAGGTCATTACATTCTGGTCCACCTCCTTCATTCCAGGTAACAGGGAATGATCGAGCCATGTATCCAGATTCAACATTGGTGTTAACAAGTAGAGCTTGACTAGGAACATTATCACAATCCCAGTTAGACCACGCACAATCAACATCATAGTCATCCGTGTAGTTATTCCACTGGTTAGCACCAGGCATAACAACAGCATCACGCTGAACAACCCAGACAAGTTCTTTGACGGGGTGGTTGAAGTTCAATTTGACCTTAACATTGGTGTTGACAGTAGATTCATCACCGGTAAACTGGAGCTGTTCAATAAGGTATTCGTGAGAACTCTGGGCGAAACGACGACGTTCATCAGTGTCCAAGTAGATGTAGTCAATGAAAAGACTAGCACACTGGAGAGAAGGAACGCAGAACAAGTTATCGCATCCGGAAAGAGAAGTTCCGCATTCACCAAGAGAAGATTCGTCCAAGCAAGCGACGTAGCATTCGGACTTGTTGCGGAACTCAAGGTTGATTCGGACTTCGTGGTACTGCAAAGCAATAAGAGGAAGAGCAAGACCAGGGTTGCGACAGAACCAGAACTGAAGAGGAACATACAAAGTAGTAGCTTCCGTTTTCTGGAGTCCAGTTCCGGTCAAGTGAACGGTGTTTCCAACCATATTGTCATAACCGACCTGGAGACCTGCTTTCTGGGTCAATTCGTTCCAGATGGTAAGCCAGTCACCATACTGTTTGTCAATCTGCTGACCACCAATATCAACGGTAACATATTTGATCAAGCAATGACCAATGTAGTTAACCCATCGGAAGCGAGCACAAGAGCTATCGCAAGGTACGCAAACTTCAGGAAGAGTAACCTGGAGGTATACACGAGAGATAAGGTCACCATTACGAGAAATGGTGGCAGTAACACGCTTACCAAAATCAGGAGATCCAGAGAAAGTCTGCTCTACACTCTCCATGGCGAAGTTGGTGTGGCGTCTGTAAACGACCTTGAAAAAAGTAATCTGAGGGTTGCCAGTAAGATAAACATCCTGAGCACCATAAGCGACGAGTTGCATTAATCCACCAGACATTGTATAAGTTTTTGTATTATACTATATATAAACAAAAAAATTATACAATCTACAACGAAGAAAAATTCTACGATGTGCGTTTGATTTGTATACATTTTCCTTTTTTTACATTACAAGACTTACATAAGAATTGGTATGTAGCATTTTGTGTATGGTATTTCTGCCATCGTCTCTTGAATGCTATATCTTCTTTTGTAAATTTTTTACCATATTTATGATACAAAAATGTAGTTGGTATATTTTGAGTATTGATTGGTATTTCTACAAATTGTGTAGTAAGTTGTATAAAAGAAGGTTCTTTATGGTCTACTTGTATATTTTTTGTAGAATCACATATAGAACATTGTGTATTAGTAGTATTCCTTTTCCATAATTGTATTTGTCTACGTATTGCTTGACGAAAAGCAGATTGAAGAGGGCATTGTTCTTTTCGTTTTGTAGCGGTTCCATTTCTCCAAGAAATTGTTAGCCATTTATTACAATTATATACTTTTACTTGTAAAAGCAATGCTTTAGTTCTAGACCTAGTGATACGAAAAGCATATACATTTTCTAATTTGTCTAACCATTGTTCTTGTTCCATAAGAATTTCTAAGAAATCTATAAATGCTTCATGGTCTCTATTGATAATTCTATGGACATGTTTTTGTAATAGATTACGTATAATTTCTTCTTGTTCTTTGATAGACATTGTATATAGTAATTATACAGTAATTATACAGTAATTATACAGTAATTATACAGTAATTATACAGTAATTATACAGTAATTATATAGTAATTATACAGTAATTATATAATTAATAGATATTGTATATAATAATATATATTTTGTATTATTATATAAAAAATGAATAAGTGGAAACACAAAAAAGCAAAGGAAGTGTATCCTTATTTAATAAAATTACTAGGAAAACCTGTATTTGCTAGTAATGTTCCAAATGGAATGGTATATTGGAAAAAAAGAGGATTATTTACAGAACATCTATTGCGAGATGAAGAAATCAAACATTGTGTTCCAGTAAATCATTATGACTTTTTTTATTCTTCTATAACATTCTATGTTCCACCGGACATATTAAAACGTGTTTTGTCTATAAGTGGTTCTATCAATTATGATGGACTAAAAAATTTGATAACAGCAAGATGTGGTGGAATACAAGCAAATATTGCTACATTATATTTAGCAATGTCTCTAGTTTCTGGTAAAATTACCATACAAGAAATTAAGAAAAAAGGTTTGTATGGAAAATATATTCGTGGAGAAATGAAAAGTCATACAGAATTACAAAAAGAAATGATACAAATGAAAAAAAAGAACCATGCAAAATACAAAAAACAACTTACAGAACCTTTTTATGAACTTGCATTTCCTCATTGTTGATAGATGTATTATCACATCTACATGTTGTTTCTAAAAAAGATAATGCTTTTTTTGTATACATTTCTATTTCGTTTTTATCTATGATGCTAATATGTGTAATAATACAATTATGCTCTAGTTCAATACACTTTTTACAATTTGAATTAGAAAGAATAATACCATATATATTTTTACAAGCAATATAATACATTTTATATATACAATAATATTGTATATTTATATATAATTTTATGCTTTACATTGTAAAGGAGAACTTGTTACAGTAATACCACAATATTTTTTAGGGTCTGATTTAAAATCAATACATTTATATATGTTATGTTTTTGACAAACTTCAAGAACAAATGTAAAATTATCCCAAAATTCTTCTGTGTGTCCAATAGAAATTGTCATAATATGCGATAGTTCATGTAAAGCAACAAATAGCAATAAATTTTCATCTACTAGTGCATTACTTCCATCTTTTGCTCTTACACATAATACTATTTTTTCACCTTTATTGATAGAAAAAGATGTTTCTGTTCCTTTACCATTAGATTCTTGTAACATGCAATATGGAAATCGTGTTAATAATCTTTGTACTCTTTCATCCTCTTTATGTTCTTTTTCTAATAATTTACAAACTTTCTCTAATGTTTGATGTGTTCTTCCAAGTAAATCACACGCTTCTTGTTTATCGGGTAATATACGAACCCTATATTTTTTATGATTCACCGTAGAAACAATATATTCCATATTACTTTGGATAATATCTACTTGTATTAAAAACACATATACTAGAACAATACCAGTAATAACATATACTATAGTATTTTTCATATATATACTCTATATGATATATGAAAAGTAATTATTTTTTTGTATTAGAATCAATATATTTTTGAATAATATCTTTATAATCTTTTTTTTCATAATAAGGACTTTGTTGTAAGCTTATTACTCTTGTTTCTTTCATAAAATCTTCAAAACCATGTACACTTTCATAACAATGTGTCTTACCACAATATTGTCTAGGATTCATTTCACCCATATATACATAACACTCTATACAATGACAAGGAGGGGGTAAATATTGCATATATTCCATCTCTTTGCAATACAATATATGATTTTCTTCTTCTAATTGTTGTTTTTTTAGTATATCTTTAATATGGCATAATTCATGACTCATTTATGATTTTTTATGGGTATTGTATCGTATACTGTCAGGTTGTAAAAAATCAATTTCTTTTGTAAAAATATCGCACTTATGTATTGTACTGGTATTATTCCATATCTTTAATACACAATTAGATATTTTTGGACTTAATGATATACCGGTAATAATATCTTTATTTTCAATATTTTGTATTAATGTATTTCCAACAAAAGCACATGTTAATCTCTTCCAAATACTATTTGTAGATTTTTTTTGTGTCTTAAAAGACCAATACCCTCCGTCTTTATTATGAATATCCTCCCAAATAGGAAATATACCCTTTTTCATTAAAAAAAACATACCGGCCGTAAATTGATTTTTAAGTGTATTATACAATTGCCATAATTCTATACCATTATGAATACATTTATCGGGTAAATCTTCACATAAATTTATATAAGAATCTTTACTCCAAGATTTTTCTGTTACAGAATGGTACCAAAGAACATACTCAGAGTCAAATGGAAAAAGGTTATCTTGTTCTTCCATAGTGAATAAAGTATATTATATATATAATAATCTTTATGTATTTTCTAGTAAATGTATAAAAATATTATAATAAAAAATTGACATTTCTTTTATACAATAATATAATTTATACTATAAAAATATATTGAAATTATCTTCACAATATGAGTATGTTTTCTATGTTTCTTTTTGTGGTTTTTACTGCTATAATGATGTATCATTCTAATATGATAGATATGACAACGTCATTACAAATAGGAGAACAGCTCTCTTTTGATATATGTAATACATTTACTCTTTTTACAATCCGTAAAGAGAAGATTATAGAACATAATGCGTTTATTGATTATATTATAAATAATGACAACACGTCTCTACAATGTAAACCTAACGAAGAGTATGTATATAAAAATATGGAAGAACTTATTTCTTCTGTAGAAAACTCTATTCAAAGTATAAAATAATACTCAGAAAGAAGAAATATATAATCATATAAAGTAATTATATAAAAATTGAATATTATACTATATATAGTACAAATTACATAGTAAAATTTTTCATAATACAAGAAAAATGAGTTCAGAAAACGAAGACATGACAAGGTCTATTCATGAAGAAAAGAATATAAGTGAATCTGAAAATGAATCTGAAAATGAATCTGAAAATGATTCAGATAATGATTCTGATAATGATTCTGATAATGATTCGGATAATGATTCTGATAATGATTCGGATAATGATTCTGATAATGATTCTGATAATGAGTCGGATAATGATTCTGATAATGATTCTGATAATGAGTCGGATAATGATTCTGATAATGATTCTGAAGTAAAACCAGATACTCCAAAAAGAATAAAAGTATACAATAATACCCCTTTATTAGAAAGAAAGGTTTTTCCTTGTAGCTTTTGGTTTATACGACAAATGGTAGAAGATGATGTTTCTACATTATTACATTTTGTAACAGAAACTGTTAAAGAATTATTTGAAGTTCCTGATATAGAAGTATATATTCTTCAAGGAAGTCGTGAGAAAGACCGTGTTAGAGTAATATGTTCTAATATATTTGTGAATATTGAAGATATGAAAAATGTTCGCAGACTTGTATTATTAAAGTACAATCTTGCTAATAATAATGCCATTATTCCTATTAATGATATTGAACTAATCCAAGAGCCATCTATTTGGAATACTCAAATATATGATATGGGTATTCATAAAACATATTCACAACATTTTACTTGCTATAATGTAGACCTTATATCCGATGATAATATACAAAATATTCTTATACAGTGTTCGCAATTATATGAAAAGAGATCTAGAGAAACAGAAAAATACACACAATTTCAAGATGAAGGTGGTTCTGATGCGGAATGTATTCTTGAACAAAAAAGTAATACTGTTATAAATATACAGGGTCATGGTATACAAGAGGATATAAGAAAAATGCTTGGGAGTAATATTGAGAAATGTAAGGAGTATTTTTTACAACAACATCCAGACTCTGTATTGAGACAGATAAAAGAATTAGATAATGAAATTTATATATTAGATTTCACAAAATCTAATACAATATGTAAAATTTGTAAGATTGTTCATCAATCGAATCGCCAATATATGACATATTCTAAAAAAACAGAAGATGCATACTATATGTGCTATGACACTGAAGCAAAAGGTAAAAAAATTGTTATTTCATATAAACAAAAAAGAGAATCTACCATTATAGATATCGGACACAGTACAAGTTTCGTATAATTGTAATATAAAACTCTATAATTATAGTATATATACAATGAACAAATTAGATTATTATTTGTTTAAAATGTCAGGTATATTTTTGACATTTTATTTTATATGTAAAGATTCTTGTAAAAAATCTAAATTTTTACAGTATATAGCGAAACCATTTATATATTGTAAAAAAAAAATAAGAAAAAGCAAGGTTATATCTAATCACGAAGATATTGTTATTAACAAAGTATATATAGTAAGAAATGTTACAAAAAAAGGAAAAAGAAAAATAAAAAAAGAAGAAATTGAAGATTTTGATATACAAAAAAAAAATATACCAAAACTACAAGTTGGTGATATTATAGAAATACATTATACTATTTATTATGTAGAAAATAACAAGATACTTTCAGAAGAATATATAACTCCTTATATGCATCCAAGCAATATTCATTTTCCACCGTATACAATAGAAGAAATTAAAGAATATAAAGAAAAAAAGACATATAGAAATGGTATTCTAGATGCATCGTGTAACAAAGATGATATTACAGAATATATTACAAAATTATCTGGACCAAAAGGGAACTTTTATAAAGATATACCTTCTAGGTTTGGTATTCGTATTCCATTATCTCTTATTCAAAAAAATCCAAATGATGTAGTAGAAATAACTGACAATTGTGCAAAAGACTATGTATTTACTAAACCTACAGATAGAGTACAAATTGATTGTTTAATCTAGAGAACATCCCCAACATGGTATTTTGTCTTTTTGCACATATTTATGAAAATCAGGGTGTTCTTCAATAGAGAAATCGGATGAAGAACAACCTCTGTCTCTTGGATTATTGAATGTAGCACGAAATTTACGACATTCTGGTAAGTCAGCATTTTCTGATTTCCAACAACTACAAAATGGATCAAGTTCAGAGTTCTCATAACAATAAGAATCTATTCTATTTTTACACTTATTATTTAGAGTATCATAGTTCATACCTTCTTTCCATTGTGTATTTTCACATTCATGGTATTTCATTGGATGTAGTTCCGATTGAACTAAGAATGGACTTTCTTCAATAGTTTGTATTTCTCTATTATACCAATCTTCAATTTCATCTGGTATTGTGTTACAGGTTGGATAGTTTATCTTGTATATTTCTTTAGCAATTCTTCTATTATTACCATAATTTATATCATTAATAATATAATTTTTATTAGAATCGATATAAATAGAAGGACATTTTCGTTTTTCATAATTTACACAATCCGAAACACATGTTGTTTTTGTACATTTTGAAGTACAAGTTTCTGTATATTCTTGTATTTTTTCTACAGTAGATGTATGGTGTTCCATAATACTTTTTACAACAATTGTTGGTTCTGTAAAATAATCTAATTCTTTTTTATCTAATGATTTATTTAGAATAATAAGTTTCTTAAGTCCAATATCATATAAATTGGTATCATTATTAAATTCGATCGGTTTATCATTATCAAGAACTATTTTTATTTCTTCTTCAAGAACTTTATAATCATTCGCATATACAGATAATACTTTATTATCATACGTCATATATAAGGAAACTTCTACTTCATTATAAGAGAAAGATCCCTTTTTTTTTTTATTTATATAAATAATACTATTTCCAACTCCTTTTGCTATTTCTATATCAATATTCTCTTCATTTTCACACGGTATTGTTATCCCAATCGCATTTTTAATTTTACCAGGTGGTATATTTTCACCACCTAGCATAGGAGCGTTCGTAGTTGTTTTATCAATATCACTTTCTTCTTCATTCGCAGATTGTTCAGCAACAGATATTTCTCTATCTGCTACATCATCTATACTATCCATTGTATGAATAGTATAATGTATTATTATAGACCACTCTTTATTTAGTTTATAATTTTTTATTTGTTTTGTAATAAAAACAGTATCATCTACATTAAATCCTTTTTCAAAGTTCCAACAACTTGTATCCTCTTCTTTAGAATGTGCAATAGTCATATCATTCTTATATGTACTAAGGTCTTCCCAAGTTTTACCAACTTCTACATCTTGTGTAATAATACTTTTTCGAAGAGGATATATATGTGTATATAATCCTGTAATATGTTTTGTAAAAGGAGATAATTTTTCTAATGACATGTTTTTAGAACTATTTGTATTAAAATGTTCTATATGAACATTTGTCCCAGAACATTTACAAGAAGTTACAATACAGCTCATTACAACTATCATAGTTATAAGAAGTCCAATTGGAACAATATATCGTATTATATTGATGTTTGGCATACTTTATGGTATATCCTATATTCCTATATATACTATATAATAATAAAAATCAATGACAAAGTGCCATAATAATATACGCAACAAAAGAATGTTCTTTGTTCATTTTTATAAAGTGTATTGTATTTTGTATAAAATGTTCTTTGTAAGACTCGGACACAATCGATAAAGTATAGTTGGCACTGTTTGACCATTCCATATAATGTTCTTTAATATAGTCCATATACATAGATATCTTACAAAATTCCTTGTTTGTTGAAGTGTCAAAAGAAATGTTATCAAGAATAGAAATAAGCATATTTCTGAGATGTGTTTCTTTTATCAATGGCATAATTGAATTAATATCGTTATAAATACCCTTTGATGTTTGTATCAACGAATGTGTTTCACTTGGTAACAGGAAACCACATGTTTCACGAACACAATCTGCTGGGAGTTTGTTCATTTTTTTCAAAAAAAAAAAGTACAGTAAAAAGCACAATTTTTTTTATTATTACTATATACTATATATTTCTATTTTTACATTATTCAATTTTTTATATTGATAAAGAACCAAACAACTCTTCTAATGTATCATTATATGCACCTACTCTTGTAAATATATCTTCTGTTATATGAATATTATGAATTCTACAAGAATATTCTAAAAAAGATAAAAGACTTTTGTTATTCATAACAATACGATATGTGTAATCATCATACTTCACTGTGGTATCGGTTTCTATATCATCATCTGATTCCTTTATACAATCTTTCATATCATTATCATCAATATCATCAATATCGTCAATATTATCAATATCATCAATATCATCCATTTCTTTTACAGATGATATATGAGTATTATTCATTAATGAACTCATTGTGTCAATAGTAGTAGTAGTATTTTCTAGGTCTTTTGGAGTATCCTCCCATTCTACTTTCTTATTACCCATATCATTATCTATTCTATGTCTTTTAGTTCCGTCTTTCACAACAACTTCTCCAATATTATGTATGGTAAATAGTTCTTTCATATTTTCACATATTGGAATATGTAACCAAAATGTTTTTTCCTTACAAGAACTAAATATTTGTTTAAAACTTTTATAAAACATAATCTTATATTCTTCTGATTTACCTTTCAACATAATTTCTATAGTTTTACGAAAAGAATAGTAATTCAATATTAGAACATAATTTTTTTCAGAATGTGCCCTATACTGTAAAAATTTCTGAATTTCTGTAGAAGCAAACCCGAATGTATAAAAGTCCAAATTAGATGAACCAGATGGGATAACCTCACCTATTTTTAGTTGTAAAAACATTTTTGCAACTTTTTCATGAATACCTAGATTTACCCACCCATATAATGTTTCTAAACACTTTTTCCACGAATATAATGTCATAGGAAAAGGCTTTAAGTTTCGGGATACCCCATATTCCGGATGACATAATTGTCTTGTTACTTCCTGAATACACTTTTTATCCATATGTATTTCTTTACTATATCAGATAGAAAGTCATATATAATATAATAATCATTTTTTTATACCGTATTATATTATATATACACATATAATGTCAATATTCAAAAATATTACAAAAAATAAGAATACACGTATCATATTTTCTATTATTTGGGGTTTAGGACTAGCTTCCTTGTTTCAAAGAGTATGTAAAGGAAGAGAATGTATAGTATACAAGGCTCCAGAACCTAATTTTATACAAAAAAATAGTTTCAAATTTAATGACAAATGCTACTCATACAAACCAAAATTTGTAGAATGTAAAGGAGGTGAAATAGAAGAATAATGTATGTATAGAATATAATGAAAAATATTACTGAAATACTTTTAAATAACAAATATCTTTTGTTATTAGTAGCTCTTAGTCCAATATACTATGCTGTATTACAATTCTTGTATCGTTCTAAGAAAATTGTATTGTTTTATATATTACTAGTATCTATTATAGTTCAAATTTTTTCTGTGTCACAAAATATAATATGAAAGAATTAATAGGAATTTTTATAGTAGGTATAATATTTACTGTATTACAAGAAAAATGGATATGCTATTGAGTAAAAGAATGGTATTTATAATATATAGTATTCTTTTTTGTATCTTATTGTATATATATAAAAATAGAGAAAATAGAGAAGAAATAAAAAAAACTATAGTATAAAGTATATAATAATAATAATAATAATGTCTATTTGTAATGAATCTAATTATGGAATACTATCTGTAGAACAACCTGCGAGTATTCAGTGGAATATGGGACATGGCGTTCCAGGAAATATGGATGGTCTTATTTTACAACCAGGTGGTCATTCATCGTGGAGAAAAAAACCCAATAACGTACCTTTACGAAAAAATAACTTATGGACACCAAGCGGGACACCTTTACCTTTACGAAATGAAAGAATGATTCAAGCAATTCCTCGTGATAGTATGACTATGTTTGCAAGTAATATTTCCAGCCCTTCTTGTTGCCCATCAACATACTCTACGTACGGAGGATGTATATGCACTACAAGAGAACAAAGAAAAATGGTAGGGGAAAAAAGAGGTGGTAATAAACATCATTACGCAGATTCTTTCTAATTTTTACAATGTATATGACAATATATATTTTCCGTATAATTTTTTCGAAATAATTTTAATTTTTCTATTTCTTCTAAAGAAATAGAAAAGTTTTTTTCTTTTTTTTCTAATAATATCATACTTTTAACTGTATAATTATACAATATACCAGGGTCTGTATGTTTAATGATATTTTTACATTGAATGTTTTTTTTTGTAATCTTTTTACAGCGAAAATATTTTTGTAAAAAGATATCACAATATTCTCGTAACTCTTTTTTTTTTCTAAATTCACAGCATTTTATAAGTATTATATTTCGTAACATGAAAAATGCTTTTTTATCATATAATGTATTGTATGTAGAAAAAATAATTTCTTTATTCTCTTCAAAAAGAGATAATAAATTCTTAGTAATTTCTATTCTTTCATTATATGAAGCATTGCTAAAAGATTCAAAGCAACTATGTGCTTGTATTGAAAAAGATTTTCTCTTTTCTTCTTTTTCTTTTTGTATTTTTCTAATTTGTTCCATTATATTAATCTGTTTTATATAAAAAGTTATGTATATGACATGTATGTTATAAATATCAATTTTTATAGTATATTATGATGAGGTTATTATTGTATATTTTTTTATATATTATCATATAATACAAAATATTCTCTATGTCTATTCCGAAATCAACCCCGGTTAATGAACTTCCTCAACAACCCCCAAACTTCCAAGAACCAGTTGTACCTCAAAATGGAGGACAAGTTCAGCCAGAATATAATGAAAGACAATTTGTCCCTGTTCAACAATCTCATTCCCAAGACCAACCTCCTGGACAATTTCAAGGACAACCTCCAGGACAATTTCAAGGACAACCTCCAGGACAATTTCAAGGACAACCACCAGGACAATTTCAAGGACAACCACCAGGGCAATTTCAAGGACAACCGCCAGGGCAATTTCAAGGACAACCTCCAGGACAATTTCAAGGACAACCTCCAGGACAATTTCAAGGACAACCTCCAGGACAACCCCAGGATAAAAAGAATGTGTTACATCAAAAAAACCCAGTTTCAGGTAAAAAGGGTATGGTTCAAGATATATTGAGTAATTGGAAGATTTTACTAATATGTTTTATTGTACTTTTTGTATCACAACAAGAACCTTTGCAGGAACTTGTTCGTAAGCTATTTCGTGTTATAAAAGTTCCTGAAAATATTCTTTTTTATGTGACTAAACTAGTAATATCACTTGTTTTTGTTCTTATATTCTTTTTTACAAATCGTAATTTGTAATTTTTTTTTACACTATAATGTTATATAATAAGAACAATATGAAATCTTCTAAGAGAACTTTAAGAAATATAAAAAAACCATATACTATATTTAAAAAACTAAGTACTAAAAAACTAGTATATGGTCATATACTCGTTTTTATTGCTATTTTAGGAATAGTTCCTCCTGAAAAAGTGATAGGAATACAAAGAATTATTACAACATTTGTATCATTATTCTTTACACTATATTGGATCTTGGGCAATTGGAAAAAAAGCTATATAGTTGCTATATCTATAACTATATTATTAGGTTTTGTAGATAGTCGTGGTATGTTAAGTGATTATAAGTATATATTCTATAAGTATGTTAAAAAACCCTCTTCGTATTATCAAGATAAAGAAGGCAATCACTTGTGGGGGAATAATGGATTATCTTATAATACTACTATAGAAAGATTTGAAGAAGATAATGAATCGGGAAATGGAGAAGATTCTGAATCGGATAATGAATCGGGTAATAAAAATACAGATGTAAAAAAACTAGATGATTATTCTAAGAGCAATACAAGAGAACGAGATAATACAAACTTTACAGATGAAGAATTGGAAGACATTTTACAAAAAGATAAAAAGGGTGTAGATAATGAAGATAGTTTATTGAAAAAGGCAGGAGGTGGTTTAGGTCAATTACATAATTTAATTGAAAAAGCTAAAAAAGACTCTCCTTATTATGATGATAAGAAGAGTATTAGTAATTATAGTCCAGCACAAGCACAAAGGGCTACATATCATTTAGTAGATACTGTAAAACAATTAGAGGATACTATGCAACAGATGATGCCTGTAATCAAAAGTGGTCAAAATTTAATGAATTTACAAGGAAAGATTAAAGATATCCCCACAAGTCAATTATTATCAACTTTACAAAAATCATAAATTTTTTTTTATAAATAACTATTTTTTTTTATAAATAACTATTTTTTTTTATAAATAACTATTTTTTTGTCTGATCTCGGCCAGACATGTAGCCTACGGAGACTACAAGAGAAGTTTCAGTAATCTGAATAGGACAAGGGGTTACCCACCCTGTCTATCCCAGAAAAGCCAAGAAAATCCTTGGTCTTTCCACGAAACGAAATGGTTGCTTGTATGGCGATGACTCCCGTTGAGTCTGGGTCGGAAAACCTCGTGTACTCTTTTAATAACGCGCTAAACACGTAGTAAAAGTTTTCTGATCCCTGGAGGACCGACTGTTCTCTCCTAAGGAAATCCCTCCAATTTTTTGGGGGGTTTCCATTCTCGTAGAATAGAAACTTAAGTACATTATGCATTCGACCATCAATGGTCATGAGGATCGCGGGGTTTTCCCCGTCATTGAAGTAAATGCAACTGCTTTGTTTTACCATGTTGTAAGCGTCTCAAAAGCAAGTGAATTTGTCTGTGAGCGCGCCAAGAGAACTGTTAAAAATAGTAATACAATCTCCTTCATACCTTTCCGTGTCAATTTTTTTTTTATAAATAACTATTTTTTTGTCTGATCTCGGCCAGACATGTAGCCTACGGAGACTACAAGAGAAGGTTCTGTGTGTATTCTTACACCTTCACGTCTTCTGTTGGAGGGTGCTTGAACCGGCACGTACCCTTGCGTGTGCAACGGAATCCAAACTTGCAGGGTTTCGTAGACACCTTGGGCACCTTGACATCTTTTGGGAATGGATGCTTGAACCTGCAGTTCTTGTTTTTGCAACCGGATCCAAACTTGCAAGGTCCTTTAGATACCTTGGCACCTTTCACTGGCTTCTCTTCGCATCCTTCTGTTGAGGGGTGCTTGAACCGGCACGTACCCTTGCGTGTGCAACCGGATCCAAACTTGCAGGGGTTTTTAGATGCCTTGGGCACCTTGACATCTTTTGGTGATGGGTGTCCGAACTTACACTTCTCGTTAGTGCAACCGGATCCAAACTTGCAGGGTTTCGACATATTCTCAAAAGAAAGAAAAAAGTTCTCGAAAAAGTATCTGTCTTGACGAAGAGCTTTCTACAAGAGAATAAAAATAGTATAATAATGTTATTTTTACTTTTCTATCAATTTTTTTTTATAAATAACTATTTTTTTTTTCACTCAAAAGAGTATTGTAGTAAAAATCATAAGAGTTTTACTGCAATACTCATGTTATCCCCTGTTGGCATTTGAACCGTCGTGTGGCGATTGTAGAGGTTTGCTACAGATTGGTCTTTAAGACCAATCGAGACTTTGTAGACTTTTACCCCATCACCAAGGTCTTCATGGATTTCTGGGAAACACACAAAACCAAGTCTCAACTTGATTAGGATTGACCGAAGTGTTTTCGAACCCATTCGGACCGGTCCGAATAGAAATGTCGTATTCGAGGGACGTGTAGAATTGGGATGACGCGAAACCCGTAAGCTCCTATTTTCCGGTTCCGCTTCCTCTTCAGCTTCGTCGGCTTCAGGGTTGCCATCGTCGTCGTCTTCTTTTTTTTCCGGTTTCATATATGAAACGGGGCATCTATCTTCTGGATATTCCATTGCCCGCCTCATTCGGTTAGCCGTAGACATATAGTCGTCTTCGACTTCGTCTTCGTCGTCGTCATCGACTTCGTCATCGATGTCGCTTTCGACTTCAGCTTCGTCGCTTTCGACTTCAGCTTCGTCGCAATCGTCTTCGACTTCGTCTTCGGCTGGTGCTGGTGCAACATGTTCATTTTCTCTTCGTATTTGGATCTCATGATCCACAGCACGAAGCATCATTTGGAGCTCGTCCTTATTAAACTCCGTGGGGTGTCTATTATTAGGGTGAAGACAGTTACGTAGAAGAATAAATAAAATTTCTAGATCTTCCATAGTATTATTCTCCACACCGAGAACAAATTGACTCATTGCTTTGACTGATGTTGTCATAATTTGAAGTTTTTCTCAAAAGCAACCGAAAAGTTCTTCGCGCGAGTGAAAATAGTAATACAATGTCCTTCACAATAATGTAATCAATTTTTTTTTAATATAATAATAACTATGTATGCTATGTTAATTATAATACTCAAATAATATAAAATATTACTTATAATGTATCATGCACTCTATAACAATATGTACCAAATCTACATTTACCCGATGTGCTAAAATGGACACATCTTCTTTCTTCCTCGGCGTGTGCATATTGACATTTCCTATTTGTACAATTATGTAACCAATTACACATTTTTGTTTTATATAAGGTATTTTCAACTGTATCAGAATTATCTATCCTGTTTACAATATCTATATTTTTATGATACATTCTTTTATTACTTCTTTCTTCGTCTTCTCTGGTCCATATTTTTTTTCTTTTTTGAACTTTGTTAGAGACAGAATCTATTAGTTTTTTTGGAGAATGTGTTTCTATAGTATCTTTTACAGGTTCGGGTATAGTATGTATATCTTTTGGTACAACAATTTTCATAATATCTTTTTTGCGAGGTTTAGGAGTTATACTTTCATTTTCTTTTTTTGATATGGAAGATATGTACATTTTTCTTTTCTGTGTTTCTTTTTGGGTTTCTTCAAGTTTGTCCATAGCTTGATCAGAATATAGTTGCATTGTTTTTTTTATATACTTCAAATTTGGAACAATATCCTGTACCATTGACAGAAAATGGTCACTTGTAAGATTATCTTTCTGTTTTTCATAAAAATATGTTAAGTCAAGTATATCTTGTTCGCTTGTATTCTCTATAAAAGTAGATAATAGTTTATTTGGTATAATGTTTCGTAAACTCATTTCTATAATAGTTTTCATTGTAGAACTCATTGTAGAAAAATTAAAAGTCTATAATATGTTATTCTAAAATGTGTTTAGTATATATATATATATCCTAGTATATAGTAATTTATATCAATTTTTTTTCTCTATATAAAAAAGCACTATTATTGTGCTAAGAAATATAAATTATATATACAACTATTATAAAGAGAATACTATAAAAAAAAAGTATGCCTACATACAAAAAAAAAACATATCAAAACCTTATAAATGTATTGCTAATAAGTATTATTGTAATTACATTGTTTTCTCTATACAAATGTCAAATGGACTATGGAGAAATACAGAAAAATGAGAATGAAACACGTAAAGAAACACGTAAAGAAACACGTAAAGAAACACAAAAGGACACACATAAAGAAGACCAAGATGGGTTTTTAGATTATCCTATGCATAATCCTCCTATTGTAAATGGAAAATATCCTAGATGGTATAGAAATTTACAAAAATTACAAACACAATTATCACCTTATCACCAACCACCAAAGTTATATCCATCTCATAGTACTCATTCTCAGGAATTTTATAACCAAGGGTTATATCCAAATATGAGTATACCACCACAAACAATAGGTTGCGGTGGTCGGCGAATGCCATGTTATGGAGGAACCCAAGAAACAATACCTGTTATACCACCACCTATAGAAATATCCGAAAGAAACATTGCTCCAGTAAATATTTTTACAAGACCTTTACATCCAACGGATGCAGGAGTAATTCATCAAGTTGGTGTATTATACAAGATTTTTGGAAATGAGAATGAAATATATCCTTTATATGGTGTAAGAAGGTACAGAAATAGTGATTCTTGGGACTATTCCACAAAGATAGGAAGAGAAGGTAATTTTGTATATGTTCGAGTAAGAACAAAACATCGTAATAATAACGAATTACAAACAAATGATGAAGTAACTATAGATGGACATAATCATAAGTATAGAGTTACAATATACGATAATGATTTTTCAGAATATGTTCCTCATATACGATTATAATAGCGTATTATAACATTTATTAGAAATATAGAACCTAACTATGTGTTTTCATGCAGAAAAAAAAGAAAGAATTTCATTTGAAAAATGGAATAATGACACTCTGTATCATCTGATCGTAACAATATATAATCGAATTCATAATCGATTATATATTTCTTTATTAGAAAAATATGTAGAATGGTACAAAAAACAAGGTGTTGATGTATTTATGTTACCAAATAAAGAAAATGTTTTTCCTTTAGAAAATCTTACAAATGTTCTACATTTTGTAAAAAAACATCCAGATTTTCGTGATGAAAAAAATATACATTTTGTTTTTTCACTTCTATTTAAAAATGTTCCAAACGTACAAGATTTTAAGAAAGACTATAAAGAATTCATTAATACTGTAATTGAACAAAAAGATGTTGGAACAAAAGAAGTTGGAATAAAAGAAGTTGGAATAAAAGAAGTTGGAATAAAAGATGTTGGAACAAAAGAAGTTGGAATAAAAGAAGTTGGAATAAAAGAAGTTGGAATAAAAGAAGTTGGAATAAAAGAAGTTGGAACAAAAGAAGTTGGAATAAAAGAAGTTGGAATAAAAGAAGTTGGAACAAAAGAAAAAGTAAAAAAAAGATATACAAAGTGTTTTACTATATATTCTATATACACTGTATCCGTAGTAACAGTTTCAGGAATTATATATTATCTATTATAATATTTATTCATTAGAATATACATATACATCTCTTTTTCGTAATAGTTCTGTATTTGTATAAGAAGTTTTATACTTGTAATATTTATTCTTATCAGGTTTATAGATACTTGGAATCCATACAATATATGTAACATTTTTTTTTTCATTAAGCCATTTATACATAGAGTCAAACACAAATTCGCATATAAAAGAGTTGTTTGGAAGATATAGGGAATATGTTCCAGATTGTATATCACATGAGAAAAAGGACCCCTTGGAACCAAAATACATTTCTATTTCCGGAAACATTCCACAATATTCCATATGTAGTGGGATAGACAAGGGTGTACCAAGTAGTTCTACAGAATTTTTATATAATGTATTAATAGTTTTATTTTTTATAGTGGGTATGTGTAATGTTTCAGACTCAAAATACATTGAATAATATAACAGTAAAGTATATATTGCTTTTTCAAATTGTTCTTTTGGACCAGTATATCGTTTTTGTAGGATCTTTTTTTGAATAGATGTAAGAGTATATGTAATCGGCATAACAACTGGTGTTTTAATAAAATTTGTATTATGAATACTATATCCTGTAAATGTAAATTCAATTGGGATAACATTTTCTATACTTCCTTTTTTGTACAATTTATATATAGAACCTTTCTCTTTTGGTATACTTTTTTCAATTACAGAATATTTCTTATAAGCACAGTCATCAAATAGATTTGGAGTATGGTGTGTGTGTAAATAAGAAATAATCTTCTTAGTATCTATTTGTGTATGTATCTTTTTTATAATAGAATCTACCTTTTTTGAGGTAATATTTATTTTTAATGTCTCAACAAGTATCATATATATAGCACTTGAGATAATATATGAAACATTTTCAACATTACTAATTTTTGGAAAAAAAGATAACTTGGAACTTTTATATTTTTCATATAGTAACCAATATATAATACTTTTTTGTATATTATCTTTATATTGTACGAGTGTACGTGTAAAAATATTTTTATTAGGGGCCTTTATATTTGACGGTATATTATCAATAATAGTATTTACAATATATGAAGTTACATATTCTACAAATATTTTCATAGAATAAATAGAAAAATATATATCAAGGATATTTTTTGTATGTAGTTTCTTTTTTAATGACTTTTTAACTGTATATATAGAATTATGTGAGCTCATGTATATACTATTCTATTATAATATTCCATTATAATATTTTTTTCTTTATAGAATTATTAGAATTTCTATTATCTAGTATATTACTTTTTAAAGAATTTTTGTTTTTATTATTTTTACTATTTTTTCTACTATTTTTAATAGAAGAATCTATTCCATAATAGAATTCTGAAAACATTGTTAAATTTTTTTTTTCTCCATTATTATTAAAAAATAAGAATTTATTTATAATATAATATTCCTCCAATGTTAAGTATTTATTTGTTATGAAACCATCAATAGTTGGTCTCGAGGGTGTAGAAACAAATTTTTCAAAAATATGACTAAGTTTATAGAAATCAAAGGCAGGGTAAAATATATTTGGAAAAAGGTTATAAAAAACTTGTTCATTTGGTATTTTTTTATTTTTGTCTTCAAAATATAAAGATAGACCAAAGTCTATAATAACAAACGAATATGTATTATCTTCATTTTTTCTATATAGTATGTTACCAGTATGAAGGTCATTATGAATGATTCCAATACTATGCATTTTTCTTATAAGGGTACAAATGGTATTAATATTATTCTCATATACATCTTGTATAATATTTCTTATAGTCCCTTCATATTTTTCCATAATAATATATCCTGCATTTAAACAAATGAACATATCATATATTTTAGGGCCTATGCCATTTTTATACATAATAGGTGCTATGAGCGCTTCTCGTAAAAATGTTTCAAAGTATTGCTTTGATTTTAAAGGTATAAGTTTTACAACATATTTACAATTATTGTTCTTGTCGCATAATTCTGATACAGAACCATATACACTTTTATTTATTTTTAAGTCCCCATTTTTTTTTATAAAAAAACCAGACTCGCATTTTTTCTTAATTTCCATTGGTTTTTCATTAAAACCATAATAATAACTAAAATCAGAACTAGTGGGAGAATACATTTTTTTTACTTATATAGTGTATAAGTATGAAAAAAAATACAAAATTGATATATAGTATTCTATTTTTCACAATCCTTGTAATTATATTGTATGTATGTAGAAATAAAGTTATAGAAAACTATGATGGTGTTGATAATCCAGAATCTTCTTCTCCCGGTGATATTGGTGCTGGAGCATCTACAGAATATGGAAGACCTTATGAAGTAGTCACTGTTTCAGAACCAAAAACGCGTGAAAGAAAGTGTCCATCATGTGAAAACTCATATGCTGACAAAAAAGATATATGTGTATTATGCGAAGGGGGTAATAAAGATTGTAGATTTGCGGATATTACAAAAAATGTAGATATTGACAAATATGTTCTAAAATCTTCTGTTCCACCTTGTCCTGATTTAACAGAGTATGCCAAAAAAAATCAAGTTCCCCCATATCCTTTTAATAAAGATGATTGGATTCGTAAATCAGAAATTCCTGCTTGTCCGGAAATGCCAAATATGGATGAATGGATTCGTAAATCAGAAGTTCCAAATTGTGCGAATCTTGAATGTCCCAAATGTCCTGTATGCCCTATTGCTCCATCTTGTCCACCTACAAAAGTAGTAGAAAAAAATATATACAAGAATACTATGATGCAAGATGAAAGACTATCTAGACCCACAATGTATAAGGGTTTGGATATACATAAAAAAAAACAAAACGACTTGGAAAAATATGAAAGTGATTTAGGGGGAGAATATTTTGATGTATAAAAGGATATATAATATGATCGTATAAAGTATATATACTATTGAAAATATATGAAAGGGTTACACCGTTATTTTAACGAACAAGTACACAATACATCATTAGTATGTGATCCAAATAAAGCAGGATTATCTTACAATCTCCAAGATATAAAAAATGTAAAAGACCACCAAGATGTATATGATATTGTAACATATTTATCTATAGATAGTCGTCAAAGAGATGTTGAAAAATATAATAATCCATCATATTACAATATAGAACTTGATAAAGAATACCAATTTATAAAATCTATTAAATTAAAGAGTATAGAATTTCATGACCCACCAACACCTATTAATAAAAGAAATAATACGTTTTATTGGGTTACGGACTATTATGGATTAGATCCAACTATACAAACAAAAGTAGAATATAGTTTTACTATGTCTAAATCATATTATACATACAAGTCTTTTATAAAAACGTTCCAGGAACAAATTAATTCTATAGAGCATAATATTAATTCATTATCATCTATTCATAATACTTTTCCTGCTTTTACTATGCATATTAATAATTCTACAAAAAAAATAGAGGTACTACAAAGAATAGAAAAACTTTCTATTACAAAGATATCTTTTACAAAAGGAACGAATTGTATAGAAATATGTGTTCCAAATAATACAGGTATAGTCCCATGTACCCCATGTCCTCCTTATGCAGATCCTGCATGTGAAGCATTTACTATTAGACCATTTGTAGAAGATGTTCCAATTATAATTACAGGATTGGAGCTATATGTATCAGATACAGATATTGGAAACATACCATTACATTTTATTCAACATGTTCCATTTTTTCCAAAAAGAAAAACAAAAACAGAAAAAGAAAAATTAAAAGTATTACAAAACAAATCATTAAAAAATAAACATAACTACTATGAATATTCATCATATGACCCAATACAAAAAGAATTTCTATACAAACTCTATATTTTTAAACCAGATGGAACGTCTGTAACAATATCTAATACAGGAACTATACAAAATCTTGATGAAATAAAAGAACAATATGGTATGCCTACGAAATGTTATGTAGGAAGAAGTCTAACATTTGAAGTTGTTACAGATGAAAAAAGAATTATAGAAAATTGTGGATATTCAAATGAAAATACAATGTCTTTAGGGAAATTTCTTGGACTCGAAACAGAAAATATGGATATATATATTCATACAAATATGGACTATGCGATAGAAGAAGTAAAAAATAAAATATTATGGAAAGTGATAGCTTTCGAAGAAATTGCTTTATCTGTAGAAGATTATATTTTTATGCGTATAGAGACTTTATCTCAAACAGCAAATAAGATTTCGAATAATCTTGTATGTGCAAAAGGTTCTTTTAAAAATACATTATTAGTAAATGATAAAGAAAATTTCTTTTTTGCAAAAATATTATTTTCAGATAGAATACCAGGTGATATAACAATTAATTTTGTAGGAGGTAACAAATATTTTTATCAAGAAAATGTAGATAAAATGCAAGATATAACTATTGAATTTATTGATATATATGGAGAAAGACTAGACCTTGGTTTACATCATAGTTTCACATTGGAAATAACGGAAAAAAGAACTGTTTTACAAGAAACAGCAATGAATTCGAAATCAGGTTCTTCTTTATAAAAAGTTATATATGTAGTATAATATATAGGAACTAATGAATCCAAAACAACCTATGCAACCAATGTGGAATTTTTCTAATAGTGCTATGAGCGGACTATCACAAGAAGAATCGTGTATGCCTTATGAAAATATCCAAAATATACGGATACCACAATATCCAAATGGACGTGTAGTAGGTATTGCGAATAAACAAGTTCAATCTTCTTTTCAAATGATACAAGATAATGATAATTATGATAATCAAGCAAAAGATACTTTATTATCTGGAACTATTTGTAAATCTATATTAAGTGATTCTTTTTTTTCTAATCAAAATATGAATACTATCCAATTACTGCTTCGCAAAAGAATATATGAAAAAACAAAATATACTATTGGAAAACAAGACAATACAGAATTACAAATTATTATGCGCTCTATTTTTTTGGAATATGCTCGTCATCTTCCTACGCAAATACAAGAACAAGTTCACGAATTGAATAACCGAATTGTTCAGTTATGTATTCCTAATATGATAAGTGAAATACGGCAATATATACATTATGTTCATGAAGTAGAAAATATGCCTATTCCTTTAGATATGCCTAAAAATGTTTCAAGTGCTGGAACAAGAACACTCCCTAGTGTTACAAATACTTTCTAAAAAATTGATAATTGTAAGTTATATTGTATTACTATACCAATTATACTATCGTATTAGTGAGAATAGCAAAATGTCTCAACCAAGAACAATTATTCAGGTTAAAGATACTAAAATGGATATTCCTAATAAAGTCTTAGGCTTATCGTCTATATTGTTAGAAAACATACAAGTACAAAAACAAATTATATTACAGGACACAAAACTTGCTGTATGGTATACAATATTAGATTATATGAAAACTTTTACAATACACCCATTACCAAAAATAGACGATTTTTGTATTTTTGAAAATACAAAAATGGTAGAAGATTGGAGGGTAGAATGGATACAAAAAATATATAGAGACAAGAGAGAAGATTTTCTTATTGAAGTATTCAATATATCCGTAGAATTAGATATTCCTTCGTTAATAAATATATGTTCTATATTTTTTGCTTTCTCTTTGAAAAACAAAAAGTAAGTAATTATAGTTTTCTTTGTCTTTCAATCTCTTTACGAATTTCTTCATCTGGTGGAACAAAATTAGGAGGTTTCATCCATTTGCCATCTTTATGTACATACCCACCATCTCCAAATTTAGTCATATTTGCGTTATGAATAAGACTCCATATTGGTCGAATATCAAGACCTGTTCCAGATAAATGATGTAGAATATAATATGTGGCATCCAAAAGAGCATCAACTTCTTCTGTTTCATCTTTTGCCTCGTCCAATTCATTCAGTTCATCCAAGACCATTTTTCGAATAAAAGAACGATTAATTTTACCCTGAAAATGTTTTCCTGTTCTTTTGTTATACAAATCTCCAAATTCTTTACAATCGCCAAACATATCTGGATAAGAACTCATAATAGCAATATACATATAATTATTACTACCTTTATATAATTTAATCTAAATATCCATAATGTGTTCCAAAATGTTGTAATAATGTTTGGATTCGTATTTGTTGTTTAATAGGGTGTATTTTTTCTGTTTCTCGAATATTATCTAGATATTGTTTTGTATACTTATTTGTAATATCTTCCTTTTTTTCTTGAAGTTTATTTCTTTCTTTATGTTTATCACTATTAGAAGACGTATAACTATTAGAAGACGTATAACTATTAGAAGACGTATAACTATTAGAAGACGTATAACTATTAGAAGACATTGTAATATTATGAATAATGAAATGTCTTATATGTATCTATAAGATACTGTATTTTTTGTATTCTTACAGGACATTGTAATTTTTTTTGTAGTTCTTCTAATTTCGTATAATATATTTTTACAAATTTCTTATATTTTTTAGAAGATAGATAATTATTATATTTTGAAAAAAATATAAAAAAATTATACATAAGTTCTTTTTTGTCTGAGCTATTTTCTATATTAAAAAAATAGGAAGTAAAACAATGTATAAGATGAGTATATATATCTTTTTGTATGGATGAACAATATTGTACATAATTCATAAATGAATCCAACGTTGTATAATCTATACTCTTACCAAGTTGTTTTTGGTATAGTATAAATGAGTTGTATTTTCTATCGTATATATCTTTCATAGTGGATTATGGTTACAATTGTAGTATGATAGACTATATATATTTCAATTTTTTTATACTGTTTTTATATATATAGAAAGTATATAAGAAAAAAAATATGAAAGTAGTGGATGTATTATCGAAGTTTTTTATGATGGTAGGTATTTTAGCTATGGTTGCCGCAGGTTTGTATATGATTGCGAAACAAATTGATAAATACAAACCTCCAAAAAAACCAGATGATCCAAATGACCCTTATATGATTCATATTGGAGCGGTATGTCCTACTGGTTGGGATATAGAAAATACAGATAATGGAGTAACATGTACAGATAATACTAAACAAGAACTTTATAGTGGTTGTAAAAAAGATGCGGAGTTTCTAAAATTAAGAAAAAAGGACTGGAAACATTTTGTAAATACAGGAAAACCAACAGGTTCTATGATAAAGAGGTGTGATTTTGTAAAGAATTGTGATGGTGATAATAATAGATATAACTCTTGGATCGGTGTTTCCAATAAATGTTAATATACATAAATAGAAATTGTATAATATTATACATGGAACATTTGATAACACCAAAAATACTCGAAGAGTATACAGGAAATACTACACAAGTAAAAGAATTTACAACATGGATAGAAACAATACTAGAAAATCCACATTATAAAAAAAGAATATGTTTTATAACAGGTTCTATAAGTACAGGTAAATCTATACTTGTAAAACTTGTTTTACAGAAATATAATTATACAATTACAGAATTTTCATCCTCTAATCTTCGTATACAGAAATATAGAACTAACTTGTATCAAACATTACGATTTCGAGATGTATTGTCTGTATTTCAAAAAAATAATTCTATGCGAAAAGCAATTGTAATTGATAATTTTGAAAATATGAACATAGCAACACAAGAAGTATATAGGACCATAAAATCGTATATTATAGAGAAAAAAACAAAAGGAATACCAATTATATTTATTGGAAATACAAAATTTACTGGAAGAAGACCTCTTGGATTATACTCTGTATATATACGATTACAACCTAGAAATAAAAAAGAAACTATATGTATTATTAAACATATTATACAAAAATACAAAGAACAACAATATTCTACCAATACACATATTCGTAAAAATGCAAATATGTATTCTATGTTATATACAAAATCAAAAGGAGATATACGAAAAATTATACATTATTTAGATTTTTTAGTAAAAAGTAATACTTTTATAGATATGGAAGAATCTATATCACAAAATCCTCAAAAAACACTGTATTCTATTATAGATTATAAAAATCAATACTCTATATCAAAAATAATTGATATTGTTTCTACAGACTTATATTTTATAGATGGTATTCATAATACATATATTCAGTATATACCATATTGTATTACAAAAGACACTAGATATAATTATAAAAATAACTATTATTCTATGATTTCTTCATTTTCACAATATATGTCGTATTATCAGGTATATATTACAAGCAATAAGGAATATAATTACAATGAATATATAGAAATTGCAATTGTTCTTGTATGTTATAGTATTCGTGTATTATTACAAAATATGAAAAAGTCAGGTGAGAAAACAAAAATCCCATATAGATCTAAAGATATGTGGTGGAAAACAGTGCAAAAAAACACAGATTCTACAATAAAAACATCACTATATTCAAAAGTCCAGAGAGGATTATTACAGAAAAGCACAATATATACAAAAGGATATAAGATGATAGAGAAAAAAATAGGAAAACCAATTATATGGAGACCTTCTTCTATTACTACAAACCTTGAACTACTAGATATTTATAAAAATTGATTTTTTATAAAAACTATATATTAGTAATATGCTATTATACATACAATGCCAAAAGATACTATTTACAAAACCTCAAGCAATGCTAGAAATATGGTTCAGCATAATCGAATTATATGGCATATACAAAAAAGTAATGGGAAATTAGCAAAAAGGAAGTCTGGTAATATTTATACAAAAGAAGGTGTACAAATACCTATTCAATCTACCTTATATTGTGTAAATAATACAATTGTAGAAAATTCTAATAAACCAGGTTGGTATTTATATGAGTATAAAATTAAGAAATAAATTTAAAAAATGTATAAAAATATATTCAAAATTATTTTACTAAATTATTCGTAAACAATAGTACAAAAATAAGTATAAAAACAGCTAATAGAGGTGGAAATACTTGAATATATCCCATTCTATGTATTTTTCCCAATGTCTTATTTTCTACATACGCAGTTACCTTATCTCCAGCTCTATTCAAACCAGGCATAAATACATTAAGTATTTGTAAAGTAGCAAACGCTACAGCTAAAGGCAAAATACCATATGTAACAATGGGTGGTAACTTACCTGCTTTCGATAATCCATATGTTGCGATCAAAGCAACAAGAATAGATACAACATATTCTGTATTAAATTCTGTTGGTCCAGACATTTTCTATATATATATAATTACTATATATATAAAAATTGATAATATTATAAAATATATTTATAATTTTGTTTATCGCATATATATCTTATTGTATATATAAAAAAAATGAAATTGGACAAGAATATGCTTTTGCAAACATCTCTAGTTTCCTATTTTCAAACTGGGAATCCTTTTATAGATGGTGTTATATTATGTATAATTGGATATATATTCTCAAATTTACTTGAAAATAAGTTGTATTATAAGAAACAAATAAAAAAAGTATTTTCTTGTTCAAGAGACTATACGTATAAAATGAAATTGTTGTCTTATGAATATACCTCAACCCATCGTCCTATTTTTCGTTCATCGAATGCCTTTAATGCAGTAACTCTATACTTAAAAGAAAAATGCCATATAACAAATATATCAGAAAATCCCGAGTCTTTTAAAGGAACTTTTTTGGAATCTTACACAAATACTTGGGAGGATACAGAAGAGGTTCAAAGCAAGACAGGATACTCTATTACAGAAGAAGACGTTTTCCTTATAGAAAATACAATTTATGGTAAATATAAAAAAAATGAAAAGGAAGGTAAGGATAATGAGTCAAAGGGAACAGAAATATTTTTAGTGTTAATGTCTAATAAAAGCATGGAAGATATTTATAATTTTATTAAAAAATGTATACACTATTTTGAAAAAAGAAAAGAACAAGAAACAAACAAAGGTCCTTTTATTTTCACATATCGTGGAAAAGAAGAAGGTGTTTTACAATACGATGAAAAGTATTTTAGAAGCAATCAAACATTTGAAAATACTATTTTTGATAATAAAGGTCAACTTGTTCGTGCTGTTTCTAAGTTTACAAATGACTCATATTATGAAAAACACCCTCATATAACAAGAAAACTAGTTCCTTTATTTTATGGAGAACCTGGAACTGGTAAAACATTTGCAATACGACTTCTTGCGAAAGAATTACAAAGAAATATTGTTATACTCCCTATTAATAAAATTCAAAGCTCTGATGAACTTGAAGAAGTATTATTTTGTAAAAAAATAAAAGATCACAAAATAGACCCTTCTAAGATTGTATTTGTAATAGAAGATTTGGATGCTATGACAGATTTGTTAAAAAAAAGAAGCACACAACATTCTTCTGCAAAATCAGACATGACAGAACTTGTTTCTTTGTTAAAAAAAGATACTGGTTCTGGAAAAAGTATCCCTACTGCTCCATCAAAACCTTCTACTTTGACTATGTCTGATGTATTAAATACATTAGATGGTATTTACAAACTAGATAATTTTGTAATTGCTTTTTCTACAAATCATATTGAGCAGTTGGATAAAGCATTTTTACGAGACCAACGTATTACACACAAAATAGAATTTACAAAATGTAGTAAAAAGGTTCTTCAACAAATTATAGAACAATGGTACGAGTCATCTTTATCAGAAAAAGATTGTAAAAAACTAGAAGATTATAAATATACTTTGGCAAACATTGCCACTATTTGTGATAGATGTAATACCATTGAAGAGTGTATACGAGATATATAAATTTATATATATATATATATACTTTACTAAATAGTTTTTTTATAGTATGTACTATTTTTAAGAAAGGTAATATATACCATTTCATTTTTTTAGATGCTCTCTGCACCGAGTTCTTCCAGTCTCCGTCTGTTCGGTGCATCTGGATGATGTGCAAGTATTATTGCAAACATCAGCACCACAGGTGGTACTATTCATGGCTCTTTTCTCGTCACAGGAGAAGACGCGACACGACAAACGTTGATTTTGACGTCGCTCCTTGTTTCTACGAGCGTTACTCGCTCGATTTTCTTTCCAGTGAGCTTCACACTTGGGGCTGTTCGGTCTCGCTGGGTTGTTGCAACTGCGAACATTGCAATTGTTTTTTCTTCTACCTTTTCCTCCATTTTTTATTGGTTTTACAAAGTTTTTTGGAAAAAGAAGACTCTTTAGAAGTCTTTTCTCTTCTTCACTGCCCATTCTCTCAAAAGCAACCAAAGAGTTCTTCACTCAAGTGAAAATAGTAATACAATGTTCTTCACCCCCCCCCCGTGTCAATTTTTTTTTTTTAATATTTATGCGTAATACTATTTTTATTTTTTATACTACAAGAACATTTTATACTAGAATATTCTCCACAAATGCTTTAATTGTAATAACCTTTATGAAATGCTCAAAAATTACATTTTGATTTTTTTTTTTATAAATCTTGCATTATATCCTTAATAGAGAATGAAACATAAAGTAAATCTATAAAAAAATTAATAATATTTTCTTTTTCTACATAACAAGATGTATTATGTAGTATTTTACCCAATTCTATAGAATATTTGTCTATATACAATATATCTGGTTTGTGTATATTTTTCCAGGAATTTCTAGTAGAAGTATCAAGTACATCTCCTGTATATTGGTATAGTATATATGAGATATCATACAATATAATTTTATGTATAAAACTCATTTTTTTGTTTGAAACTTTCCCTGGATATATTGTATCAAAATATAATGTGTTATTTCTCCAAAGATCCTTAAGATTTGAAAAAAAATCGTCATGTAATCCCATGTTGTGATAGGTTCTTTTTTTTTATGTATTTTTTGTATTATTATAGTATTTATTATATACACAAATATCATTTTTTTTTTGACACTATTACCTTAATTCGCAAATACAAGATTTGCCAATCCACCTTGGATACGAAGAATATTTAAGTTTCTTACATAAAAAAACATAGAGTAGGTTAGTTTTTCTTCATTACTATCTTCTTCAGGATTTTTTGTCTCTTGTAAAGTTGCACGAAATTGTGATTTAGAGTATTGTGAAAAATTAGCTGTTCCATTTGGTTGAAATTTTTCAGGTTCTAGAGAAAAACTAAATGAATATATCTTAGAATCTGGATAATTTGTATGTGATTTGTAAGGTTCTGTTTCATAATATATATCCGATTTTACAATTTGTCTAGAATGTGTATTGAACAAAAATTCTCCAAAATACATAATATTACCATATGTATTAAAAGCATTTGAGTTTGTAGATGGTAATTTTTCTATATCTGATTCATACAAATGTTTCTGAAATTCTTGTATAGTCATACCAGATGGTAGAGGATAATCTAATATGGATGTCGGAGATAGTCCAAAAATTTCTAACATATTATGATTTTTTGATATATTTTTGTATATAGGGTAATCCTTTTTGTGTAAAAAATTTGTATAATTTGTCCATTGATTTCTATACTCAATATCGCTTCTTTGAAATACCCATATCATTTCTTTTACAGGATGAAAAAACTCAATATCTTCTTGAAATGTTCCATGAAGACCGTGTCTATCAATTCTTTCTACCTGTGTCAGAAGATATTCTGATTTTGCTCCAGCAAATATTTTTCTTTCTTGTTCGTCTAAAAATATGTATTTACAGTCTATATACATATTTTGATTCCATATACCAGGTGTTTGTAATCCAGATACAAATTTCCAAAAAATATTTTCATATGTGTATCCATCGTTGGTCAGGGTATTTCGTAAGTTTCTATTATGTTCGGTTGTAGGGTTTTCAAACAATTCTTTTGGATTTATAGAAGGCTTCCCTATTGTAAATAGTTCATTTATAGAACGAAAATCAAAATGAATATATATATCTGTATATTGAATCGCAATAAGAGGAAGAGCTAATCCAGGGTGTTCTGTAAACCAAAAAGGAAGAGGAACTCGTAATCTTCTTTTTAGAATAGTTGGATACTCTGCTTCGTGAATACTTCCATTATAATGTGTTGGATTAGTAAGTTCTTCTATATTTCCAATAGATACATCTAAACCTTTTCTTTTAGACACTGGTGTAATTAGTTCATACCATATATTCATCCATTGGCCGTATAATCTAGATATTACCTGACCACCTATAATAAATTCTACATTTCTCATAAATATATGTCCAATATTATCAATCCATGAAAAATTCTCCTCGGGAGAAGAATATATGTTTGGTAAATCAAATACAAGAGCAATATCACTTAATAAATCACCATGTCTTCGTATTTTTATTTTTTTTTGAATTTGAATAGTTGTTTGAAGAGGTTTGCTGGACTCAAAACATTCTTCAATCCATTCGCAAGCAAAACTTGTATATTTTTGAAAAGAATGTTTAAAAAAGGTAATGCTTGGATTTCCTGTTAAATATACATCTTCAGACCCTTTAAATTGTAGTTGAACAAGTGCTCCACTAGGCATAATATGTATATAGTATATCTTATAATAGAATTATTTATATATATTTTCCTATAAATACTCCTATATACAAACCAAGAATATTGAATGCTATATCTAATATATCATCGCATTGAAATACATACTTTTCAAGAATCTCAAATACTATACCTAATATAAGTAAAATTATATGATAAGAAGGAAAAACAATTCCTAGTATTAAATATTGAACAAAATGATATATATGCCAAGTTGTAATAAAACAATTGTTATTACTATTTGTTAGCCAATAATTTTTACCCCTTGTATTTTTTGTTATACTATTAAGATAAGCATTAGAAGAAATAATACATTTTGTTATTATATTATACACAATTTTGTTATAACAACATAAGAAACATATACACAATAAAAGTATTATTGTTATTATAAAATTCTTATGTTTATACAACATACTATATAATAGCAATAACAAAAATATATTATACAATAAAGAAAATGATTGTACAATGTGTAAAGAAGTATTATCTACATAAAAGACCTATATATAGTTCTTTACTATGTAGTCTATTATGTCTATTACTATTTATCACATACTTATATATCAGTATTCATAGTAAAACACATAACATATTACAAGATACACTTGTATACTTTTTTACATATGTGTCTTTTGGGATATGTTTAATGGTTACTATTTGTTATTATTACAAGTATAAAGGAGAAAGTGAGAGGGAAAATGAGAATATCGAAGATGGGTATATTTTATTGGATAATGTATAATAGTAAACATTTTGACTATATATATTGTGAAAATGAAAGTATTATAAAACATATATTATAAAATGGAATACAATAATTACAAGAATATAGAATCTGGTTGTAATAAATATGGAAAAGATAGATTAGAACTTGCAACATTTCTACATAAAAAAATATTATCTACTTTGGATATTGCGTATACTATAGAAAATGGAACATTATTAGGAGCATTTCGAAATAAGAAATTTATACCTCATGACGACGACTTTGATTTTGCTATTTTTACTAAAAATATAGAGGAAGTAAAAGGGATATACCGGTTTATAAAAAATCATTTACCTGGTAAATATTCTTGCAGACTCGTAGAATCGTATTGTTTGAAAATAGAGGTTTTCGATAAATCTAAAGGTTCTTATATACTGCAAGGACCTCAATACAAAGGAGCGGATTATCACCATGTAACAGCAGATTTACAATTTTATGTATATAATCCAGAAACAAATTCGTATAAACAATTGTATTATGCTTATACCAATCCAGCAATACACGCTAAAAACACCATTTTTCCTATACAATCTATTACACTTGAAAATACCTTATTTCCAGCACCAAATAATGTAAAAACATTTTTAGAAAATATATATGGGTGTATCGAAGAAGGTGCTACATATAATAGTATTACGCATAAATATGAAAAAAAAAATTGATTAAAAATATTTTAATATAATATATACTATTTTCACTTTATTGGGAAGACCTTTTACAAAGAAAACTTTCAGAACAATATGGATGATTTTATTCGGAAAATGATTATAGCTCAGAGAAGAAACACTTATTGCATAAGGGGGGTCTGGGATACTATGAGACAGGACGCTAGGTTGCGGAATGCTGGAATTACATTCTCGGACGATGTTCCACAGCACTGGAGTTTTCGTCTGACTTTTCCACAGAACCCACATGGAGTTCATGGAGTGTCTGTGGCCTTTCCAGGAGATAGCAATAATCTGGAGACTGCACTTGTAGGCCCTGATGGAGATCTACTATATGTGGATCATCTGAAATATGATGATATCCGGAGGCACGGCAATATGGAAGATGTAATTGAAGAGATTTTTCGACTTTCTCGTGAAGTCATGGAAGACCCTCCGGCTCCGGAAGATATGAATGTTGATGCTGATGCGGATGCTGATGCTGATGCGGATGCGGATGCGGATGCTGATGCTGATGCTGAGCCTGAGCCTGAGCCTGAGCCTGAGCCTGAGCCTGAGCCTGAGCCTGAGCCTGAGCCTGAGCCTGAGCCTGAGGCAAAGACTCCCTTCTACTCAGACCTGAGAGCAGGCGCACCTGAGTTCATTCCACAGAGAATGCGATAGGTAATATATATATAAAATAGTATAAAAAATAAATATATATTACATCAAGTATAATGTATTTATATCATCTACTGGAATAGATAAAAAGTCCTGTTTTTTCTTTTCTTTTGGTGTAAAATATCCAATAATTCTAAATGTATATATATAGGTTTCTATAAAATTAACATCACCTTTTTTTTTATAATTTCTCCAATTTTGAATATTTATCTTATCAATATATATCTTTTTTTTACAAACATATTCCATTTGTAAATTTTTTGGTAATAATAATTCAAATTCACTATTATATAATAGTTCTTTATTTATTGGTTCTTTTCCTATATTCCATGGTAAATAAATATAAGGAAATCCGTTTGTTTCAATTTCGAGTATAATACCTTTTTTTGAAGTATATTTAATAAAGTCTTCTGATGTATAAATATCTAATGTAGTGCTTTGAAATGTTTCTATATCTAGTATATTTCCTTTTTTCTTAGAAATATTATGTATTTTTGTAAGAAAATATTGTTTATTATCAGTTGCATATATTCCTCTATACACATTTATTTTTTTTGTAATACCATTTTTTTTGATAATATTATCAAGTAGAGTAATATTATTTTCTATTTCTGTAATAAAATTATTATATAAAAGTCCTATATTAACAGAATCTCTTCTATTTTTGTTAATACTATTTATAATATCTGTATATGATACACCTCCGTGTATTATATAATTTCTAATTATATTATAGTAAGTATTTTTATATTTATATAATAATTCCTTTTCAATTACTGATAGTTTTTTGTATGTGTTTTTCATGTTTTTAACTATTTCATAACCTTGTTTTATGAGTTGTTTTTTAGATTTTTTTTTTATATTAAGTATTTTTTGATGATTCTTTAACATATACTATATACATACAAAACATTCATTTACAATAAACTACTATTATACTGATTACGAACTTGTAAAAATGTAGTATGTTCTTTCATTTGTCGAATAGACGGAGAATTAATATATGTACAAGTACTTCGTATTCCACCAATATAATCCAATATAGTATTCTCTAGAGAACCTTTATATTTTACAAGAATATGTCTTCCTTCCGAAGTCCTGTATTTTTTTACTCCATTATAATGTTTTTTCATAGCAAATGAAGAACTCATACCATAAAAAGACTTGTATGAAATTCCATTCTTTTCAATCATATTTCCTGGATTTTCGTCATGACCGGCAAAAACACCACCCATCATAACAAAGGTAGCACCAGCACCAAATGCTTTTGAACAATCCCCCGGACATGTAATACCACCATCTCCTATAATATATCCTCCAACTTTTTTAGCAGACTTCGCACATTCCATAATAGCAGATAGTTGAGGCATTCCTACACCTGTTTTAATTCGTGTAGTGCAAGCGGAACCTGGTCCAATACCAATTTTTACAACATCTACTTTTCCATCTACAAGTAATTCTTGTACAACATCTCCAGTAACTACATTTCCAGCAACAATAATTTTATCTGGAAACATTTCCCGTACTTTTTTACAAAAAGGGACCAATGAAGTCATATATCCATTTGCTACATCAATACATATCCAATTACAAGAAATAACAGAAAATACATCTTTTAGATATTGTAAAGAATCCTCTGTAATTCCTGTAGAAACCATAAAATAGTTAGGATCTAGTGTATATTTTGTATATGCTTCTTTGTATTCTTCTGGAGAATAAAATTTATGCATTGCGGTAATACATTTGTATTTACTAAGAACATTATATACTTCAAATGTTCCTGTTGTATCCATATTTGCCGCAATAATAGGCGTTCCTTCCCATTCAATTGGAGAATGTAAGAATTTGTATTTTTCGGATACTTTAATTTTCGAACGACTGTATAAATCTGTTTTTTGAGGTCTTATTAGAACATCTGAAAAATCAAGCATATTATCGTAAATATATAGTATATTCTAATTATACCTCTTATATAAAAATTGATATTTATATAAAAGTTATTGTATAATTAAAATTAACTAGATTGTGGTGTTCTAAACTAAGTTGTGTACCTATATTGCATTATGTCGATTAGTCAATTAGGTTCAAACCCATGTGCTACACCTTTTTATCCTCCTGGATATACACCAGATAATAAAAAAAAAGTATCGGATTTATCATTTCCAGTAATAGATGAAAAAAAAATAGGATATAGAACATCTTTTTTTCCATTATTTAAAGAACAATGGTCTTCTGTAGAACCTACAGAAAACAAGGTACAAGTATTACAAGAATTTATAGAGTATATTGAAAGAAATACTAAAAAATACAAAGATAACTGTAAGATAATAGGTTGTTTTACAAAATCATTACATAATTTTCTTACTTGGTTATCAAAAAGACTTACTTATACAGATTTTGATAAAACAATACTACAAAATCTAGATACTATGGATATAACAAGAACATCAACAGATGATGACCGTGGAGACCAAATTTCTATATATACAACATGGGAATTATGTAAAAAAAGAGATTGTACTATTGATTTTCCTATAAAAAATAAAAATGATGCAAAGAATTATATTACATATAACTATAACTTGGATGTGAGACATATTGAAGAATGGTTTCGCAATCCTATAGATGAACATTATACAATAAAGGAACCTTTGCACAAAGAATGGTTTTCTTTTTTTTATACTATTAAGAATAACTTACATTATTATATTCTTTATAGACTTCATAATACTAGTACATGTTCCTTTTCAAGACTAGTAAAATATCTTTTTTTACAAACTATTGTTCAAGATGAACTTGTTGATTAATATAATAAACAATATAGGATTTTAATTATTATCTAATAAATTAATAAACAAGTTTCCTATATCTAAATAATAGTCTAATGCTCCTCGAATACAATTTACTTTTGTATCTTCATATCGCAATAAAATAGTATTTGTATCATATAAAATATATATACTAAATAATAGTATAGAAATAGTTGTCAATATTCTTTTTTTGTTTTCTGAAGGAGGTATAAAAATATATACAATTCTTGTAATAATTAGTCCAAGTAATACAAAAAATAATAGTATTCCAATCCATTGTATATCAAAACCAAAATATACAAGAATAAATCCAAAACTTATACATAGTACAAATATAGAAATAGTAGAAAAAAGAGCTGATAAAATAACTTCTTCAGGTATTTTTTCAGTGGCAATATATAATAATACACCTTGTATAATACTGAATATTACAAAAAGAATAAATCTTTTATAAAATTCCATTTTTACAAATGCCATACAATATATTAATACAATTCCAACAATAAGAGAAAATACAAGAAATAGAATACTATTTTTTTTTACTTGAAGTATATTCGGGTTATTTTTATGTAAAAAATATACAACCAAAGTAGTCACACTTACTTGAAAAAGTAATGTACTAAAAATACATTGTAATAAACCTTTCTTTTTACGGAGTAAAGAAGAAAAATTTTGAAATTTTGAAATTTTTGGCATCGTATATACTATTTGATAAAAAATAAAATTACAAATCCTCTATAGTTTTATTTTTTTATAAAAAAAATGTATGATAAAATATAGGTAAATTGGGTAATAAAAAATAAGAATTATAACCAAGTATCTTGTATATATGTAAATATAGTGTATATACCAAATACTCTTACAAGAATACTTGTGTATATAAATACTATACTTGTCTTTACAGAAGTAAGTAAATATAATAATGTGTATCCAATAAATACCCCTACAAGAATATACATATTTCTTCTATAATGCAAGTCCTTTGTATTATCATGATTCCTATTATTTCTAGAATAATATATTCCAAATATAATAATAAATGTAACAACTCCTTCAAAATATGTTTTTCGTATAGCTTTTCGTATATCAATAACTTGTTTCGCTAGTTTATTATGAATTTTTTTTATATTTTTAGACATATATATATATATACTATTATTTTTCTTTTCACAGCCACTTGTTTGATGGCTCAACTTTTTTTAGTATATTCGTAGAAAGCTTTATACAGTCCTGCTCTATACGACAAGCAGAAAGCGATATATATCTCTCTTAGGAGGGTCTCTAGTGCCTCAGTCTCAGTCTCAGTCTCAGCCTCAGCCTCAGCCCATGTCTCAGCCTCAGCCCATGTCTCAGCCTCAGTCTCTGGTTCGGATGCATGGGCTATAAAGGGTTCAAAAAGTTTTTGAAGTTTTTTTCTAATTCTTTTTGAAACGTTGTTCAGCATTTTCAAAACAATCAACTGATGATCGCAGCTTTCTCTTTTTGCTCTCTTTCTCGCTTTACTCGCTCTTTTTGCTCTCTTTCTCGCTTTACTCGCTCTCTTTTTCGCTTTCTTTCTCGCTTTACGAGGGCTTTCTTCAGATTCCTCCGAAGATTTTTCATCTGAAAAATCTTTAAAGCCAATTTGATAAAAGGCCTCAAAGAGAGAATTGAAAAACGTGTTCACTGTCCTACAAAATACAGACCACGGTTTAACGGACCGGTGGAGAAAACTCCTACGAAGGAACTCAATGATTCCTTTGTAAGAAAGAGGGATCTCGTCCCATTTATAGCCGAGAACATTATTGACAACTTTGTCTAGCGATATGCTACCTTCCATACTTTCTTATGTCCTCAAAAGCAACACAAAAAAGCAACCGAAAAGTTCTTCGCTCGAGTGAAAATAGTGTTATAATACCCTTTACCCTCCCCGTGTCAATTTTTTTTTTATTATCTAAATATACTATTTTTTCTTTGTGTGAAACCCACATGCTTATGTGAGTTTCTCACCAATTTAGGCTTTCAGCAAAAGCTGAATTTGCCTTACAATACCATTCAAGGCCGTATCATCCAGTTTGAGACAGACAGAAAGCACTTTTTCAACCGCGGCAAAGTCCTTGGACTGCTTGAGTTCACCTACATTCTCGGGGCTCGAGAGGTTGAGCAGAGCACGCGCCAGGTAGCGCTTAGTGTCTTTGTTGGCCAATGTTACACAAGCACCCATCAAATCTACAATAGGTGGCAGCAGCTGCTCCGTGAGTGTTTTCTGAACAGAAGCTTGTGCGCTGACGTTTGCCAACAGGACAGCACCGTAGTGGTTGTTCTCTTCGTTGGCACTAACTAGAGCCGAATTCAAAATGCGAATGATCTTGTCTTGAGATCCAACAAGCTTTGCCTGGTTTGCTTGGCTGTCGACGGTGACGGACGCGAGGGCGGACAATCCTTCCCTTTGCACATCAACCAGTTCACACTCTGCCATATCGTAGAGAGACTGCACAGCGGCAGCGTCGAGGGAGAGCTCTTCGAGCGAAGGTTCGACAAGGTCTGCTGGAATTTCTAAAGGTTTTTCCACCGACGAAGTCGCAGCAACAGAAGAAGCATGAGCCTTTTTGGGACCTTTGATCAAATCTGCTTGTTGTAGGGATTCCAGAACATTGCGGTACATCGATGTGAACGCAAGGATATCGCCGCAGCGTCTCTGGAATTCGACTAAAACCTCGCCCTTGCCGTCACCACGGAAGAGCCTGACATTGAATTTGCATCTCCGACCCTGGTTTCCACATAAAGCTTTGATCTTGGAGTCATCTTTCACGAACTCAAAGTCAATCTCAGCCTTTTGAAAATGATCCTTGATGCACATCAGAAGGCTTTCTGGCGTGGAAGTTGAAGAAATAGTTGTGTACTTCTCCATCCAGATGGGTTTTTGGGGAAGTTTTTGTTCCATCGCAAGACTTTTTACAAAAGTATTAGAATTAATTCTCAAAAGCAACCGAAAAGTTCTTCACGCGAGTTAAAATAGTAATACAATGTCCTTCACAATAATGTAATCAATTTTTTTTTATGGGAACAATTTGAGTAATACTTGTAATTCTTCTTTTGAAAACATAGATTGTATTTCATACTTTTTTTTTTCTTCACATATTTTTTTTGGTTCTTTCTTTTTTATACATTTTGTAATACTATTATCCGTATTATCAGTATTACATAATGTTTTTTTATGTTCTTCCATTATTATTTTATATATATATATATATAGAATACTTTGTTTTTTTTATATAAATTATATATAGATATTATACTCTATTTGGTAAAGAAAAAATGTATAAATACTATACATTGTATATAAAAAAACCAATACAATTACAAAAAGAATTTCATATACCAAAAGGAACAAAAACACAAATATACGATGAACTATATGCTTTATTATATGACGATATTCAAAATAATAGTAAAAAAGCACTACATTATGCGAATATAGTGAATCGGTATTTGCCAAATGATTTTTATTATATAGATACATATTGTCGGACAGCTTCCATTTTTTCGTATTTACAAACTACCAACAACTTTGGAATAGATAGTTCTTATGAAATGATTGAAAACGCAAAAAAGAAATATCCTACAAAAATATTCTATAATAAAGAAGTTTCTACAATACACACATTATACTCTTCTATATATGTTGACGGAATAGGATGTTTTACTACATTACTATTCAGTTATAAACATTGGGAATGGGTGATTCAACAATTTTGTAAAAAAATAAAAAAAACAGGATATATATTTATTTGTATTATAGATACAAATACATTATATCCTGAGTATAAAAAATTACAATATAATAACAATAATACAACTATATATTATGAAAAAAAATTTATAAAAAATACACTAAATTACCTTCAAAAAGAAACATTCACTATAGATAAAAATATATATACATATATCATACCTTTATATACACCTACTATATGTAATTTTGAACTATTTTGTAAAAAGAATTCAATAGATATTATTCAAAAAATACAATATCCAAAGCCTTCTTACTATTATAAAGAGTATGTGTATGTTTTACAACCAAAAGTATTACAAGAAAGATAAAAGTTCTTGTAAATCTATATTCCAAAGTTCTTTAGGAGTAATTTTTATAAAATACTCTACATCTTTCTTCTTTTTCTCTAGTATTTTTTGTAATTCATCCACTTTCTCTTGTGTAAGAGACCAAATATTCATATTCAGTAAATATCCATAGTCTTCTGATAATATTTTTTTTGTATCACGAACTTCTTCTTTTTGTTCTGTATTAGATGAAACAATTACGTTGTCTTCCATATATGGTTCTTGACCATTAGGATGCGATTCATCAAACTCTGGTTCATTTTCTTCATCTGAGTTTTTACAATCTTCTGTAGAATACCTTCTTACTTCATTTTCTAAAGCAACAGAATACACTTTCTCATTAATAGGAGATAACATTATATCTTTTTTAGAAGGATCTGGTAAAAATGTATTTGAATCACGTAAAATGCGTAGAATTTCATCATTTGGTTTTTTACTAATATGAATAGTTTCATCAATAATTCCTTGAACAAATCGTATTTTTTCAGATATATACGCAATCTCTCTTTGTAAAAATAATGTTTGGTATTCTTTACGTTTTTTATAAAAAGGTAGTCGAATCCTATAATATGCTCGAAGCATCCCATTTGGATTATAAAATTTTACAATTTCTCCTAAAGGATCAAAAACATGTAGATTGGATGTAGAACAACTCTTAGATTCTTCTAACTTTAGCAGAGAAACAAGTTTATCTGTATTTTCTAGAAGTTTTGAAAGAGTGTCTCTTTTAAATGTAATTAATAAATGAACATTTTCATCATCATGATCATTACATTTTTTATAATCTGTAATACATTGTTTTTTCTTCTTTTTTGTATCTTTTTCAGAATTATCTATAAGTAATGTTTCTATGTGTTGATGATAATCATCCGTCCAAACACCAATAGGTAATTCTGTAATTTCAATAGTGGTTGGATTTTTTACTTTCCATACACCTTGTGTAAACCATTTCATAGACCCTTGAATTTCCTTTTGAACAAAAGAACCTCTAAATTTTCTATACCATGGATGTAATGGTTTCATTAATGTATTGTTCATCATACATTGAATATTTGTAATAATATCTTTTGGATTATAACAAGGAACATGTGTACTAAAACCAGTTCCAATACCATGGGAACCATTCACTAAAATCATAGGAATAATTGGTACATACCAATCTGGTTCAATACCTTTTCCTTCTTCATATAAGAAATTAAGCAATGGCTCATCATCTTTTTTATAAATAGACCTTGCGATTTTTTCAAGATTTGTGAAAATATATCTTGATTGTGCACAATCTTTACCACCTTGAATTCTTGTTCCAAACATTCCTTCTGGTCTTAGTAAATTAATATTATTAGAACCTACATAATCTTGTGCAAGTCCAATAATAGTTCCTTCCATAGAAGATTCTCCATGGTGGTATGCGGTTTCACTTGTAACATATCCTGTAACTTGAGCAACTTTTAGTTCTTTCACAATATTTTTTGCGAAAAATGTATATAGTGCTTTTCGTTGAGAAGGTTTGTTTCCATCACAAAAAGATGGAATGGACCGATTATTATCATAATTCGAAAAATGAATTAGTTCTTTATTAATAAATTCCTTATAGGAAATATTTTTTTCTAATGGGTTTAGTACTTGTTTTTTATCATAATGACTTAACCAACTTTTTCTTTTGTTTGCCATCTGTTTATCAAATGCCAAAGTCAAAGATTGTTCTGATTCTTGACACCATTTATATTGTATCAAATGTAAATTAGAAAAATACTCTTTTGCTTCTTGTTTTGTTGAAGTACCGAGTCCTTTGTAATACTTAATTGTAAGTCCTTGTAAAGAATTTGTTTCTTTCCATTTTTCATAATCCGATTGATTATAGAATGTTTGTATAACCTTTTTTCCTTTCCGAACTTTTACAATAGGTGTATACATTGTAATCAAGAATCCTTGTTCCAGTAAATGCGACCATTGACATGCAAACATATTCATTAATAGTCCTTTAATATGGGAACCATCTGTATCTTGATCGGTTAAAATAAGTACTTTTCCATATCGTAATTCTTGAATAGATTTTGTAGATTGTTGTAATCCTAGAATCTTTTTCATATTTTGAATTTCTGCGTTTCCTGTAATTTGTTTATCGGACGCATCACGAATATTTAATAATTTACCACGAAGTGGAAAAACACCATACTCGTCTCTTCCTACAACTCCTAATCCTGATACAACAAGAGCTTTTGCCGAATCTCCTTCTGTAACAATTAGTGTGCATTTGGATGATTTTGCTGTCCCTGCCCAATTCGCATCATCTAACTTAGGGATACCTCGAACGTTTTTAGTTTTCTTACCATCTGTTTTTGTAAGACCGGACTTATCATGAACTGATTTTAATAACCTTGCTCTTTCTACAATTTCGGTCTTATACAATTTTGTAAAAAAGTCCTTTGAAAGCTCACATTTGGAGCCAAACTTAGAAACAGGAGTTGTAAGATATTCTTTTGTCTGACTAGAAAACGATGGATTCACAATAAGTGAATTGATAAAAACCCACAAATTATTTTTGATATGATTTGTAGAAACTCCATTTGTTTTTGATTTATTAATTTTTTTACCAAGTTCCCTACAAATCTGATTTGTAATATAATCAACATGTTTTCCACCATTCATAGTGCATATTCCATTTACAATAGATACTTGTTTTGGAGAACCATCTGGTGAGGCACATGCTACAATTTCCCAAGAATCATTTGCTTTTTCATACACCCGTTTTGTATCTTTTTGTTTTCCAATATACATTTCCACATAACTTGGAAAATCTTTCACATGTACCTTCTTACCATTGTAATATACAGATACATCTCGAGGAGTACATCCAGCAATATCATAAATTCTTTTTTCTAGTAAAGATAATATTTCTTGCGTAATACCCTTCATTTCAAATCGTTCGTAGTCAGGTATAAATGTTATTTTTGTATAGGGTTTTGTTTTACAAGACGTAATTTTTGCTTTTTGTTCTGGTGAAGACATATTATTTCTCCAAATTTGTTTGCATTTTTTTCCTCTACGATGATCTACGGTTTCTATTTCAAAATATTTTGAAAATATATTTGTAACTTTCGCACCATAACCATTCTTACCACCCCACGTTTTCTTTTTCGTTTTATCATAATTACTAGATGTAAGTAGTTGTCCAAAAATCAACTCAGGGATGTATATATCTTTAGAATCGTGTTTTTTTACAGGAATACCATCACCATCATTATATACAGAAATTATTCCTGTTTCTATATCAATTGTAATCTTGATAGAGGTTGTAAGTTGGACAGTATTATCTGACTTTTTATACTCGCGTGTCCTAGGACACTGATCTAAAGAATTTGTTACAATTTCATTAAAAATATTATAGAATCCAGGACTAATAGTAATATGTTTTTGTGTAAATTTTTCATTTTCACAAACCCATATATCTTCCAATACAGCTGGTTCAATAGAACCTATATATGTATCCGGAACTTGAAGAATATGATCTTTATGTTCCATAGCGTCATAGGTTTCATTATCTTTAATTTCAGACATGCTTTGTATAAAAATAAGTGAACTCTTTTCAGTAATATATACTTGTCTAATTCTTTATACTATTTATATAAATAATCAATTTTCCTGAATATGAGATGTCATATTATTGTAATAATTTTGTTCATCTTTTTTACAGTTATATTTTGTAAAATCTGTAAAACATATAGAGCATTCTAAGCTCATATTCTCAATACTACTAGGGTTAGGAATAGAGAATCCTTTATACAAAATAGAAAAGTCTATAGTAAGTGTATTATCAGTATGATATGTAATATCTATAGAAAATCCATAATTATTATTATGTTTAACATGTTTGTATGTCTTATAAAAAGACCTGGATGCATAGGTTTTCACAAAATCTGCTAATATAAGAGTTCCATGACATATTACAAGAACATTGTCATCGTGAGAAACTTTATTTTTACAATCTTGTATAAATTTCATAATATCTCCTTTTTTATCAAATTTATCATTTTGATACGTATCGTTACTATTTTTTTGTATCATAGTATGTTGTTTTTCTTTTGTGGAAGTATTAGAAATTGTAAAACCTGTATATTTTTTATAAGATTGTTTTTGTATAGAATTTTCAACACGAGGGTACTGTTTTTGTATAGTCGTGAATAGAGCATTATTTTGTACATATGTAACAAAATTATTATATCTTTGTATATTTGTTTGTAAAGAATAAGGAACATCTGTAAGATTTGTAACAATTCTTGATACTATTTTTTTACTTCTGGGAATACCTTCACGTAGATATGGCCCTACTTCAAACTCTGTAATATCTGGAAACATACAAGTTAATGTTTCCCATGTTCGAAGTAATGGGGATACAAATACTTTTTGATATGTTGTATTTTTTAGTATATTTTCACGAACATATTTTCCAGATAATATACTACCAAGTATTCCCCAATTTACTAAATGAGCATCACGATACTTGTAATTTTTCATATTTGTATAATAAGAAACAGGGTCTTTATTTTTAAGAAAATTAGAACAAGAGTATCCATGTCTAAAAAAAGTAAAATGTACTTTTTTATCCTTTTGTATTCTTTTCACTTTTTTACTCATTTATATATATATATCCTATAATTAAATAAAATTATAAGTTAGTAGTATACTACGTAATGAAATATTACATGATACTTGTAGTTTTGTTATGGGCTGTTTCCACACCATACTTTTTCCCAATCAAAGAACATCATCCTGGTTCAGAAGAATATAAAAAAGATTTTGGTAAATTTGCAGGAGCTAAGGCATTGAGTTCTGTAAAAGGTCTTTGGCCTTTTTGGGGTCCACGAGATCCAAGTGGTGCAACAGAATATGGACTTTTTACACATATTGGTCCACATTTAACAGTATTAATGACTAATATAGGTGCTACTGTATATGATACAGGAACTTTATACGATAAAATTTCTACATTCCCAGAAAAAATAGAAGAAGTAGCATATAGTAATAATGATGTACGAAATGACCCATCAGATCTTGCAAGACATTATTAGTTCTGCATAATGAATACTATATTCTTATAACAGATTCTATTGTATTATCAATAATAGAATGAGTTTTTTTATTATATGTTTGGTAGTAATCACGAAATAATATATTTTGTATTTGCAAGGTTCCTTTTGTTGTATATATATGATACAAGTAAGGATAATTATGTATTTTTTTACCACAACTTGAAATATATTTCCAAGAATGATTATCATATACAATAACATTTCCTGAAACTATAATAGTATTATATTCATATATATCTATATCAGAAGATTGTATAATAGATATACCTTCTACTTTATTATTTTTTTCTAAAAATTCTCCTATTTGTATATCTTGTAATTGTTTTATACCATCTACCGTATTAATATACGTATTTGGGTGAAAACCCCATACTCTATCTGATTCTGTATTAACAGGGTTTGAAGATAAGGATTGTATAATTGTATTAGAAATATAGTTCATTTGCTCCTTATTTTGTGCTTCTATAAAGTCAGAGAAAATGGTATCATTGGAAACAATATATCCATTTTCTGTGGTAAGACAATATATTGTATCTTCACGAATAGAAATGGGAATAGACTTCTTTGATAAACCTATTCGTATCGGGGTTTTTTCAAATACAAGATGATATCCTGACACAACAACATTGTTATAAGAATACATAGGTGTATTTTTGCCATTAAAAACATGTATTGCTAATACTTTACCCCCTTTATAAATAGTATCACCAACACAAATGTTAGATATAGATTTTGTAGTATAATTGGACATTGTAATATTTGTATAAGGGGAAAAACAAGGTCCAAAAAAATCTAAAACAAATTTCATTGGTAATATCATTGGAGATAAACTATTAAACATATCATAAATAATTGCTTTTAAATACAACATAGCTGTAATAATATCTTGAAACACTCTACCAATATTTAAAAAAATAGCAGTAGATTCATTTACTAATGTATATAACTTTTTTGTAAATCTATCAAATGTACTTTTACTTTCTTCTATAGCATAATTTAAAGAATCACTAAGACCATTAGCAATATTTTCAAATACATTTTGTTTTTCAAATAATTGTTGTATAACAGAAACTATATTATTGATAATTGTTGTAAAGGGTGATATAAAATATTGAAACTTACTTTGTACATAAGAATCAGTACAAAACTTAATATTATCCGATACAGAAATACTAGTATCCATTCTTTTAGAAATAATAGAAGCAAACGGAATAACTTTTGGCTTACATCTTTCTTCTTCCCAATTTTTTACATAATCGTCTATATTATCTTGTAATTTTTTATAAGAATAACTTATATATGCTATAGAAATCACAATAATAAATGATATAATAATAAAAATAATACGCACAGATTTTCTAGATATAGCAGGCGTCTTTGGTGCTCCTTTTATCAATAAGTTTTTGTTACATATGCTTCTTTTTTCAAATATAGAAGACAACCCTTTACTATAATGTACCAAATTATACATCTATGTATATACTATATAAAATCACTTTATAAAAATATATAAACATAAAATCATTATATAATCAATATAATGAAAAATTCTAAAAAGTCATTATCGCGTAACATGTTTACCAATAAAGAATCATATATAGAATATCATTTTTTACATTCTTCTAATACATATACATATGAAACAAGAATTCCTGCTTCAAAAATACAGAAAGTATTTATAGAATTGTCTTCTAGATTTGGAGAGAATAACCATAGTATTAATGAATATTCCCAATACTCTCACGAGAACCTAGAACTAACAATATATATGGACTCTTCTAATTTTTGCAAGAAAGTAAAATCAATTCTTGTTAACGACCCGTATATAAAAGATAAGAAAATATGTTCTTTGTATGTAGAAAAAAATAAAGTACATAATGACAGTTTCCCATCATTATATAATAATACCGTGTATGATATAATTGATATAGTATTTGAATTAGAACCAGGTATACTTCTTATTATTAGAAATAAAAAAGGAAATACTATAAAAAAAGAAGTATCTGTTGAAAAAATAGGAGTTTCAAGAAATAGTAAAACAAATAATACAACTTGGTCTGAGATATACTTACAAGTTAGTTGTGAATCAAATGTAGAAAAGGTACATTCTGAGTTAGACTATATATGTTCTTTTTTACAATAATATGTATATAAACACTACGACCTCCATTTATTTCCACATGTTAAACAAGAATAAAATATAGTAGCAGGTTCATCAGAACCTCTTGTTTGTATACTTTGAGTGTATACATTTTTCTCATTACACTTGTAGCATTTTGATACAGCACTGTTTGAGACAAGTTCCTTAGTAAGAATCTTTTCTTCTTGTTCTTTTCTTTTCATAACAAATTCCCAATTTTCAGGGTATACTTTAATAGGATTTAATAGTATATCAGAAATCTGAATTTCTTTTTTTTCAATCTTACCAATAATAGAAGGAAGTGTATTATATACCTCTGCAATATAATAGTTATATTTTTTTACAAAAATATTTATGGTGGTAGATATATTATTGTGAATAATTGTATTGTCCAAAATATACTGAAAAATACTTTTTTCTATATCTTTTAGTATATTTGTATTATAAGAAGGATATTGTTTCTCAAAGAAAGACAAAACAGTATCTCTATCAATACTTTTTTCAATTTGAGTAGAAAAGGTAGAATTCATGACTGTTTTACTATTATTTTATATAGATGTATCTAATACATTCAATTTTTTATATATTTAATAATATAATATATAGTACACATGAACAAAGATACAAAAATAGAGGATCTTTTCAGTATAATTTTAATATATGTAAGAAACAAGAGACGTGATAACAAGAATTATGATGGATTACGTTTTTGGAAGAGTATAAAAGTAATATTATCAAATAGTAACTACAAAGCTAAACAATGGAAAAATATACCACAAAAGTATTATAAAAATATTATGGCATTACCCGAATATTATATAGATGGTAATGGCAATACATCACTAATTGAAGAGAACCATTTTTTAATTCAAACAGTTCGTATTCCTAATACTGAAAAACCATCTTTGCGTAAAATTATGCAAATTGCATTGAATATAGGACAATATATTGGTAACAATACACATAATCTAATGAAAATAAAGAGTATTAAGGACTATATTAGTATTAAAGAAAGAAATATAAAATTAAATGAGGTTCTTTCAGAAAAAGATATTAAAAAATTATACAATAAACTTGTTTAATTATAATAATTTTATTTTTTATTATTCAATAGTTATTTTTGTATAATATTTTGCTAATTCAAATTGAGAATCTATGTGACCTTTATTAGCCGCTTTTTTCAACATTTCGATTCCTTTATCTATATTTTTTTATAAAAATTTTCTCCATATAAATAATTTTTACCAAGGGTTGCTTGAGCATATATATATATTACCATTCCTAGAAAATTGTAAGTTTTTTATGTATGTTTTTTATTCTTTTTCTACAATCTTTGCAGCATAATTCTTGAAGTTTAGAAGGATCCATTTTCAATTATACAATAATATTATTCAATTTTTATTAACAACATGATATACAACACGAAAAACATTTCTTTACATTATTAATGCTGAATACACCATTACTTATAGATATAAATGTATCAATTGCAGATGGCATATTATCAAATACCATTTGTATATAGTGTTCTGGGATACCTTTGCCAATATCTGTTTTTTGAAATTCCTTAATAATATATGTAATCACTTCAACAGCGATTTTTTTCTTGTCTTTTCCAGACAAAGAAGGATATCCTCCAACTATATATATGGTTTGTGTAATAATTAAATAAATATTTTCAAGAATACTTGAAAAATCGTAATCTTCTCTACGAATATATTCTATAATTCTTTCTGTAGATCTCTTTGTGACATATAATGAATCAATTACATCTTTTTTATTTTTATTACGATTCACCCTTTCACCTTTTGTCAATTGAATAATAGATTCTATACAACCTGGAATAGTTATATATAAGTCCTTCTTTGTATTTTCATCTATATTTTCTTGATTTTTAATAATTTCAATAATACATCTTGTTGCTATATTATATTTTTCTTTTGAAGAAATTTTCTTATAGGATTCAACAATTTCCATAGACTTTGCAACAATAAGGCTAAAGTTAAAATCCTTATCTTTACAATATTCTGATACTTTTGTAAATACAATTGCGCATATTTCCTCTAGTTCTCTAGAAAGAATTCTCATGGAAAAAGAAACATTTCTTGGAAGATTATCTTTTGTAATAGAGATAATATCGGTTTCTGTAACAATATTTTCTGTAGATTCTAAAGAATTGTGTATTGAATTATTTGACATATTTCTTCTTTACTATATATACAATCTGTATAATTTTCTACATATAAAGTATTATGCGTAGAAAATTAATAGTTGTACTTTTTTTTTATATAACAATAATAGTGATATCAATGGTATTTGTAAAAGAACAATTTTGTGTCCCTATAAAAGCATATAATGACTTTATAGATAATAAGAATGACTGTAACTTCCAGTCAGACGTAATGAATACAAGCATATTTTTTAATAATCCTGGATACGTACAAAATATTATTACAAATATTAGAGATATTCCTAAAAAAAGAAAGTCAGAACCAGATGAATGGGTATATGAGAATGAATTTGTAATGAATGGTGGTGCTATAGGTAACAATATAAAAGGATATGATACAAGGTACCCATATTCCAATTCCTATTTTCCTACAAAAATACGTATATCAGATAAATGTAAACCATTAAAAAGAGGTATAGAAGACGACGATATCCGTATGGGTCTTGGTATAATACAAGCAGAAAACCGTTTTATTCGGTAAATTGCTTTTCTATATAAGGTATATATTGTATATATTCTTCATATAATTCATCCAATAGTATATAAGGATATATAGTCCATCTTTTACGTGTATAGTCGTATGATGTACCTTCTCTAAATAAAAATAAAGAATCTATAAAGTCTTGATAAAAGATATCATAATAATCATCAATAGATAATTCATTATAGTAATCTATAATTTCTTGACTTGTACATGTAATAACTGTATCTACTTCAAATATATTTCTTGATACATGAGAGATAAATGAAAAAATATATTGAATAAGATCCCATTCCTCATAAACGTATAATGGAACTTCTGTGTAATTACTTACTTCCTTTTCCATAAATTATCTATTATAGATGTATTTTTTCTTTTTTTATCTGTATATGGCATACCAACATTTTGTATACTATTTTCAACCGCATCATTTGTACATGGTACTTCTTTTGATTCATATACATAACAAGTATCTGTTGCATCCTTGTATTGTACTTTTCCAGAATTCATAGGATTTGGAAATTGTATAATAACTTCTGGAGTTGGAACAAAAATGTATGTAAAAAACATACCAATAGAAAATGATAGTATGAAGTATTTGATATCAATAAAAGAGCTTGGGGGCATTATTTATATCTTCTTCCTTATACTTACACTATTTATAAAAGTTTTATAACTTTAATAAAACCACCTTTTTTTTCTACAGTATTATTATCACTACTATTACTACTATTACTATTATTACTACTACTATTATTATTATTACTAGTACTACTATTACTACTATTACTATTATTATTATTAGTACTAGTATCTTTTACAAATGCACTAATTATCTTTCTATTTGTATATTTTTTTACACGCAACTCTTGTATTGAAGGAGGTGTTGGAACTTTCCCTTTCTGAATAATACTTTTATCTTTTACTATCTTTTTGTAATTATGTAATTCTTGTACTCTTTTTTTTTCTTCTTCTAATAATTTTTCAATTTCTATAATTTCTTTAATATTATTTGATTTCATATAGATATCATGTTTGTATGCAAATATAGATTCTTGTATTTTTTGTATTGTTTTATTATTATTATTACCTGAAATGGACATTTTTAACATATCCTTATACCTTTTTTCAATATTATCAAGTTCTGATATATTATTTGTAATAACAATATCATGTAAGTCTTTCTGGATATATTTTTGTATAGTATCTATTTCATATTTTTCTTCATAGCTGTTCTTATACACTGTAGGTTTTAGAACTATACTCCAAGGTTCTGGGTGAACACATGATATTTTTAGATCTCCATTAAGCATATATTCTTTTGTTACTTTATAGGATGTATTTTTCATAGTTATTTCATTTTTTGTAGAATGAAAAAAAAAGAACCAATTATCATACATATTTTGTAATATATATATATATACAATATACATATTAATACATATATTAATATATTCCAGATCTTGGAATTATAGAAAGATATGAGTGTGTATTTTTTTTTTTATGAGCACAACATAAATTATATATATGTAATAGGAATGCTATAGCGCAAAATACTACAACACATATAATACTATTTTTAATATTGTTGCTTTTTATTTTTTTTGTATAAGTATTATTTTTAGTAATATATTTTTGAATAGTATCTTTTTTTATAAACCCATACACCTTCTTTTTTTTTAAAATCATTTTACTATAAATAGTATATAAGGTAATATAACCTATGAAAAGGATTAATTCAAGTATACGCGTATATATACAAAATACCGTATATTCTTTTTCCAAATATGCTTCTATATATACTGTAAAACAAAAAACAAATACCCTTAACCATACTTTATTCTACCAAGGTAAAACATTACAAAACAACAAGTCGTTATATGAGTACAATATAAATAACAATTCTACAATAGAAACTACCATAGAACAAAAAGGTGGTTCAAGTTCAATATCTATTTTTTTATATATTGCACTTTTCTTCTTTTATATTTTATTTTTATGGTCTGGTCTACCATCTATTATTAGTAAAATACTTTCTATATCATTAAGAAAGTCAATGAATTTTGTAACTAACAAATTACTTGGTAAAGGGTTCCGAGCATCTTTTGTAAGAAACATTATACATATTATTATTTTATTCTTTACTTTTTTTTCTATTTATTTTTTTATCAAATATACTGTTTTTTATATGTCTTTTGCTATATTTTATATATACAAAGGGAATGACTTTTGCGATGCAGGTGAAACGTCAAAAGATATAGCAAATATTGTTACAAAATGGTTTATAAGTATATATGTTTTTATAAATATGTTTAATTATTTCTTAGATAGTGTAATATTTGCATTAGGATATACAGAACCTGAAATAGTACAAGGAAGTGCAATAGCAATTCTAGATGTAATAGAAAGAGGGTGGAATAAATTTAAATATTTTCCTGTATACATAATACCATGGATTGGTAATAGGTTTCAAATTTTACATAAAGAAACGCCGCCAAGAATAAATAGATTATATTCCTTTTTAGATAATGCAAATAAAAAAATATGTTCTACTAAACCAGAGGAAAATATGAAAACAATGGAGGATTTATATAATTCACAAGTTGTTTATATCCATAAAGATACAAAATATAAAGATAGAATCACATCTATATTCGGTAAAAAAAGTAATACACAAGTAATAAAAACAAGATATTCTACATTTACCACAATGTCTCTTGTAGGTTCTATTATAGAACATTATTCTAATAAATATCCAAATAATGTAGAAGAACAACAAAAAAATATCAAAACTGAATTAGAAAAATACAATGCAAATCCTACTATACAAAAATATATAAATGGTCACTTTGTATCTATTAATCGTAATATTGCCCTTACTATTTCTAAAATAGCGTGTCAAATAATAGAACTATTGTCAGAAATGAATAATGACTTATTAGAAATGGGCGAAAGACATCAAGTTATAAATATGGTTCAAAGTTCTCAACTGGCTGGATTTATAAGTTCTTTTGTATTTATTGGTTATGTAATATATTATAGTTTTACTACTTAGATTAAGTATCGCTTCATAAACCATATTTTATAATTATATTTATTATACATATACTCTACACATTCTATATATATACAAATGTTTCTAACAAAATCAGAAAAAAAAATATTATACTCTTTTGGAATATTATGTACCCTGTATATTTTTATAGAATATAAGGAAAAGTCTATAGAAATATATAAAAAAATACAAGAAGATATACCATTTATACTATTTGGTGTATTTACAGTATACCATATTTATAAGAAAGATAAATTGCATTTTCAAAAACTATTCTTGTATAATAAAGAATTTGTAGTATATGCTCTACTCATTATATGTTTCACAATATACGTTATTGGAAAAGAACAAGTTATAGAAGATGAATATAAGAATTATAAATTAAAGGAATCTGTAAAAAAAGCATTTATTGCTTTTATTATAGCATACTTTGCATCATTAGATATTATTATAGCACCCTTTTTCTTAGTTTTCATTTTTTCATTTTATACACATTCTGAATGGGTTTAATAATATGATGTAATAACGGGAACATTACAACCACTACAATCATAATCAGTTCTACAAGAAGTTATGCTATCAGTCTTATTACAACTAAATCCACTAGGGCTAGAAGTATTTGCTACACATCCTGATGGACATGTTCTGTAATCAAACCAATTATATGAGCTATGTAAACTCGGATGTCTTGAAGGATTTTGTATTTCAGGGTAATATTGTATAGGATTCCCCCAATGTATATCTGGATACAATGTATTATAAAAAGGAACATGACTGTAATAATTACGAAATCTCCTATTTCTATGGCTTCCATAATTTATATTCGCATGTCTATTATGTGATTTATGTCTATTATGCGATTTACGTCTATTATGTGATTTATGTCTATTATGTGATTTATGTCTATTATGTGATTTATGTCTATTATGTTGATTATTTCGAGAATTGCCTTTACGATTTGTAAAAGTTTCCATAGTATTTATATTACAATAAGAACATACAAACACTACAAGTAATAATAACACAAAAACTAGGATACTATTATACAAATGTGACATATTATACAAGATATGACTATTTTTATTTAAGATACCTATTGTATCTTGAAATTTCAACCAAATACAAGTTTTGTATTTTTTTTTTATATAATATTTTTTCTTTTTCTTCCATAACTTCTCCTACAACTTCTTCCATAACTTCTCCTACAACTTCGTCCATAACTTCTCCTACAACTTCTCCTACAACTTCTTCCATAACTTCTCTTACATCCCCCCCTACAACTTCTCCTACAACTTCTTCCATAACTTCTTCCACAACTTCCCCCATAACTTCTCTTATAGTCTTGTCTATGATAGTATCGACATTTCTTATATTTTTATATTCTATATGATGTGTATATTGTTTGGAATAACATATACCCATAATATAATTATATATAATAAAATACTTAAATATAAAAAAATGATAGATATATATACAATACTACGAAATCACTATTCACAATGAACTGGGATATGGGGTCTCTTGAGTTATATATTGGACCAATGTTTTCTGGAAAAAGCACTATGCTTATACGAAAAGCAAATATATTCAAAAGTATCGGAAAAAAGGTATTCGCGATAAATCATTCATTTGATACTCGGTATGCTAACAAAAAAATTATAACACATGACAAACTAAGTATCGATTGTATTATGATTTCTGATTTAGAAACTATTATGAAGAATGATGAATATAGAAAAGCATTTTTAGATTCTGATATTGTATGTATTGAAGAACTCCAATTTTTTACATCATTACAATTTATAAAAGATGCAGTAGAAAAGTATAATAAAAAAGTTATTGCTACTGGTCTAGATGGTGATTATCAAAGGAAAGCGTTTCCTTCAATACTAGAAATAATACCTTTTTGTGATACAGTAACCAAATTGCAAGGTTTTTGTAAAATGTGTTCGGATGGAACACCTGGTATATTTACAAAAAGAATTGTTAAAAATGATTCTACAATTCTTGTAGGTGGTTCAGAGTCATATATATGTGTTTGTCGAAAACATTTTAGTAGTTCATAATTTTATGTATTTACTATACATATAGTATTAAAAATGGTTGTTATTGTATCTTGTATAATTGGAATCCTATTATTTATAGTATATAATTGTAAAAAAAGTAAAGAACATTTTAGTCCAGGAACACAAGTTCAGATGCTAACGTCTACACCATATTATAATTGGTATGACTATTTTAGTAGATTTAGGAGCCATTTTTACCCCACACATCATCCTACATATTACCCCACATATCATCCTAGAAGTTATTATGGATATAGTACACCATACCAAGTTCCATACCAAGTTCCATACCAAGTTCCATACTATAGACCGACACTATATTAAATATATAAATATAGTATATAATATACTATAATAATGGACATTATCCCAGTCACAAAAAAAATTGGAAACAGAAGTGAAGTATGGAACAACTTAGCAAGACAAACACCTGGTGGTTTACAAAAAAAAGATCTATTTATATCCAAAACAGGTAAAATTACATCAAAAAAGGCAAGTTTATCATCTAAAAAAAGAATAGCACAAGGAAAAGGTTTTTGTAAAATGTGTTTAGAGAAATATGGAAAAGAAGCTATACTTACAGAAGTAAAGACAAATACAGAAGTAAAAGAACAAGTGCCTTTTACAAAAGAATCCGCAAAAAAACTAGAAAAAGAAATAGATACATTATTAGAGAAAATTTTTTCTATTATAGAAAGAACCGGTAAAGAAACATCAAAAGAAATAAGGAAACTTAAAAAAGAAAAAGATAAGAAACAGGAACTATATTTTGATATACTAGAGTATCTTGGGAAACAAAAGAAATCAAAAAATAAAAAGAAATCAAAAAATAAAAAGAAATCAAAAAATAAAAAGAAATAAAAAAATAAAAAGAAATCAAAATAAGGACTTTCGTAAAAATATTGTTTCACCACTTTCTTTTTTCTTCATAATAAAATATGATCCATTGGAAGAAATACTTTGTAGTTTTATACTATAGGTAATAGTATGTTCTTTATGATTTGGACAACATATACCTTTTTCACTATGTATCCAATTTGTAACCCATAAACACGTGTTACAAAATAGTTTATATTGTATATAATCAAATGTAGTATAACTTTTGATTATATCTAATAACTCTTCGGGGAGTCTATCGAATAGTGACATTTTATGAATAATAATTTTATTTATTTATATATATATATAATTTATGCGTTCATTTTTTTAGCTTTCATGCGTTCTTTTTTACGCTGTTCTTTTTCTTTTTGTTTTTTCTTTTCTTTCCTGTCTCTCTTTCGTTGAGCTTTTGCTTCACGTTCCGCCTTCTTTGCAGGAGTATCCTTGATAACAATAGCTTTTTTACCAGTTTCTTTTTCCCATTGCATAGCAACATCTTTTGAAACAAATCTTGTTAATTTTCCTTTACAAGCTGGATTTTCACCTTGTGCTTGATAACGTTTAGAAACTTCTGAAAAAACAATTTCATATGTGACCATTTCAAGCTGTCTTTTCTTTCCAATTGTTCCTTTATCTCTCATACAAGGTGCAAAAAGTTTAGCAGGCATTTTTATTATAATATACTATATAATACAAAAAAATTTTTGAGTAATAATGATATGTTGTAAAAAAAAAAAAAATAACAATATACAAAAAAAAGGTTTCATATGTAAAAGTTGTAAAAGAACTTTTTATTCTACAGAGAATTTATACAAACATTTTTGGTGCGATACAACATATGATAAAGATATGAAAGATTCAAGTAGTTCTGTAGAATCTATTGATACTACCAAGAGTATTGTTGTTCTTTCTAAATAAATGTATATTTTTTTTTAATTCTAAAAGAGATTTTCTTGTAACAGAATTTGTGTTTCTTGTATACGCTTCTTCTAATGGCACCCATTCAATCTTTTCAATTTCATGATTGTCATTATTATCTTCTAGTGGTGGAGAACATATTGGTAAAGGGTTTAGGAATATTCTTATTATAAATATACAAGAATCCTTATGAATATCAACTTTTCCTAAAAGTTCATATTTTATATAATGGAAATTTAACCCAACTTCCTCTTGAACTTCTCGAAACATACAAACAAATTCATTTTCATTTTTATCCAACTTACTTCCTTTAGGAATACCCCAATACAAAGAACTTTTTTGAAAAACCATTAAACATTTTGTTAAATTATGGTTTAGGATAATAGCACCAGCACGTGTATACATGTAGTAGTAAAGTATATAATAATTTCTCTTTTTTTTTTATAATTTATAGTATTATACTGTATATCTTTATATATTATACTTTGCAAATATTTTGCTTACATACCCATACATAATCACCCCATTCAGAATGAGGATATACAGGGTATTCTTCAATAATATTAAATATGTTATATAACATATTTTTATATTTTTTTTTCTTTGTAGAATCCCATGTATTCATAACTAAATAGGCATTTTTGCTATTTTGTAAAAGAAATATATTTTTTTGAATTCCTTCTTCTTGTAGTTCACAAAAACTATATTCTCCTATAAATAAATCATATCTCTTTTTTGTATCAATATCATTATATGTTATACAATCTACTTTCTGATCTGGAAAATGACAAAAACATTTTTTTGCTAGTTCCATAACTTCTTCTATTTCAATAAATGTATAGGATTTCCAAGAAACCATTTGTGATAGTATATTACACAACCCCCCATATCCACCCCCAAACTCTACAATATCATAATTTTCTATAGACCCAAAGTATTTTTGAATTTCATAATAGGTATTCATATATCGTAACGAATTTGGAGAAATATATCCATATGGATTATACATATATGTTACAGGGGAACCTATTGTATCATTTTTTGCACATTTCTCTACCCAATCTTTAACATCTATATCAACAGATATCCTATCTAGTATTTTTTGCCCTTGTTCTTTTGTCCCAGGAATAATAATTTTATTAAAACTAGAATCTGAACGAAATGTCATAAACTTGTGGCGAAACATAGAAGCTTCTCTACATACATCTACAAAATTCTTACCTATTGTGGTACATTCAACACTCCAATGATTTTTAGATTTATCCTTATTCTCCGGTTCTCCAACTAATACAAATTGTACTCCTTTTCCATTTTGGATATCTACTTCTTGGGGAAATCCTTGAAAGAAAATTTGTGAATCACCATTATCTAATACAATGTTCCATACAGGTATTGTAAAGGTATTTTCTGTATCTAGTTCTAATATAGGCATTGTAATAATCCACTTATTTTCTACTTTTATTTCCTTGGAATCTGTTTGTATTTTTTTTTCCGTATACTCTTTTAATATTTCTGGATAAGGAACATCTTTTGTATAATATTGTATATGAACATTTCTTTTATCTTGTATAATTGTAAATAATCCTTCTCCGTTTTTCTTATACTCCTCCAAGTATAAAGGAATTAACTTTTCTTGATTTTCTCTTATAAACGATAAAAGTGTGTCAAACATAATGTAGTATATGTATAAAAATAAACTACTTCTTTAAGCAAATTATAATGAAACAGATATAACATAAAAATATTATTTTCTCAAATCTGTATATAATTGATAAAGTCTACATAAATATAATTCTATATTCTTAGATACAATACTATTACTAGAATATATACAAACTTTATTATCTTCTATTGTGCAATAACATTCGTGAAATATTTTTTTAGGAATACCACGTATTAGTGACTTATAGTATATAGTAAAATAGTATTTTGTATCTTTTTTATAGCAATTTGATAAAAAAAATATCAATTTGCTTTTTATAATATTTGTAGTGACCTTTTTATTATATTCTTTATACTGTAAAAGTGATTTATCTTGTATAAATGTAATATCATTTTCTGAAGGTTTTTGTAACAACTCTTGATTGTTATATACAATCGAGTGTGAGTATTTTGAGAAAACATTCCTACACTTTTTTACAAATTCTACAATATGTTCTCTTTTTCCTCTATATTGATATGTATGAAACTTTCCAATACTATTTACTCCAATAAAAACATATCCATATTCTATGCAAGTATCAACAAGATTTGATGTAATCTTATTGGGTACAAATTTCCCACTATATACCATAATATATACATTTGACATTACAATATATTTATTATATATATAAACAAACATATTTTTTGTCTATATATACAATGAATTTATGTGGAAAATCGTATCAAGATTACTTATCTAGTGCATATATTCAACAAGATGTTCAAATACAAGAACATATGTCAATGTACTCTGTAAAAAGAGAACAAAAGAAACATGATCTATTTACAGCATATCTAGGAAATGTTTCACAAAACGTACAACTTCTAAACAAAGATACCTTTATGTTAGAATCAACAACCAAAGTTCATGATAAGGAGTTTACAATTAAAGTAATTGATTGTAAGCAATATTCTATTAATCCACAAAGTAAGTACAATGTTTCTCAATTAGAAAGACTTACATCTGCAACAGCGTCATTTGAAGATAATTATTATTATTATATGGTATACTTATGTTCTACAGGACATGTAGCATACTTAGAAAACAGGAAAAACGACGCTGAAAAAATAGAAGAACAGATTACAGAATATTCAGAACATCCCATGTATGATACTATGTTCAAAAGAATGGACAAAGAATATCCTGATTTACTAGATGACCAACCAGTTAGAACATTGGAAGAATACAAAAAGATACGACAAAAAGCATTGTCCTATAATTGTGTAGTAGATATTTTGTATAATACAGAGCATTTCCTACATTTCCTATATGAAAAAACAGGCATTGTTGGTATAAATAATAATAGCACTATTGTATGTTTGGCAAATATTGATAATCTGGATAACGCTTTTTGGTCTGGAAGTTATATGATTTTTGGTAATGGTAAAGACATGTTTACCCCCTTAACTAGTATGGATGTTGTAGGACATGAATTAAGTCATGGTCTTGTTCAAAATATTTGTAATCTGGAATATAAAGGACATTCAGGAGCATTAAACGAAAGTTATTCCGATGTTATTGGGACAATGTTTGAATTTTATATGTATGAAAAATATAATACAGACGATAACGAAGAAAATGATATAGACGGAGAAGAAGATTGGTTAATGGGAGAAGATATTAGTAATCATAATACATATTTGCGAAGTATGGAACAACCAGAAAATAGTCCCCAACCACAACCATCCTTATATAAAGGAAAACATTATATTAATCCAAATAGTAATGTAGATTATGGAGGGGTTCATATTAATTCAGGTATTCCAAATCATTGTTTTTATACACTTTGTCAATTAACTTCTAAAGATTATAGTTTCCATATTTTTATGAGTTGTTTACAAGAATTACACAAGAATTCTGATTTTATACATTTTCGAGATACACTATGTAGTCAAGACTCCAACATATATATTCAACAAGCACTTGACAAAGTAGGATTGCATAAAAATGCTATTTCTGATATGACACAACAACAACCTCCGCAACAACAACCTCCACGACAACAACCTCCACAACAACAACCTCCACAACAACAACCTCCACAACAACAACCTCCGCAACAACAACCTCCACAACAACAACCTCCACAACAACAACCTCCGCAACAACAACCTCCGCGACAACAACCTCCGCGACAACACCCCCCTCAACGTGTTCCAAGAAAACCTCCACAATACCCTCGAACAAATACATGCAATTGTCCTCCTTGTCCACATAAACGAAGAAGAAATAGGAAAAGACATAGAACATATCCATATCCTAGAATAATGTAGTATCGTATAGAAAAAAAAGATACGCCTAAAAAATAAAAATATTTTGTCTATATATAGTTAAACAAAAAAAAAACATGGGTGCGAGTATGAGTGTTCAAAAGCCTAAGCGCAAAAGTCGTAAAAAATCTATGAGAAAATCTATGAAAAAACCAGTTAGAAGGGTTTCTAAAAAAAAGGTTTCTAAAAAAAAGAAATCTGTTAAAAAATCATCTTCCAAAAAGAAACCTGTAAAAAGGAAAAAAGCGGTAAAAAAAAAGAAATCGGTTGTGAAAAGAACACAAATTAAGCGTCATCCTATTGGGCGATAAATGTACATATAAAAAAAATTGATACTTACTATATTGGTTATATACATATGTATATATGTTAATATACTTATAATAAATAAGAAATGGACTTTTTTGGTATCTCAAAATCAGAAAGCACTTCTTCTAGTATGAATATTACTTTTTCAAAAGAAGAGTTAGAAACTTTTGAAAAAGAAATTAAAAATACTCCATTCTATAGGTCTTGGTGTTCCAATAAAAAAGATATTAAAAAATTTTTGTTTCAATTATGTAAAAATCATACTGTTATTACAGTAAAAAGTATTAGTACTGAAAAAAAAACTACAAAGGATGTTAAAAAAAAAACTACAAAGGATGTTAAAAAAATTACAAGAAAAATAGAAAATACATCTATACATTCCTATAAGATTTGTAAAGTAACACAGGGATACAAATTTC